TATACCGTGAATTCCTTATCGAACTCTTTTAGCACAGATTTGGTATCTCCCCACGGTACTTTAAATAGATTTGAGTTTATCTTACACATATGCATAGGTCTGTCGTCCAAATTTTGGCCAATCATATCCCTTACAGCTTTTCTGGTACTTTCTAGAATCTTCTGGGGACTATCAACATAGCTCCCATAGTTTTTAGAGGTAAACAGACATCCAATGATATAATCGCCAGCAGGAATTAGTAAACATGTGCCAAGTAGGGAGCTTCCCTTTTCAGAACATAGCTTAGAATACACTTCCCTAGCTTTAGGGAATCTTTTCGCAAATTGTGCTGCAATACCTGATCCCCATACACCCTTACAATTGCATGCATGAATTATAATGGATCCCTTTGGCGCATCGAATAGATTCCCTTTAATTGTAGTTATTTTACTCATTTTTGATTCTTTAGCCTTTCTCTGATTTCTGAGAACGTTACCTCGTTTAGAAGTTTACCGTCTTTAAAAATAGGTTGGAGCATGTCAGTTGAAAGGTCAGAGTCTAAACCATGACCATCTGTCCATGTAATCTTGCTGCCATTTTTATAGACATGAACCTTACCTTTTTGGCTTTTCTTAATGCCATCGTCAGTCTTAGGATTCTTAAAGATCTGCTTTTCTTCACCGTTTATCACACATAAAGTGCTCTTGAGAGCAAATCCAAAAGTATCTCTAGTGTTATACTGGTAAGTATAGGACCCAATTCCCAAAACCGCATTGATAGAGGCAAACCCCTTCTTCTCTAGTCTGGTCATAATTTCTTTGGTTCTATTGAGAGTAATAGCATCCCCATAGATTAGCCCAATATGAGAATCGAGAAGTTTGTAGCCTTTTTCAGTTACGGTTCCGCCAAAGATATCCCAAAGAGCTTCAACTGCACCTTTACGCTCCAACTCCGTTTTACCTTCTGGGTCTCCACAGATAATTAGAACAGGATCTCCCGAGTCCGGACGAATGACTACTCTATCTCCTAATGGACCGCCATTACGAGCCATAATTTTATCTTTTAGAGCAGGAATAACTCTGCCGATTACATCCCAAAAGTCATAGCCATCACTAACAATAGAAACGAAACCTGAAGAATGTACTCTGCTGAGTATATTTTCTAAATAAGCCATATCGTCGCCATAAGCGCATTGGATGGAATGCTCAGTAGCGGGAATACTAGTTCCAACAAGCTCTTTTTCAACATTGGCTCCATAGTAGTATTCGGCCCCGAGAATTGCGGGGATGGTATCTGTTCCAGCAAAACTAACAAGATGTCCCATGCCTGTTTTAAGAGCGCCCTTAAGTCCTAACATTCCTCGCATAGAGAAATCGTGACCTTGAAATTGTACGAATTCTGTATTACCTACGGTTTCCATAGCAGCTTTATCTAAAATCTTACGATATTCATAGGCAATTGTTGCTGCTGTATAAGCTCCCCAAAGCTCACAAGAAATCAAAGTCTCAATGTAATTGGTTAACCAGAAAAAGCGCTTATCCGTATTTTGTATAGTAAGGGCTGGCGTCCTAAGAGGGATTTTGGTTCCTTCTGGGATAGCTTTCACCAATAAAGGTAGATATCCTAAATCATGAAGAGCTTCCAGATGACTGCTATCTGGATTGGCGACGCCTAGTGTATTTTTAATAATACGTCTATAGTCTGAGGCCATTTTTTCTTTAGGAATGCCAAAAAAATTCTTGTTAAAAAACTCAACTAAATATTCTTTAACAAAAGCTTGATTACCAAACACTACAACTTCATTGACATCTTTCATGCGGGAAGCTCTAGGGGTCCAAGTAGAATAGCAGATTTCCATTCCTTCTGGATACATAAGCCGATGCGAAATCTTATAAAAATCACACAATAACGTAGACAATAAATTCTTCATATAATCTCCTATAATTAGAATTGTTGACGATCGTACTGTTTACTTATTTCACCATCTTTAGTAAAAATACGATCGATACCTGAATCGAATAGAACTCTCACACCACGCGAGAAGATTCCATGGGTTACAAAAAGCGACACGCTTCTTGCTCCAGCTGCCAACAGGTCTTTGGCTAGTAATTTAAAGGTAGCACCGCCATCGCAAATGTCATCTACAATCAAGACATTTTTGTCGGTAGCGTTACCGATAACTTTATAACTTGTAATATTTCCAGTAAGTTGATCCCTTACTTTTTCACCATATATATGTTTGATATATCCCAGCTCTAAATCGTACTCTTTAGTGTATTTGGCAAGTGCGCCCCTATCTGGATAGCATAACAGATCTGCCCTCACTTTCTGAATAGTCTCTTGCAATTTTACTATAGGGTATGTAGCTGCAGAATTATGGATTAAATCCAAAGCGACTTTGCTATGTGGATCCATTATGGTAATCAATTTAAAATGTAAAGAATTTATAATATGAGCGAATGTTCTAAGTGCGAATGTAGCATTGTTATCAATTTCCTTATCTTGCCTAGCATAAGGAAGATAATTGATAGTCAGACAGGCATCGACCTTATAATGATCTAAGAGCTGTTTTAATTGAGCCAAGTGCATAACTTCAGCTTCATTGGAATAATCCCAACGAATCATTACGAATGGGCTAGATAGCATATGGTCTGGAAGTTTCCAACACTGGGACGTGTTGTCTGGGAAGGTGGTTAGACTGAGCGGTTCTCCGCTTACATAGATCATTTGGGGCTCCTTATCTAGTTCTTACTTTGTCCATATCAATCTAGGACTCAATAGAACTTGCCTTAACATAAAGATTATATCATAAGTGTTTAAATGTCAACTTATTTCTTTTCAGACAATCTTTATCTTAAGAGGGCTGAGTTTTGTCATTTACACCTAAGCAACCCCCTAATTTAGGCAAACAGGGTATTAAGGTTAAAACATCCAGTTAAAGCAGCCGCCCAGCGCTTTTGCGCCGCCCTCTGTATTTTTAAGTCGGAGAATAGCGATTCAAAATGTATAAGTATGCGAAAGTTATGGAATTTTATAAACAAAAAGCATCGTCAAAAAGTTTAAATATCAATCTTTAGGCTATAGGGGTTTCAACATGTCTGATAGTAAAAAACTGATTTCTGCTAGGGAAGCCGCATTATTAGTTCTAGCTAAAACCAAGGAAATCTTGGCTAAATCGGATTTAGCTAAATACGAAACCGAGAATTCCACTAGGCCAGATGTTAAGTATGGACCTATCGAGACCAAACAAAAAGCTCTCGAGCGCGATTATAAAGAATATGAAGTAAAATCAGGTAGTTCCAAAGATTCTTCGGGTCCGAGGCTTGCAAAACAGATCTCCCCAAGTAAGAATCCAAAAGAAGAAGCCGAAGGCAACAATAACGTAGACGGTATGGAGCCTCGTTATGAGTTTAAGGATAAAGTTAAGGGCGACCTAGCTAAAGAAAAGGCCTCCCATATGGATAAGGCCGAAAACCCAGATCTTAAGGCCGACGCTCAATTGGGCGAAAAAGTCGAACACGACGTAGAGGAACATATGTCAGCCAATAAAGAGGCCGAAGCTAAAGAAGGACACGATATGGCAAAACCAGAACAAAAATCTGAAGCTGAACAAGCTTCTATTCCAAGGTTGGTATTATCTGCAAAGTTGTCTAAATTTTGCGAACACATGCATTCGAAACGTAAAAACGCACAAGCGCAATCTGCTGCCGCCGTAGGCCATAATGGCCCAGATGCCCCAGCCCCAAGATCGAGCGAATCCGGACGTCCAGATATTAGCAAATCTGAGATGGAAAAACACGGACTAAGTACAGCAGAAATTAAGGCTAAAATTGGTAAATAATATGGCTAAAAAACAATCTCAATCGCAAGATAGCAAGGAAATGAGTTTAGAAGAAGCCGCCGCTTTTCGCGCTTCTCTTTATAAAGAAGCCGTTAGACCTCTTTCTGATAAACAAAAAAGAGCAGCTTTTAAATCTTATTGGACTCAAAATAAGAAAAAGTATGGAATGACCGGAAAACTAGAAGATGTCCTTTGGCTTCATCTAGTTTCTACGAAAAACGATGACCCTGCTAATTTTGATGCAGGTCTTAAAAATTTCGGAATCAAAAAGATTTAATAGGGAGAAATAAACATGTCTCAAAGACTAAGCACTACTTTTGTAAATACCAATGTTCCTGGCGCGTACGTCAATTATAGCGTAATTAGCCAACCCGTCGGTATTAGTTCTTCTGGTATCGTCGTTATTATGGGCGAAGCTGATGGAGGCCCTAGCTACGAGCAAGTTTCTGCTAAAAATAGCGTATATACTCCAGATCAATTCGACAAAATCCTCCAAACATTCACTGATGGTCAGTTAGTCGATGCTTTTCAGGCATTAACTGCTCCATCAAACGATGCTAATATCAACGGAACTGCAACTTTGATCTATGTCATCAAAACCAATACAGGAGCCAAAGCTAACGCTGTTTTGGCCACCTCTTATGGAACTATTTCCCATAAAAATTATGGCGTTTTAGGTAATAGCGATCAATATCAAATTCTTTCCGTAAATGCTGAAACCGCTCCCAGCATTTCTGGAATTACCATTCCTGTTTTTGGCGCTCCTCTAAATGGAACTGTCTTCAGTATTCGTCAAAACGGCGGAGCCGTAGCTGCTGTCGGACCTGTTTCTGGTAGCCCAGCTAACGTATCCGCATTGGTTACTAATTTAAATACCTTGCTTCCAGCCGGTATCGTGGCATCGCCTGGCGTTGCACCGAATACGATCACTTTGACTATGGCCGTCGATAACTCTGCTTGGGCCAAAGGTTGGGGTAAATCTTTCGAATTGATCGATTCTACTCCTGGAGATCTAGCTGCCTTAGGATTAGCTCCTGGGCTTAGCGTTTCTTCTCAAGAGCCTGAAATTGAAATTCAAGATTCCAATGTTAACTTGGGAGTTTCAGAGACCCTAACAGCTAATGCACAAATAGCATTAGAGGTCGGTTACGTTGGAACCACTGCTACCTTGACCATTTCTGCTGGAGTTTTGACTACCACAGTAACAGGCGGGACTGGTGCAAACCTGACTATTCAACTAAACCAATACGCCACGATTGGTACTTTGGCCAATTTCATCGCTTCCCAAACTGGATATTCCGCTACTGTTATTCCAGCCGCAAACCAATTGCCAACTTCGGCTCTTGACGCTGTTTCGGCTATCGGAATTTGTTCTACTGGAGCAGGGGATGAGCCTGGCCGTATCAAAATGAGCGCATATAACTTCGCGCAAGCTATGGCTACTAGCCGTTTGTTGACTTTTGTTCCTACTGCTACTGCTGGATTACCGATCCCAATGGCAGCTCCAGCTTTCTTAGCTGGTGGAGCACGAGGAGCTACATTAGCAGCCGATATTGTTAATGCCGTAAATTCACTTGGCGCTATTAACTGCAATATTATCGTTCCATTGTTTTCCCAAGATGCAACTTTAGATATTATCGCTGGTTTGACAAGTCCAAGTTCTACATATACTATCGCTGCTGTAAACGCTCTTCTTAAGAGTCATTGCATCGAGTACAGTAATCCGAGCCTTGGAAAAAATCGTATTTGCATTCTTTCTTACAATGGAACTTTTGCAAATGCTGCCGTTCAAGCCCAGGGGTTGGCAAGTTTCAGATGTTCTTTAGCCTTCCAACAAGTTAACCAAGTTGACTCTCTCGGAGTCGTCACTTTGTTCCAACCTTGGTACGCTTCAGTTGTGGCAGCTGGAATGCAAGCTGGCGGATTCTACAAAGCCATCGTTAATAAGTACGCAAACGTTATTTCTCTTGTAGATCCAGCCGATTACAATAGCGGTTCACCTGGCGATACCAGCGAAGCTCTTTCTGCTGGATTGTTGCCATTGTTTACAGATGTCGGCGGAGTTCGTTGGGTTTCGGATCAAACGACTTACGGGGTTGACGCTAACTTTGTCTATAATAGCATTCAAGCTGTTTACGATGCCGATCTCATTGCAATTGACCTGAAGTATTCTTTTGCGAATGCTTTTGTCGGTCAATCATTAGCTGACGTTTCTGCAGCTTCTGCTTCGGCATTCTTAACACAAAAGATGAATGGATATATGCAATTGAAATTGATCGCTCCAAGCAATGGAGCGCCTTTAGGTTTCAACAATGCTAAAATCAGCATTGTGGCACCTACTATGACAGTTTCGGTTAACATTTATCTTGCAACAGCTATCTACTTTATTCCGATTTCGTTCAGTATTTCGGCTGTTCAACAATCGGCATAATTTTAATATAAGGAGAATAACATGGCAGGAGCACAATTACCAAATTACAGTCCTACTAAAAATGGGGCACCTGTTCCAACTGGTGGAACATATACCGTTACTGGCGGAAGAGCTTTGCTTTATTTACCAAACAATACTGGCACTTTGCAATTGGCTGGTGTATATGATACGGTTAGTAGAACTAGAGGCCTATCAGTAGAAGCAATTCATACTCTTGGCCAATACTCTGCAAGAGAAATCGCCGTAACAGCGTACAATGAAGTAACCTTAAACTGCAGTGGATTCCGAGTTGTTGGAGCCGGCACCACAGTTCTTGGTAACTTCCCCACCCTTGGCGCTCTTTTGGGCTACTCGGGTTCGGTAGTTAAAGTCGTAGATCGTCAAACTGGCGACACCATTATGGTTGTCACCGGAGCGATGCCTACTTCGGACAGTGAAAACTATTCGGCACGCGCTACTACTAAAACCAATATCAGCTATACCGGCATTGCAGCATTCGATGAATCTACCACAGATGCATCGGGCAATCCGACTGACGGCGAAGGCACGCCTAGCTGGCCTTAATCTTATAAAAAGATTAGCTATTTATTTGAAGGGGGATAGCGAAAGCTTCCCCCTTTTTATTTTGTGATATATACAACATATGGACTTTAGTCTTTTAACGGAAGAAAAAAAGAAACATCTCTCCGAACTAATGCTTACGCCGCTTAATTCAGCAGCAGAAATTAAGGATTGGGCTAAGTTTTATCTCGATCTAGAGCTTCCTACGGAAAATTCCGATCCCGACTCATCCTCTAATCCTCTCGATGCTGCTTGGTATATATACGAAACCTTTAAGCACAATTGGGGCGACCGTAGGCCTGGCGCCATCATGATCTCATGCCGAGAAGGTCTTAAAACGATCATCGTCACTATTTTGGAGCTTTTACTTTTAGTTCATTTTCAATTAGAAGTAGGCCATGCCGCCGCTATCGAGTCTCAGTCATCCATTGCTCTTGGTTATATTGAAGGCTTTATTTTAAAAATTTCTCCTCTGCTAGATGCCGCAGGCTGGGAGCCAAGATCTTCCAATAAACGCGTTATAAGATATCGAACTCCTCAAGGAAAAAATCCTTATATTAAAATTGTTATCTGTTCATCAAAAGGTATGAACGGTTTACATTCTAACGTCTTGTTCCTAGATGAATTAGATCTTGCCGATAAGGCTGCTCTTAAAGAAGGTAGAAACATCACTGGTTTCTCTAAGGGTATTTATGGAATGATGGTTTTGGTTTCCAGCTATAAGTACTCTTTCGGTAACGTAGCGGAGGCTTTAGAAAAAGCTGACGACATGAACTATAAAGTTCTAAAATGGAATCTAGTGGATCTTACTGAAAGATGCCCAACATCTAGACATCTTCCAGCCGGTCCAAAACAGGACATTTATGTTAGCAAAAACCTTCCATTAAAAAATCTTACAGTTCAAGAATTTACAGAATTAGCAGACATAGAAAAAGTCAAATATTCATTAATAAAAGACGCCCACGAAGGATGCGTTAAGTGTCCTTTGTTGCCATTATGTAAAAAAAGATTATCTGAAAAAGACGCTTCTGCTACTGGTGGCTTTTATAAGCCTATTTCTTCTGTTATTCAAAAATTTAAAGAAAATGATCCAGATATTGCCGAATCCCAACTTTTATGCAGACGGCCAGGCAGCGAAGGACTGGTTTACCCTAGATTTAGTTCAAGCCTTGAAAAGGGTAATGTTATAACCAACAAACAAGCGTATGAAACCTTAATTGGGCCTACCAAATCCCAAAATGTTTCAGATATTACCTTGCTTCATGAAATGCAGAAGGCGAATATAGAATTTTACTGTGGAGTTGACTGGGGATTTAGCCACGATACTACTATTCTTGTTGTAGCTAAGATTCCAAATGGCGAGTGGTGGCTTGTGGAGACGTACGCTTGTCCTGGTTTAGAATTTGACGATATCCTGCAAACCGCTAAGAGCTTCAGAGACAAATACAACCCTGTAAAATGGTTTGTTGATACTGCAATGCCTGCTTATATCCTATCTTTTAATAAAAATGGTATGAAGTGCCCGAAGTATACGAAGGACGTTATGGGAGGAATTTCAGCTGTTAGGTCTAAGATCATGACTTCTAGCGGGAAACGTTGGTTTAAAATCTTACAAAATGAGACCAATAAGAGAGCTATCTCCGCTATTTCAAAGCATCGGTTCCAATTGGATGGCCAAGGCAATGTAACGCCAAACCCAGCCGATGAAATTGGTATTGCGGATATTTGCGATTCCCTAAGATATATCGGTCAAAATCTCTGGGCCGTACGCGGACACTATAGGCCTAGTGTGGAATATACCGACGATCCATCAAAAGTTGGGCTCGTTCATAAGCCTGATATGACAGTTAATGAACAAATGAAACAAGAAATAGCTAAAAGGATCAGCGGCAATTCGGTTTGGGTTAGTACGTCCAAAAAGAAGGGCGGCTTCAATTTTAACATGTAATATTAATAGGTTACGTAGTTCTTTTTAAAAGCAATCTTTACTCTAGAGGATCGAATTAAATGGCCACACTAAAAACCTTAATCTTTCTACAAGCTTATGAAGGTGACTGCTATTCGAATTCACCCTCAAAGTCCAATTTTCGCTGGACTCGAGAAACCAGCAATCCAGGTATTTCTGGCGCCCTCTCTGAGACCTTTGAAGTGCCTCCAGGCACCACCCTGTCTCTCTTCAGCGGTACCAGGGCTCTATCTCAAGACGGTTCGACTCAATACTCTTTAGCTCTTGTACCCCTTAATACTAGCATTTATCAGTTAACTAATAGCGGAGGTACTCCTCCCGTATTTAGAACGCTTAGAACCATTGGCACCGATGCTACAAGTCAAGTTACAACTTCTGTAAATGGCCCTATTCTTACCTATACTTTTACCGGTGGCACTCTTCCTAACCTATCTTCTGTTCAAGTCGGAGATAATGTTCTAATAGGTAGTGATTTTAATCAACTAAATCAAGGTTCATCCGGCGGCATTTGGCAAATCATCTCCAAAACTACCACTAGCTTCTCTGTTGTTAATCCAAATGGCATAGTCGAAGGCCCAATTACTCTTGGCTCTACCTTTGCCAATCAAGTAAGAATTTTTAGTGCCGGCGGAGTACAGGTCGGCGACACGCTAGTTATTTCTGGCGGATTTTCTCCAGTCAGTCAAAATTCCTATATTGTAACTCTTGTAACTGACAAGTGGGTTCAGTTTTCATATGCTGGTTCATTGCCTCAGGAAGGCCCCATCACTACCGAAGCTATCGCTTTCTATTCTATGGCCAAAAGCATGATCTATTTAGAAAGTGATCAGAATTTAGAAGTTTTAATCAATGATGCTGTTTCCGGTCCTACAATAGAACCAACCGTTGCAATTGGGCAGATCTTTCCAGGACTGTTTTTGTTAAATAGCACAGTATATAGCCTATCGGTTACAAATACATCAATCAATCAAGCCAACGTCACACTTCTGTCCACTGAATAAGTTGTGATATAATAGAGGGTACATGGACGAAAACGAAAAGAAAAAGATAGTCCTAGCTATTGGCGATTCTCCTGAAGAAGGGGCAACCGAGCACTCCCTCATCTCATTGGCCAAAGCTCTAAGTCAGCTTCATATTCCTGGCACTGATCTTAATAAGGGCGAAAAACAGCCTCTTAGTGATGCCATTAAATCTTTAAGCGGATCCGCCGCTAAGAGAAAAGCCCCAAGCTTAGCTTTTTCAGAGTTGCCGGCTCCTCAAGCTAACTTTTTAGGCCTATTCAAAGCTCGCACTAGACTACTTCCTCCAGAGCTAATCAAGACCGTAAGAGTCACTGACCATTTAATTGCTGCTATCCTAAGAACTCGCGGCAATATAATGAAACTTTATGGACATCTTAAAAAAGATCGCTTTGATGTCGGCATGGAAATTGAAATCAAGCCTGAATTTCTAAAGATATTAACTCCTGAACAATACGCTAAAATTACAGAGAGAACAAAAAAACTCGAAAAAATACTTCTTAATTGTGGACATACGGAAGGCTTACAGCACCAAGATCAGATGGTTCTATCTGATTTTTTAAGTATCCAAACCATTAACGGATTATCCTTCGGTCAACATGGCACAGAAATTATCTACGATAGATCTGTAAAAGCTGATAAAAATGGAAATTTTCCTTTTCATAGATTTAGACCAGTAGACGTAGCGACCATATATCGTGCAGTTCGAAAAGGTGAATCAGTAGGGAACAATTTACGCGAATTGGCCCTAAAGGCCCTAGAAGCCATGGAAGGTTCTAGAATTAGCATCGATATAAATAAATTAAAAGAAGATGAGTACGCATGGTTGCAAGTTATTGAAATGCAACCAAGACAAGCATTTACACACAATGAAATGCTCATATACAACTTGTTTCCTAGTACGGACATCGAGCATAATGGATATCCGCTTTCACCATTAGACACCTGCGTTAACTGTGTTACTACTCATATATCCATCGAAGCCTATTGGAAGACATACTTCCAAAACGGTAAGTCGGCAAAGGGTATGTTGGTTATTAAAAGTGATGAAGTTGATCAACAGATGCTTGATGCTATTAAAATGCAATTCAATGCCAGTATCAACTCGGTATCTAACGCATTTAGAACCCCTATTTTTGGTATCGCTAAGGAAGATGACGTACAATGGACTTCCACTCAAGATAAGCTTGAGAATGGCGAGTTCAACTTCACCTATGATCAAGTGGCTAGAAATATCTTGTCTGCGTTTGGCGTATCACCTGATGAAATTCCAGGCTACGGACATTTAAGTAAAGGTACGAATTCCCAAACTCTTTCAGAATCAAATAATGAATTTAAAATGACTGCGGCTCGCGATTCCGGGCTTAGGCCTTTGATCCTTGGATGGCAAAACTTTTTTAATCAACGCCTAGTTCCAATCATTGATCCAGAACTAGCCCAATTGATCGAAGTTAGATTTTCTGGACTTGACTCAGAAAGCCGCGAACAAGAAGCGGCCAGATTACAACAAGATTCAGCTCTATTTTACGACTACGATACTCTACAAAGAGAAGTAGATCAAGAGCCAGTTGGAGAAGCTATCGGCGGCAGGGTTCCCTTTAATGAGCGTTTTAGACAAGTGCTAGATTTTTACGCCGATGTCGGTCAAATTAAAGATAAGTTTTTCGGAAGCCCGACAGCTATCCTAGATCCAATGCTTCGTTTCAAGCGCGATCCGTTCTGGTTACAAAATTTTCAGCTTTTAATGCAAGCAAATCCCAACGCTATAAAAGCTCTGGTAGCTCCCAGAAGTCCGCAGCTAGTAAAAGAACTTATGGAAATGAATATCCAGGATATGTTGGAATCCGATGAAGAAGGTGTATAAATATGTCTAGAATAGATTATAAATCAAAATACGATAATTTGAAAATTAAATACATGGAAAGCGTTGACTTAGCATGGCGCCTTGGTTTTGAACAAGGCCTCCAGCAAGCACAATTGGATCAGGCTCAACAACAAGCGATGCAGGCCGATGCTATGGCACAAGCTCAGGCCGCTGGACAACAACCCGGACAGCCAGGATCTCCCGAAACCGAAATACCCGAAGGAAGCGAAGAGATAGCTCAACCTGAGAATCCTCAAGGCGATGAATTGGATCAACATATCGAAAAGCTTGAAACCATGATCTCAAAAAGTGAAATTGGTTCAGGCGATGTAACCGATTTAAAGAAAACTTTAGGTGATATCAGATCCATGTATATTAATCTAAATTTGATCAAGTCTATGGAAAGTGTAAAGGGCGCTAGAATGGCCAAGTCTGCTCCTATGGCCCCTTTAAAACTAACCTCCAAGATCCAAGCAAATATGGCTCCTCCACAACAAAAAGCCTTATCTCTGCAAGAACAGATCGTTACCGATATATTTAAGAAATGGAACGATGATTCTTCTAAAGCCACGAACGATATTAGCTCTATTCTAAATTTGGAAAATGTAGCCAAGAAGGTTTAAAATATGGAAAACAAAACTATTGAAGCCCTAGAAAAACTTATTGCTATTAAAGATGAAACCATTAAAGAGCTTGAAAAGCAAATTCAATTGCTTAAGTCTCAACCTACAATAACCTTGAATCCGCCTATTGGCGTCCCATACAACCCGTACCCATTATATGGCAATCCGGGTACGTTGCCTTTTATTCAAACCCCAAATCCTTTACGGCCCCCTTTTACGATTACTTCGGGCGTCGGCCCAGTTCTATGTGGCACCAATTTACTCAGCACTCATGCAGTTTCCATTCCTATAAAAGACGCTACCTCTTATCTTACCGATGGAGTAACCACCAGTGCTGGATCTAATGTATTGTCTCTAATGTCTCGTAACGGCCAATTTAGATAACAAAATGCATGGAATTAGTTCTCAATCTAAAGAAAAGATAGATAGAATAGTCGGCGATTTATTCGACCGAATGTCCCTTAGGCTATTGGGAGACGTTCCCTCTTTACGTCACAAAAGACATACTTTAGTTGGTTTCGAACCTAGTATTGGACTAGCGGCCCTATTTATTCAATCAATGAATAACAAGTACCTGAACCATGTTGAAAGCGATGTTTTAAAAGGCATTTTGATGGGCTCCTTAGCTTATATTTCTACATTAAAGGCGAAGACTTCAAATGTTATAGCTCAAAAGATGGATGGTCTAGCTAGAGAAGCTCAAATGAGTGGAGAGAAGATTCCTGAGCAAGAGATCAGCAAAGCTATAAGCGAAGAGCTTGATAAAGCCAAAAGCCATTTGGAAACTATAGCTATGTCCGAGGGAACCAAGACGCGCAATCTTGGATCCGCCATGGAGATCACAAGATCCGCAGCAAGCGTAGGCGAAGATGACCCTTCTGTGTTTTTTAATGTAATCAAAGATAACTCTACTTGTGAAGTTTGTATTGATTTGTACTTGATGCCAGATAAGATAACGCCTAGAGTTTATAAAATGTCAGAGCTATCTGCTGGTTACTATAAAAAGGGCGGCCAGCCGTCTATTCTGGGTAGTCATCCTCGTTGTAGATGCACTCCTTCCCATATTCCTAGTGGATGGGGCTTTAATGGCGCGGGACATATTTCTTTTATTCGCATTGGGCATAGCGAGTACGATAAACAGAACAAGGCCGCTTAATGTCTCGCTGGGGCAATCTCAGAAAACATTCTTTCTACATCTCTAACCGCAGCTAGTTTAGCGCTATTATATATTTCTTTATCTTCTATTCGGTGCATTCTTGGGCGATATGGCCTTGTATGATATTCATATCTATCGTATCGCTCGTAATCATAATGATATTTAACCCATTCTACATAGTATTCCTCAAAGATGGGGTCATTTGCCCATTCCTGTAAATATTCTGATTTAAAGCTCACTCTCTTCCTCCATTTGGAATCATCTTACAATCCTTACATTGCATATAAGTTACGCCTTCCATTCCAGGCTGTTCTAGATATTCCCAACTGTGAAGCGGACACTTTTTGACTTGAACCGGTAATGGAGCGTCTCCGGCTTTTCTGTATGCTGCAATTCTAACTAAAATACCGAATAATAAAAGTAACCAAAATACACTCATAACTCAAACCACGTTTTCTTTCTTTTCTTTTCCGATATTTTTGCTTTATTAAAAACTATAAAATATTCTATTCTGTCTATTTTATAAAATTTAAGCAATCTAAGGGCAAACCAATTGGCCTGATCTTCTGTTCTGATTTTTCTCGATCTATTGAACATATTTCCCTTTTTCATGTAAAATAAATGTCCAGCTTCATGAGCTAAAACAAAAAACTTCTCTTTATAGGTCAAGTCATTCCTAATAACTATAAAATCAACATTTCTTTTCGCTCTGAAAGAATGGCCCCAATGATTAGGGTCATATACGGCGCAGTTCAGATTGCTTAATTCCTGGGCTAAGTTTCTGTATAGTTCCCTGTAATCCATAAAGTTTCTCGCTATAAAGTGCCTATTTAGGACTTTTAAGGTTTTTCACTATTTACGGCTCCATTTAGGACAATAAAACATATGCATTCCAGGAAAGCTGGTATGAATGGCCCCGCATTGACAGCTATCCTTAGGCAAATCGAATAAGTCTTCAAAAGTAGGTATATCGGTATGATAAACTGGATCATATGGAGGAATTTCAGCAAAATTAAATACATAATCTGTAATATAGGTATCTACCTTATGATAAGCAAACCATTGCCATTTTTTCCCATCATACTTAATTAGATTGGGAAAATCCAATATGGGTCTGTACCATGTTACTTTTTTAGGCTCTTTTTGTCCAAAAACTACGTCTATTTTCAAATCTACCTCCAGCCAACTTTTATGATATAATACCAATAGATATATGTCAAGGAGACTTTATGGCTATTTCTAAAAAAGAACTGCTTATGGGAAGAGATGTCCAGTATGCGTCCGATTATACCCAGGAGATATCTGATAATCTAGATAGATTGCTAATTCCTATTAATAAAATTAGGGAGGCTTGGAATATCCCTATGACGGTTAATTCTGGATGGAGGCCACCTTCCATAAATGCTTCTACGCCAGGAGCAGCCCCAGGTAGCAAACATATGTTGGGCTTAGCGGTCGATATATCAGACACGGACGGTAGCTTATGGGCTTGGGTATTGCAAAATCTTCAACTAATGTCAGATCTTGGTATATATCTTGAAGATCGAAGATGGACAAAAACATGGGTTCATTTTCAATTAGGACAACCCAAATCAGGACATAGGATTTTTGTTCCAAGCGCTAGCCCAGCACTAGCGCCGGATGCTTGGGATGGAGAGTATGACCATAGTTTTGACGTCTAAGGAGTGGTATGAAAATTATAGCATGTATCCATAAGATAATGGAAATTAGCGAAGAAGACTACGAATTTTTACAAAAGGCCTGTGAAGAAGGCGACGGTCAGGCGTTTCATGAAATGACTGAAATTGACCTAGGGACCATGTCCGTTATTAAAGTTAATCAATTTGATTTGTGATATAAACTGAGCAGGAGATAATAATGTCATACAGAAAAGCTAAGACGACCCCAAAAATTTTCATATCTGATCGTAATATAATCAAAAAGAAAGTTTTGAATATTACCAGTAGAATCGCGGAGATAGTTGGATCTAGCTTAGGACCAGGAGGCAGAACCACCCTGATGGAATCTGACCTTCCAGGAGTCTCAAATAGGGTAACTAAAGACGGCGTATCCATTTTCAATGCTTTGGGATCTATCGATGCTATTGATCACGTAATTATCGAAACAGCCAGAGACGTAGCGCAACGTGTAGGTGAAGGGGCTGGCGACGGTACAACTACTACTACAATTTTAGCCTATCAGCTTATTAAAAATTTATTTGAATACTGTGAACGCAATCCTAAATATTCGCCACAAAAAGCTGTTCGTAAGATCAAAAAAGCCGTAAATGAAATACTGGTCCCATACATTAGAGAACGCGCTATCGCGATTACTATAGAAAACCAAGATCTACTTAAAAAAGTTGGCAAAATCAGCGCTAACGGCGATGAAGAAATGGCCAATAAGGTCTACGAATGTTTCGAGTTAATCGGTTTTGGGGATAGTTCTCATATTACTATTAAAGAAATGCCTGGAGAAGAAGGATACAAGATCGATAGAATCGACGGTCTTCCTCTCTACACAGGCTACGATGATCTTGGTAAATTTAGCAATGTTTTTATTAACGATCAAGGTAATCAACGTACTTTTTTACAAAAGCCATTGTTTTTGCTATTTGATGGAGCATTAAATGATTTAATTCAAATTACTCCTATTTTAAATCAAGTAGGCGATCTATACGCTGCCGGAGACGAAAACTTTAAAAATATCGTAGTTGTGGCACATGGGTTCAGCGATAATGTCCTAACAACCATGGCATTTAACTTTGCAAATCCAGAAACTATCAATATTTTGCCTGTTAAGACACCCATGAGGCAATTTCAGAATAGCCAACAAGCTTTTTTGATTGACTTAGCCGCTTTTACTGGCGCAAAAGTATTTGGACTTGGCACCCAACTAAGCACAGCGACCCTAAAAGACTTGGGATCAGGAATGGATCAATTTGAAGGATATAGATTCAGGTCTACCGTAGTTGGCGAACCAGATCCAATGAATGTGGAAGTTAGAGCCGACGATCTTAAGCAAATGATCAAAAATTCTGAAACAAAGTCAGAAAAACTATGGTTGGAAGAACGAATCGCTTTATTGACTTGCGGCATAGCAAAACTTACAGTATTCGCAGGTTCTGGTGCAGATCTTAAAGAAAAACACGATCGCGTAGAAGATGCGACGATGGCTATGAGGTCCTCTATTAGGCACGGCATATTGCCCGGAGGAACAAGGATTGCTATCGACATGGCTGTCAAATTAGCTAAAGAATTGCATGCTGACGATCCAGCTAAAGAAATCCTTATGGAAGCCCTATTGGGCTTACCGAAAGCTCTCTTGGATAATGCTGGATACAATCCTGAAGAAATAGGCGATATCATCACTAAATTAGTTCAGGAGCCTCACCTAGTCTATAATATCGAGTTAGAGGAATATGGCGATCCTATGGAACTTGGCTTATTCGACGCCGTAAAAGCAGTGGAAGAGTCCCTAGTGGGCGCTGTCTCTATAGCCGGTGTTCTGGGCACCCTAGGCGGCCTTGTCGTGGCTCCTAGAGACGCTGGAGCTGAATTGGCAGAATATAAAGCCGATCAGGAATATACCAGGGCTATAGATAACGCTGGGCATCATGTAAATGAAGCCAATTTACGTCCGTAGAGGAATTATGGAACGAACAAAACTAGTCGGTTACTACGCCAATATAACCTTATTGGATCTTGATTGTGTAGAAGAACTCATGTCTAAAGAAGAACTAAAAGAATTGCGGATCAAAACAGAGCATATCATGAATAGTTTGTGCGGAATAGAGGACATCCAAACCTTTTCTCTTATGGCGTCAATGTTTAGGCGCGGGTATCTGGCCGCTCACGTAGATTTGGGCAAAAATACTAAATAAAACCATAACTTATCTTTAAATCCCTTTTAAAGACCAATCTTTACCCTAGAGGGTTTCTCAATGAGTTTTTGGATAGATGGCATTCTTGCATCAGAGCATTTGGACTCTAGCGGTGAAATCCTTTCCGTAAAAGGCTGTGATATCAGTTCCTTACATCGCGGAGAAGGCATAATCAATTTTGAACACGAATCAAAGCTACCCACCCAGGTTTTAGGCCGTGTCGTAAAAGCAAAGAAAATCTTTAGTCCCGAAGACTGCGAAGATGATCGCATGGAATACTATTGGGAAAAGTGCGGCGTTCCATACATTTATATTTTAGGCGAATTATTCGATTCTGAAGTCTGTAAACATGTTATTAGCATGTTTGAATATTCAGACAAAAACAAAAATCCAGATTCTGTAAACGTGCTTGGATTTTCTATTGAAGGCTCAAAATTAAAAAAAGAAGGGCAGTACATCTTGGAATCCATAGCTCGTAAAGCGACCCTGACCGTAGCGCCGTGCAACAAATCTTGCAATGCTGAATTGGTTCCAAATCAATCTGCAGAAAAAGATTCTGATGTTGATTCTATCTTTAAATCCGAACCATCCTTTACAATCGAACTATTAGATAAATCCGAACAGTTGGAAAAAGCTCAAGTCCCAGGTTCTAAAATAGCCCCAGCTCACGCTCCAGCTGGTAAATATACTCCTGTGAAAGGACTAAAGGGCTGGAGACATGAAGGTGGCGGAAATTTCACTCATGCCGAGCATGGAACCGTAAGTGTCGGCAAACAGCCCGATGGCAAATTTAATGTTAGACATAGCGGAAGGCCTGCCGGAATAGGCAGTACAAAAGAACCTTTTAGTACTATGGCTGAAGCTGGAGCACATGCTAAAAAATATATGGGCTCTCTTAGCCAAGGAAAATCTGCTCCTGCTCATATCCATGACAGAGCCTCCCCACAAATGCCTAAAATGGATAAAGCAATGACGGCAGGATCTGGAATGGGCGCTCCACAAACTCTAACTGGCGGAGCCGCATTAGCTAAGGAAGATATTCTTGCTAATCCTGTGCCTGGTAATAGAATCAAGAGAGCTGCTGCCCATAAAGCTCGCGGAGATAGTTTAAGCCATAAGATAGCTATTGAAGGCGCAAAAGAAGCACACAAAGAAAAACTTCAAAGCATTAAATCACAACCTAAGCCTAACTTAGGTAAGGCTCTCACCAGAGATCATTACGGGCCAGCCACTTCTACTGGGCATGAAAAAGGCGTACACACAAATACAGAATTTAGAGAAACTAGTAAAAAAATGGCTGGAACTTCGGACGCAGGCCACTCTATAGGATTATCTCGCGATCATAAATTCAGCGATCCGCTTAGAACACAATTAAAACAAGACGCTGTAAAAGAACATAAAAGAGTATTAGGCGAACTTAAATCAATGCCTAAACCAAATTTAGGTAAATCTGAGCTTCTTAAACGCGCTGAGCAAGAATACGCCATTTGGGCCAAAAGAGAAGAGTTTGAGAATTTTATGGCAAAAACCATGCCAAATTTGACCAAATCCGAGATCAAGATTATAGGCCAAGCTCTAGCGCTTCGAAAGTCTATGGCTGCCGAAAAGAAACTAGCCAAACTAATGGCTAATAGCCCTCAAGAATCTTTTCTAAATAAAAAAGACAAAAAATAGTTGACTTTATAGTCTACACCTGCTATAGTCACTATATGATTGCTGTAGCTTTTTATCTTGCATTGTCATGTCCAGAACCCAAAATTATTAATGACACAAAATATCCTTGGAATGCCCACGATAAGGAAACCGAAGAGACTTGTCAAAAGCGCTGTCCTGATCTGTATACGGATGCTATTTGCCTTAAGACTATACGAAAATATGATAAGCAGGATTACGACTGCATTTGTGGTAAACCTTGAATATGAGAAAATCAAATGGCCGCAGGCCGGTTAATAAAACTGATGGTCCAAAAAAGCGCGGGAAACGTGCTCTTATTAAATCTAGACGTAATGACAAAAAGAAGATAATTGAAGAGGAATGTCGATGTACGCCACAGTACTGTGACCATGGCGTTCCAAACTGTCCAACGTGTTTTAGATGAAATTATTAATCCATTCTCCCACAAAAGCCTACATTCGTTCAGCTTCTCAAGAAGAAATGGACCAACTTGTCAAGTCCCTAAGCTATGTGGATCTCGCTGCCAAATATGAGCTTAAGCGTCTATCTAAGAATCACTGGTTTAAAACATCGAATCCCGAAAAATATAAACTGACCTACGATTTGCTGAAATCCCGGATTAACCAAACCCTTATATTTGAAGAAAATGGCTTAAAATACATAAGACCCGGTTCAATTCCCTATTTAGTTGCCGAAAGCGGAATTTGTTTGGATATTGCTAACGGAATCAAATATCCGACGCCTAAAAAGATACCATGGGCCAAGCCATTGCCCTGGAATCTTACTGAAGATCAAGATATATCCGTAAATAAACTTATTCCTATTATTCACGGCAATGTAGAAATGGCGACAGGTACGGGAAAAAGCGCCATTATTTTAAAGCTCTGTAGAGAAATGGGGCTTAAGTGCGCCATTGTAGCTCCAAGTAAGGCTATTTTTAATGAATTAGTGCAGAAGCTTGAGTTGCATCTAGGCAAAGGCAATATTGGAAAATTTGGTGACGGCAAAAAGAAGATTGGCAAACGTATCACCGTTTGTATTGGCGATTCACTATGCAATATTAAACGGGACTCGGAAGAATGGAAGTTTTTTTCCAAATTAGATATGTTGATAGTGGACGAATCCCATGCATGGGGTTCCGATACTTTAGAAGAAGTGTGTCACGGTGTTTTGGCAGATGTACCGTATCGTTTCTTTTTGTCGGCCACACAGATTCGCAATGACGGTGGCCAAAAATTACTTCAAAGTATTATAGGAGAAACTGTCCATACCTTATCAACAAGCGACGCAGTTAAAAAGGGCTATATTTGTCCTCACGACTATAAAATTGTAAAAATAGAGTCTTCTGATCCCAATCTAACAGCAAGCGACCCTCTCATGATAAAACGTGAGTTATTTTTAAGGAATCGCAATATTGCAAAGTTTACCGCTAAGCTTGCTAATGCTTTGGCTGCTAGGGGCGAACAGACTCTTATCCTAGTAGAAGAATTATCTCAAATAGTTCAACTTAAGAGTTTACTATCCGTTTCCTTTGGGTACGCCCATTCAGAAACAAAACCTGATCGGCTTGCCGAATTAGGATTGGAAAAGGTAGACCCTCAAGAACAAATCGATAGATTTAATAAAAATGAAATTAAGGTTCTCGTAGGAACATCGTGCATTCACGTAGGGTCCAATATATTTCCAGGAACCAACACTGTAAATTGGGTTGGGGGATCTTCAGACATTAAAACTCGCCAAGGCGCAATCGGGCGTAGTATTAGGCTGGCCGGATCCAATCCATACAAAGATAAATGTGGTCCAAAGCCAAAAGTAACAATCTGGGATTTTGATGTGGTTGGTAACTTTGTTTTAGAACGTCATTTGGAGGATAGGCTTGCTTGTTATCAAGATAGTGGGGAAGACCTTATCAAGTACGTAAAGTTAAAGTAGTTTTATGATATATGTAGTGTATGGCCCGCACTACAAAGAAAGTCTTCGAATCCTACGACAATTCCTTCTACAATCTCGCGAATTCCATCGCGCTTGTTTTGGCTGCTAATAAGTTAGACAATACTAGCCAAAAAGAACAAGTTGACGAACTTAGACTCGCTGAAAAGCTCTTTAAAGAAGAGATCTTACGCTATAAGTATTCTTCTCAAATATATAAAAAATTCATTCAAAAGATCAAGGTGACTGATCGGAACATTTTGTTTGCCAAGGTTTACTTTAGAGAAAGTAGCGAAATCTTCTCCGAAAAGATCACTCCATGCCTAAAAGGTGAGGATATTGAAGGACTTAAGAAGTTCGATATCAATTTTAACTTAATTACATTCATTAAGAAAAATTGGCGTGGTCCCCTAGGTCAAAAGGCTGAAAAGCTATTCGCTAGAGTAGAACGGGCTAGACGCATCTTACAAGAGAATAATCTCCCATTAGCTATTAATGCGGCCAAACTATTCTACAGAAAAGTCCCCAAAAGCACCCTAACCCTTCTAGACATGATTAATGTGAGTGTTATGGGTCTAAGCTCTGCCGTAGATAAGTATACCGGCGTAGCGGGCACTGGAGAGTATTCGGAAGTATTCAGGAGCACTATCCTTGGTAGAAGTACGGGCAATCTAATCAAAGCCTATAGCGAAACAACCCTACATTTTTATCCTCAAGATCGCAGAATCCTATACAAAGCGAATGGTATACGTGGCAGACAAGGCATTACCGATGTACAGGAATTAGCCGCTGCTATTAACAATAGTTTCAGAGAAGATGCCAGCGAGGGTATTAATGTACCCAAGAACCAAGTTTTGGCTGGAGATTTGCAAGATTTACTTAATGCTGCCTCTATTGTTAGCGTCGAAGTGACAATTGACGAAGATAACTATTCTGCTTATGATCATACCCCAGACACTAAAGGTAACGCCGAAGACCATTTAATATCTGCAGAAACCCACGAAAATATTGGTGAATCTATTAAAAAGCTACCTCCTTTACATCAAAAAGTGTTAAGGTTACGTGGTATCAATTTTTAGTTGACAAACGACTGTACAAAATATATACTTTAGACAGGAGAATTTGCTATGGTCACTATGTCGCACAATGGAAAGCTTATCTTAGAAGCCTATGAACAAACGGGGCTCAAAACACAGATCAAATCTGGTTGGGCTACCGTCTCCCAAAAGAACGAACTGGTGGGACTTAAGGTTTTGGTTAACGCTTTGTTGCCAGATGGGATTGAGATTGTCGCCGGCTCTTTAGCTTATATAAAAGAAGAATCCCTGTCCACGCAACCTTGGGCAAAGGCTCGATATAAAACTAAGGATTCTTTGGGTGAATTCATTATCGCTAATATCTCCGATGTGGAATACACGTCCCCGCCAGAGATTTCCTAATGAGAATCGGTAGGTTTGCGTTCGGAATTTCAAAAGGATTTACTGCTTGGGGATTTATACCGTCTTCATGTGGATGCAAATTACTTGATTTAGGCAAATTGTATTTTGAATGGACAAGTAAAGACTGTAAATGCAATGCTTGTAAAAAATATACCTGTGAGTGTCCAAATGAGTAAAAAGAAAAAACTTGTTTTTAGCGTAACCGCTAAAGATCTACGTATTGATACATTTAGGGCTGGAGGCAAAGGCGGTCAGAATCAAAACAAGGTCAATTCGGGAGTCAGGATTACCCACGACGCTAGCGGTGCCGTTGGGGAATCTAGAGAACATAGAGATCAGTTACATAATAAAAGAGCCGCATTTCAAAGAATGACCGAAACCAAAGAATTCAAATCCTGGATCGATCTTCAATCGGAAATAATTCGTGGTAATATTAAATATGAAGAAGCTGATGAAAAGGGCGAATTTATAGAGAAGACTTTGGAGCCCGGAAAATGAGTAAGACACTATACGTAGGAGATCCACATTTTAAACATAGCCAAAAATCCGAGATGGAAAGTCTAATGACTTTTGTAGAAATTGTAGCTGCTGATAATGACGCAAATCAAATAGTCATCCTCGGCGACCTGAACGATACGTTTGGGGTGTTAAGAACAGATAACCTTACGTTTTGGCAACGCTGGCTGGTTACTTTGGCTAGATATAGGCCCGTTTATGTTTTAGTGGGCAACCATGATAAAAAGAATCAAAGCGACGACAATGATCTCGAAAATTCTTTGTATATTTTTAATTTAATCGATAGTCCAAATTTACATATCATTCAGAGTCCCGTAGCTATGGGTATATTTGGTTTTGTCCCGTATATTCATGATAAGAAGCGTTTAGTAGAAGAATCCAATAAATTAAGATCCCAAGGCGCAGAAGTACTAATTTGCCATTCTGAATTTCAAGGCGGAGCTTACGATAACGGTTTCTTCATTAAAGATGGTATCGATCCTAAAGATCTAGATTACAACGTTGTTATTTCTGGTCATATCCATACTAGAAGTACCGTGGGCAAAGTTCGTTATCCAGGAGCGCCTCGTTGGATGACCGCTTCCGACGCCAACAAAGAAAAGGGTATTTGGCTAGTTACCCATGACGATGAAACTGGCGATATACTAGAAGAAGAGTTCTTTTACACTAATAAAGTCTGTACTCCTATTTATGCCTATGAATACAAAGAAGGCGAAGTCGAACCCATGATTCCAGAAGGCTCAAGAGCTTCCGTCGAGCTTATAGGCTCGTCCGAATGGATTGGCAAAGAAAAGCATAAGTTTAAGGGTATTGCATCTATTTCAACTAAAGTAACCGATAAATCAAAGCCAGCTAATAGAAAAACAGGCAAGAGTTTAAAAGATTTTATTGATTCTACCTTTGAACCCACAAAAGGCCTGGATAGAGAAAGGCTAGTTTCATTTATGAAAGAGCTGGGAGTATTATGAGCGTCGAATTGCAGCCCTACTGCCACTTTACAGCTATGGAATTTTGCGGAGGAGAACACGACGAGTCTTGGTGGGAATGTAAGCATTGCGGCCACACAGTACAGGAAACTCCTGAGAATGGATACGAAAAATGAAAACCGTAATGGATTATATGCCTTTGCTTGCTGCGATCGCTATTGTTCTTAGATTTATAATTTTAAGGAAATAAAATGACAACACCTACAGCGACCGTTCTTAAAGAAATGGCTCAGATAACCGCTATAACTGGCAAGATATCTTCTGTCCAGGAAAAGAACCTAAAGATGTTTCCTTTGGTATTTTTTGAAGGCGTTAAAGAAGTCAATATTGAATATGATTTGTCTCCAGTAGTTGCAGAAGGCACAGACCTTAAATGGTCCGGCTCTTTTGTCTCCTACCGTCTTACTTTAGACGGATATGGGCAAAGCAATATAGAAAAGCGATTTTCAGCTTTGGAGCAATCCGTACACGCATTATTTTGGGATGGCATCAAAGTAGAGCTATTTATTGATGGTAACCTAGCCATGAAAAGAAAACAAATATGAAAAAATGCAAAAAAGTAGGTCACGTCTATGATCAAACCAAAAATAGAACTTGCCCGGAGTGTAAAAGAAAGTCCCAGAATGTATGGTCAAAACAATATAGAGAAAAAAACAGAGAAAAATTAAGGAACAGGGCCAGGGAATGGGCGAGAGATAATCAGCATGTTTTAAATGATTATGCTAAATCACATCCAGAAATAGTAAAAAAAGCAAAACAAAAATGGAAAGATTTAAATCCAGAAAAAACTCCAGAAGCGATAAAAAACTGGAAAAAAAATAATAGACATAAATTAAATTTTTATGGATCAAGAAGACGAGCCATAAAAGCAAAAGCCATGCCTTTGTGGTTAAATGAGAATCAGTTAGCAGAAATAAGAGAATTTTACACTTTAGCTAAGGAATTGCAATGGTTATCAGAAGAGCCTCTTCATGTTGATCATATAATTCCGCTACAAGGAGAAAATGTCTGTGGACTGCACGTACCGTGGAATTTGCAAATACTTCCTAGATCTCATAATTGTAAAAAAAGTAATAAAGTTGATAATATATGAAAAAAGAAAATCCGCTAACTTTAATTGATAATAAAACGACTGATATTACTGCCAAAGAATTACAACAAATTCAGGTTTACAAAGACGGGGGTCTTCCGGGTTTAATGACTATCAGCGATATAGGCATGACAAAGGCCCTAGACCTTTATATGAGTGGTAAGACCTATCATGAAATTGCTAAAACGATCGGAATCAAAAAAGAGATAATTCTGTATTTGGCCCAAAAGTTCAATTGGTATCTTACAAAAATGGAGCAATTTGAGATTTTAGACGCCAATATGAAAGAGCGTATTTTGCATGCTAAACTTGTAAACCAAGACTTTGTGCTTCAAATTCAACAATTCTATCAAGCTAAAATTGGTCGTAAAATGACTAGATTTCTCGCTACCGGAGACGATAGAATAGCTGGTGAAATTGATGGCCGCGATATCGATAGATATCAAAAGGCCGTGGAATTATTGGATAAATTGACCACTGAAAAAATGCCAAATGGCAAATCCCCAGCTGTAGGATTGAATCTCGGAGAGTCCGGCGTTGATATCACACGGATAAGCGATAGCGAGATCTCTATCACTCCTAGAAATCGTACTGCAGGTGAGATGCTCAGTGAATTGGCCAATATGAAAAGAAAAGTGGAAAAAGAAGACTCAAATTCTAAAGAAGACACTTATGATATACTATTAAAAGAAGCTAAAAACTCTGAAGAAGAAAAGGATGAAAATAATGAATAAAGTAAGTAAGGTTTTGTTAATTGCCGCCCTAGTTGTCGGCTTTATTTTTGTGCCCAAAAACTCTGTTTCAAGTACAGAAAACAGTGGCACTCAATTGATTACGATTTCCAAGAATAACACCATTGTTCTTAACTCAGAAATCAACGGAGAATCTGTGGCTGCGGTAATTTCCAAAGCTAAAGAATTGGATGCCGGCCTCGGTGGGGTCAAAGAAAAAATTACAGGAAAAAGACCTCTTTATCTATTTCTTTTTTCTCCAGGCGGCAGTATTCAAGCAGGTCTTGAATTGATCGAAGCTCTAAAAGGCCTCGGACGACCTGTACACACCATTACTCTGTTCGCCGCTTCCATGGCTTTCCAGTTGGTTCAACAGTTAGATGACCGATATATCCTAAGATACGGCGTTCTTATGAGCCATCATGCTATGGGCCAAGCCGAAGGTGAATTTGGCGGATCTGTTAAGTCTCAAATGGAAAACAGACAACAGCTCTGGTTAGATCGCGTTAAAGAACTTGACGAACAAACTGTCAAGCGTACCAACGGAAAACAAAGTTACGAAAGTTATACCAAGCAATACGATCACGAGATGTGGCTAACTGGTTCTGTATCCACAGAACAGGGATATGCTGACAAAATTGTAGCTGTTAAGTGCGATCCGTCTTTGACCGGTGTAACAACCCACCATGTCAATTTTATGGGCTTAGATATTGCCTATGATTTGGACAATTGTCCGCTTAATACCGGCGCTATGAACGCTCGTGTAGGCTTGGCTAATGCTAACGATAAAGTTAGTTCTGCTACAGAAGAAGCTATCAAACAGCAATTTATTGTCCATTATACAAATATGACAAAACGCCCCCTTCCGATGAATTGGTAATGTATGCCTTTGATATACTATATTTGCGATTGTAAAGAATCGCTAAGCAGATTTTATCGTATATCAAAAGACATTCCATCCAAAATTCCATGTTCGTGTGGGCTTGAAATGAAAAGACAACTTTCAGGCCCCTCTAACGCATCTAAGATAGTAATAGACAATGGAATACAGGCAAAGTCAGTGGAAGTCGATTTAGAAGTCATTGAATCAAATTTAGAAAATTCTGACCGCAATTTTAGGGAGAAATAAATGTCCTATCATCCAAAGTTAGGTTTTCAGCACTGCGAGGCTGTCATTTTCGACCCTAAATGGTGGGATGAAGTTGATCACAAAGGTCACCCCTTAACTAAGGGACAGCTAGTGTACTTCTTAGGTCTTATTCCTAATGTTCCAGGCCATTGTATTGTGGCTACATCTGAAGGCAAAGTCATTCCTATGATCCACCCGGAAGAACTCAGATTACCTAAGGAAGATGAACTTTAATTAATTGACTTTTCCCTTTAAGCGTGTTATTCTGTAAGAGATGCTAAAGCTAAAAAAATTAAGTCTAAAAAATATTGGGCGGTTCACGGAAAACCAAGAAATCGACTTTACTGCCCTTGGCTCATTAATTCAAGTAGATGCTCAAAATATTAATACAGGAGCCAGCTCAGGTTCCGGTAAATCTACAATTTTTAACGCTATCAGTTGGACTCTAGGCCTAGACGGTCTGCCTACTACAATATTACAAAGTCGGCTCACGGATGAACCCATTCACTGTTCTCTAGAGCTTGATTGGAATGGAAAGTCAGTTGTAGTCGATAGAGGCAAAAAACTCACCATTTCTATCGATGGAATAGAAACCAAGGGAGCTTCTAAGATTACTGAAGAAAAACTTGATGAAATCCTAGGATTACCACGCAATCTATTTAGGCCTCTCATTCATAAAAGACAGGGCGAGCAGGGGTTCTTTTTAAACATGACTCCTGCTAAAATGAATGAGTTCCTAACGGATTGTCTTGGTTTAAACGATATACGCTCAAAAATAGAGATAGTATATGCCAAATCTAAGATTTTAGACCAAGAACTAGGTCTAGCTCAATTGGATTTAACTGGATCCCAATCGGCCTTAGATGCCACGTTAGAAGCCCTAGAATCGATCGGAAGCCCTCCGGCAAAGCCTACTGCTGATCTTAGCCATATCGACGCCCTAAAAGAGTGTTTAGCTAACTATAAGAAGGTTTTACTAGACAATAGAGCCGCTCAGAACCAAGAAAAGATCTCTTTAGAACGTAATAAACCTCAGTTAGAGGTGGCGGATTTTGATAAAAAGACCTTAAATGAGATTTTGGAGCAAGAGAATGACCTAGAAGGCCGCATTGGAATGGTTAAAAGCGATGAAAGAGATCGCCAAGCACAAAAAAACAAAGATATATCTGACCTAAAATCGGCTTTGGCGCAGAAATTACTAGAACTTAAGCATGAGTTCGAAAATAAGATAAATAAAGCAAAGATGGAGTCCAATGATAGAATTTTATTATTATCTTCTGCTTTAGCTATAGAGTCAGACACTGTAAAAATTGGAAAAGCCTCTAGAGAATCTGCCCAAAAAATAATGGGCCAGCTCAAGCATCTTAGGTCTGGAATTTGCCATGTCTGTGAACAGACTTGGATTACAGATGCATCTAAATTAGAAGAAAGTAAACTCTTAGAAGAATTAAATCAACATAAGGCCAATATAATGGCTTCCGGACAGGCTTCCGAAAAAGTAGATATCTTAAAATTATCCATAGAAGATGCTAAGGTAGAATTAACTACTCGTACCGCCGGAATAAATAAAGACTATTCTGCGAATCAAGTCGAATTGAGAAAATCCATCGAATCACAGATTTCGGTATTAACAGAAGAGGCAAGATATAGGATAAGCGAAGAAGAACTTTCTTTGATAAAAAAGTTAAACGATGTAAGAGAGCTTTTAAAACAAGAACAAACCAAAGAATGTGAATATCTAAAAAATCAGACTTTCAAGAATCAAATTGCCTTGGAAGAGTTTCTATTAGAACAAAAAAGGTTAAACGATAAACACGTAATTGAAAATACTAGGATTCAGGACGAAATATCAAAATTAGAACAAGAAGAATATAGGGCTACCGCTGAATTAAGGACCTACAGTGAAAATTTGGATCGTTACAATAGACAATTATTTAATCTAAAAGCACAAGAATTAGATCATAAACTTAAAGCTGATAAAGCAAATGCCAAAACAGAAGAAATAGCTAAAAAACTGGGACTCTCAGAGGAAGTCAAGAGGTGCTTAAAATCATATCTTTCTTGTTCTTTTGATGATGCCCTAGATAGCATTTCTAGTATGGCGACTACCATACTAAGAGCCGTCCCAACTATGGCCAATGCTACTATTCGCTTAGAAGGCGTAAAAGAAACAGGTTCCGGAGCCCTTAAAGAGCAAATCAACGCATGCTTGGATAATGACGGCGAGTTAAACGTACCGGTAAAGAGTCTATCAGGGGGAGAAAGATCCGCAGTAGATCTGTCTATAGATTTGGCAGTTGCTAGTTTTATTACCGAAAGAACCAATATTGGGGCTGATTTCCTATTATTAGATGAAATTATGAATGGTTTCGATACCTTAGGTAAAGAAAATACTCTAGATATGATCAAGGGTATATCTGGAGATCGTAAAGTATTGATTGTTGAGCATGATCCCGTCGCAAAGGAGTATATTTTGGATAGGATTACCGTAGTTAGAGATGGCGAGACAAGTTTTATTAAAAATAGTCCTTGACGTTTTGTTTTAACGATGTTACGGTACTTATAGAGGGCATAAAATGCAATCGGCGTTGATTACCAAAAAAGACCTAGACCAGATTATAAGTAATGCAAAGATCAATATGACTAATTTGAGATTGCCAATGACTATATCGCATAAAGAAGTAGAAATGGGAGAGCTACCCTCTGTGGCTATTATCGAAGCGGTATTGTCTCATCTTACTAGCCATAAATTACTTACAGAACACGTAAAACTAGAATATACCGAAACGACTTTTGAAAGCGATGACTATTAATATGAAAGTAGGAACGATAAAAGTAACCAAAGTCACTAGAGAACCGATTAGTATAGGCACTTTCTTGCCCGTACTATATAAAAAGACTAACACTGGCGCAATACAGTATTGGAAGATATGTACTTACGAAGATTCTGACCATTCTACCGGCTATATAATGGAAACCGAATATGGGCAAGTAGATACGGATAGCCCGCAAACTACCTTTGATACTATTTATGAAGGTAAAAACGAAGGGAAAGCAAATGCAACGACTCCGGCTATCCAGGCTGAAAAAGAGGCTAAGGCCCGCTGGGAAAAGCAAAAGAAGAAAGGTTACGTTGAAACCATTGAAGCGGCAGAAAAAGGAGAAGTAGACAATATAATTGAGGGCGGTATTGAACCAATGTTAGCTCACACGTTCGAAAAGCAAGGACATAAGATCAGCTATCCTTGTTATATCCAACCTAAATTAGATGGCATTCGATGTATAGCAATTGTAAAAAACGGCAAGTGTACCCTTTGGTCTAGAACTAGAAAGCCCATTACAAGCTGTCCCCACATTATTAAAGAGATCGAGAGAATGTTTGAATTCGCCGATATCGTTCTTGATGGCGAGTTATATAACCATGAATTTAAGGACAATTTCGAGCATATCGTACATCTAGTGAGACAGGAAGAGCCGGACGCTCAATGCACGGATGTTGGTTATTACATTTATGACACAATTAACGGAGACACCTTTGAGAAAAGACACGGCTATCTCTATAAATGTATTACAATTGGAAATTCGGCATTTGACTATGTAAGACTAGTCGATACAACACTAGTAAATGAAAACGAAACTGGATATTGGTACGATATCTTTAAAAAAGATGGATATGAAGGCGCCATGCTTAGGAATGTTAAGGGTCTGTATGTGAACAAACGTTCCGTAGATTTAATCAAAATTAAGGAATTTAAAGATGAGGAATTCGAAATTACCGGAATTGATGAAGGACGCGGAAAACTCGCAGGACACGTTGGCGCTTTCGTATGCGTCACGTCAGATGGGAAAGAGTTTCTTGCTAAAATGTCTGGAGAAACAGCTAAACTCAAAGAATACTTTGAAAATCATAAGCTTTGGAAAGGCAAGCGACTTACGGTTAAATTCCAAGGGCTTACGGGGGCGAACGGTGTTCCAAGATTTCCCGTGGGGATAGCCATAAGGGATTACGAATGAAACTTAAACACTTAGTCATTCTCCAAGCTACAATTCTACTAGGTTTGCTTTTAGTAGCCAAGCATCTCGCCCCTGAATACCAAGATACAGCTCCTCTTACGTATACCAAAGATACAAAGCCTGTATTTAATAACCGTTGCTCTGTGTGTCATGATTATATGGGCGACAAAAATTGGCAAGTTTACGCAAACGCTTTCAAATATAAAGATAAGATCAAAGAAAAGATTCTCTCAAAAGAAATGCCTTCTGGTAGAGATATGCCACAGGATGAGCGGGATCTGGTTGTTAGATGGGTAGATGAAGGGGCTAAGGAATGAATAAAGATACTGTATTCCTAGTTGCTTTCTTTAAATTTCAGGAAAATCCAGAATATGGATTTAAACGTCTAGACCTTCAACATATTTTCAAATCAGAATACGATGCTAGAAACGATATATCGTTTTGCGACGAAGCTGGATGGTATGAAGGGGTTCTGATAGAAGAACGAGCCCTTGGCAGGAGAAACTGGTGTTTTAGAGGAAAAAGAGTTTGGATGCTTCAAAATGAAAAGGGCGAACTGGATGAATTTCAAGAGCCCGAATGGTATAATCACGTAATCAATATTATAGGATAGCTATGAATAATCCAAATCCTCCTACGAAAAGTATTGACATTAGTACCCAAGATGGGTTAGACTTATTAAAGATAAAGGCCAAGTATTATGGTCATTATGCTGACAATTTGAAAGTGCTGGAATTGATTGAGGAAATAGAAAGACTTAGGGCTGATCCAGATGAGGCCCTATTAAAAGCAACAGAAAAGTTAGGATGGTAAACATGTTAGTAGTATGTACGATTGCATTAGCTATAAATACAGGCGGAATTAATATTATTTCAAAGGCAGATGTCGAAGGAAAGCTTCTAAAAGAAGACAGCTATAAATATTTAGTTGATTTTACCGAAGGAGTAAAGAAATATAATATTGCGGGTAAACCAGAAGATTATAACAAAGTTATCGTTAATAAAGACGATTGCGTAAAGGAGTAATATAATGAGAAAACCTAAGGAACAACTAAGCGAGTTAGAGAAATTGGCTAAAAAAATCGGAGACGATTGGAGGGAAGTTTTGGCTGAACTTGAAGCGGCTGATTCGGAAGGGCTTAACAAACGTGTAACCCAGGCCTCTCAAGCCATTCACGATACTATTGCTGAGCTTAACGATAGTCCTGAGTACACACAGGCTAAGGCAGATGTCAAGCTTTTATCTAGTGGCTTACGAGAAGTAAAAAAACGACAAAATACAATCGTTAAGGTTTGTTTAGAATTACGTAAGAGTCGTGGCGAAGCATGATTTGTCCAAAGTGCAAAGAACAAGAACGTAAAAGCACCATTTCTATGGGTCTAATGCGTTCTACGGCTATGTATTGCCCCTCTTTTTATGATGAGGAGGGCAAATTTCATGCACATGATTTAAATAGCCGTTCCACATCTTATGTTTGCTCTAATGGTCACAATATTATAGTTATAAATGGTAATAAATGTCCAAGTTGTGACTTTGGTAGAGAAGACATAACAGAAGTAGTAAATGAAACCTGAGCGAGTCCTAACCCTCGATATTTCAACTAAAACGGGATGGTGCTTGACCATTTCTACCGACAATATCCAGCTTGAAGCATATGGTCAAATACCCAAAATAGAGTGCCCAGATAGCGAAAGTTATCCCTCCTCTTACGTTATCTGGGCCGCTCTGTGCTATGAAGAGATAGAGAAGCTTTTCGAATTACATACGCCTGATGTGTTAGTAATTGAAGAAACCGCAGCAAATAGCAAAAGTAGCCATAGTCAAAAGATTTTAGAATGGATCCATTATTTGGTGGCTAGGCTTATCAAGGAAACCGGTATTAAATCCGTATACTTACAGACCGGTGAATGGCGAAAAGAAGCGGAATCCCGGATGAATGCTGAAGAAAAAGAGCATAATAAAAAATGGAAAAAATATAAAAGCCAAAGCAAAACTAACGTAGTTTATGATATAGAGACAGGTAAGAGAATCGGTAAAATCAATAAGAAGCATGTGGCTATCCGCAGAGCTAATGAAGTGTTTGGAAAGTATTTTAAACAGCCCTTACGTAAAAAGGATGAAGATTTAGCAGATAGCTTAGTTATAGCTCTGGCCTATCACTTAAAGCGCAAAAGAGGTCTTTATGAATAAAAAAGAAGAAATCAAAAAAGCCTTACGTAGGGGCGGTTTAGTTGTGGCCGAACGCGGTACTGGAAAAACTAGCGCATTAATGGAAATTTTAATGGAAGGGCCGGCAGCAGTTATAATCGTACCCAGCAATAATTATCGATATGTATATATTGAATTAATAAATGAAAAATATCCCGGCGTCTTCTCTAAACGCGAAATCTGCGACTTTATTATTTTGGGGGACGAAGCTGAAACACGCCTTAAGGGCTTACGTAGAAAGGTCTATGTTGATGAATGGTGCATGTGTAACTATAGGGGGCCTTTTGAGGCCGCTGTTACTTCCCTCCCATTCCCGATAACGTTTGTTTAATTTATGAAAAAAGACTTGACACATGCCAGTCTAGATGGTATATTGTTTAAAGGAGTTACGAATGGGTACTAATATTTGGAATGACGATGAGCCGTTTAGAGATGGAGCCCCTGTATATGAGGGCGGTAAATGGAAAGAACCAGAAACCTATACTCCTGCCTCTGATACTGAGATTAAAAATGAAGCCGCAAGAGCTAGCCAAGAAAGCTATAATGTGGAAGAACTAGTTCAAGAAGTCGTGGATAATCAAGAAGATGAAGATGATAGTTTTGAGGAGGCTATGACCGATGCTACCCTTCGCCTAGAACAAGGTAAGTTATATAAGCTAATTATGGACCATAATCTTTTTGAAGATGTAGACGCAGACCCTAGAGCTGCGGCCATTGTTCAGAAGCAAATCAGAAAAATCGCCAAAGAATTAATGGAAACCATGCTAGGTATGCGCCAACCGGCTGCTCCCGCTGGAGTCGTTGTTAGTCCTTTTAATAGCCTAGAAGTAGATATTTTAAAACAGTTGGCTTCGGCGGCAACCAAGGGGGCTACAGAATCTGAGGAAGCTCAAGCTTCTATGCCAGAACCCGTTCGACAGCCAATGGCACAGCCTAAGAAAAAGACCTTAAATTCTATCGGCTCTCCTAAGCAGCAACCCAAACCAGTACAAAAGCCTATTTCTAAGCCAGTAGCGCCTATTCAAAGAACTGCTAAACCTAAAAATAGCCTACCTGCCGAGTTTGAACCAGATTATAAACCTTTGGAAAAACCTGCCCATGAGATGACCTCGGAAGAGATTATGGAAAGAAATAGAGAGGCTACTGAACGGCAAAAAGGTAAAGTAGCAGCCCTACCTAAAGATAGAGTCCCTATGCCTGACTATGCTACCCAAGAAATGTTAGCTTTTTCCCAAGTTAGTAGGGCTACAGCTACAGGTAAGGGAAATCTAAGCGGACTTATTATGGCAAATCTAAAAAGTGCTGGAAAAGTGTAACAAAGTTCTCATAACGAGAAATAATCAATAACAAGGAGAAAACAATGTCAGAAACGAATCAAGCAAGTACGGAAAATAAGAAAACGGCATCTGAACGTCTAGAAGATTTAGAAGGTGCAGTAGCCCAATTAAGCGGTAATTTAGGTCAAGTAGTTCAGGGGCTACAATCCATTGAACCTATGGCTAAAGATTTGTTAGGTATCAAAGAAGCTTTGAAGCTATTGAACAATAAACTTAATTCTGTTTTACAAGCCTATAACGCGGCTGAACCTCTTACGGATGAGTTCATTAATAAGCACATGACAGAAAATAACGCAAACGAACTAGCTGCTTTAGTCAATCAGTCTGTAGCCAGGGGCCTTTTTACCAAAGTTGATACGGTTAACAACGATACTTTTATTGTTCTAAACGAAGTGGATCCAAGCGGTAAAGTTGTCAACCCTAGAATTCAGTTTATGGTTGGAGCTTTACAGCATGAAGAAACTCGTATCAAGCTTAACGGCGCTAAAGTTGGAGATAATATCCCTGTGGGTACTGAAGGCGGATCGATCAATATTTTGGAAGCTTATATCGTTTCTGTTCCGAAAGCTCCAGAATCCGAAGCGGCTCCCGCTTCTGCTCAAACGCAAGAAGTTCCTCAAGCCGAGGCCGCTCCTTCGGCCCCTGAAGCTCCGTCTGCCGATCCAGCCCCAGCCCCAGCTCCTGAGGCTGCCCCACAAGAAGCGGCTCAAGCGTAATAATATGTCTACTCGAAGGGAACGCTCTATGCAAAGAAAAAACAGAAAAGAGTTAACCCCTAAGGGTAAAGAGCTTTTAGATGTATACCTGAAAGCGATTAGTAAAAGTAAGAAATACCCTAGCAAGGCCGATATGATCTTGCTAGGGTACAGCAAAGACACTCTAAGAGACCAGTTTGGAAATATGGAAGGTCTTGTAAGTTATGTAAAAAAATACCATCCAGAGTCATTGGATGAAGTCGTAGAAGAGAAAATTAAGAAAAACGGTATATCTTCTAGTCTTTCTAAGTCAATAAAGACGCATAAAAGATTTGTTATAACGACGGCTGTCAACGGTTCGCCTGTACATCAAGGATTTCTTAAAAATTTAAGAGTTTACTGTGAGAAAAATAAAGCTCTGTTACTTATATTGCCCGCAGGCAATGAAGTGGCCGAAATGGATTCAGAATTGGCCGACGAACAATGGGTTTTTGATAAAACATATCTTAACTCAAATATCTATATTAGCGCAATTAAGGTTCCTCCTAGAAGCGTTAATCCATTAAGCTCTTTAGCTAGAATTGGCCAAAGAAACGGCAGTACTATCGTAGCTAGCCCAAAACAGTTTATGGAACCTGTGGCTGTTGGCGATAATAAGATGCCTCATATTATGATGTCTACCGGAGCTATCACGCGAGCTTCCTATCAAAAAAAGGACGGATCTCACGATAAGAATGGATTAATTGCTCTCCACGATCATGTTCTTGGTGCTATCGTCGTAGAAATAGAAGATGATAAATTTTATCATTTTACACAGATTCAAGCAGAGAAAAGCGGCGCTTTCGTAGAAAGAACCGTATACGTTAAGAATGGAAAAATTGGAAAATTAGATCCATCCCATATGGTTATTGGCGATTATCACGTTACCGAAACCGACCCAACAGCTGCTAAAGCTTGGGATGAGGTATCAGAGCTTTGCGGAAATCCTATCAGAGTCCATCACGATTTTTTTAGTGGTGTATCTGTAAATCATCACGAAGAGGATAATCAAATCTTAAGGGCCATGCTTATGGCTCAGAATAAGCTAAGTCTAGAACAAGAGCTTAGGGCTTGCGCTAAAGTTCTAGACGAAGAAACCGAAAAATGTAACGAAGTAGTAATAGTAGCGTCAAACCACCATGATTTCGTATCTAAACACTATATACCAAGGGGTATGTATAATAGAGATCCCCAAAACTTAGATTTTGCTTCTAAACTCATATCTCCCATGATTAGAGGGGAAGATCCTATTAAGTTTGCCATAGAGAGCCTAATTGGTTTAAAGCATCCAGAAAAAGTCAGATGGCTAAAAAGAGATGAAAGCTACAGAGTTGCAGGCGTTGAGCTAGGAGCCCACGGAGATAAAGGTGCTAATGGATCAAAGGGTTCAGCTAATACCTTAGAGAAGGGCTATGGAAATTGCGTTGTAGGACATAGCCATACGCCAAAGATCATCAGAGGTTTTTGGCAAGTCGGAACCAGTACTTATTTAAAATTACCGTATACTGAAGGAACATCGAGTTGGTGCCACGCATCTTGTTTAGTTTACAGTAACGGGTCCAGACAAATGATCTTTTCCATTGGTGGGCGTTGGAGATCAAAATAAAGTGTCTAAGCAAGAGGATCTCATCAAGCTCGATCGCAATATAAAAGATGCTGAAAGTAAGTTAAAGACTTTTAAGAATAACCTAGATATAGTCCAAAAAGAGGTTGACCTTTTATCTAGTATGGAAAGAAAACTTCAAGAGAATATTGATTTTTTGAAAAAGAACAAAACTGTTGCTATTGCTGAAGAATATAAAAAATCAAAAGAAAACTTAAAAAAGACCAAAGTTAGGCTTGGTCAATTAAAAAACGATCTTTCTTTAAATGATAAAGCTAGTCTTGAAATTGAAAGTTACATAAAACAGAACAGAGAGGCCTATGATAAGTTATCAAAACAAGGAGACAACAATGTACTCCAAGGGAAATTTGGTAAGCGCAGTGTTTAACGATTTCTTAAAGAAAAAGATCTTAGAGGATCCAGACTTTATCAGAAGTGCCAAAAACGGTAACTCATTGATTAAGTATTTATCTCAAAATCAAGGTGAGATCAAGGATAAGACCATTGCTAGGCTTTTGATGCTAAGCGAAGAAGAAGTAGAAAAGATCTATCTAGAAGCCGTGGAGATGCTTAAAAAGGAAGTTACCTAGTGGAAATCCTGGTCTACTCAGACGGTTCGGCGACTGTTCCGACCAAGCCGGGTGGCTATGGATATGTCATAGTTATTGATGGAGAAAAGCTTTCTGAGGGTTCTGGACATATGTCTGGGGCGTCAAATAACGATGCAGAGTTGATGGGCGCCATAATGGGTTTAGCAGAAGTTTTAAAACATATAATCGCATACCCGGCAATTTATAAAGACCCAGACGTTACGCTATGCTCCGACTCCCAGATCGTTTTGGGATGGGCTAGCGGAACCTATAGATTTAAACAACAAAATAAGATAGATAAGTTCAAGCAGCTCCAATTTTTGGTTAAACGCTTAAACGTAAAGACCAAATGGGTAAAGGGGCATGCGGGTCACGAGCATAATGAGCGCTGTGATAAGCTTGCTAATGAGGCTAGGCTTGGAATAGAAAGTAAACCCATTGAAAAGACTAAAGAAACCAAGATTGGCACCAGAAAAGAAGGGATCGTTTGTCTTTGGTACGGCGACGAATTAAAAATTATTGACTTGACAAGTAACTTAGTAGAAGACTATAGTAAAGATATCCACGGTAAGCGTGGTAGTTCTATTGAGATTAGGAAGGAAAGATTCAGATGAGCCAAGAAATCAAACATTTTAAATGGATAGTGCCAAAATCACCTTTAGACCGTGATTTTAATACAGAAGACGACGGTAGGGCTATGATTGTTGATCCGCAAACTTATAAGTCGCTTGTTACCTCTCTTGCGCCGGATCATGCTGTAGACGCTACAAAATATGCAATCAACGTTACTATTTTTGAAAATGCTCAACGTTTTAGCGAAGTCTTCCAGTATAAGACTCTCACCGGTCTCCAACCCGAAACCTTATGGGAAAGCACTGTTACGCATATGCTTCGTTTATTTTTAGAAGGGACTCTTCAAGAAGTTATCTTAAGCAAGCCTTTCGGAAGTCTGCTAGAATATGTATTTGATGACGTTTTAGATGTCGCCCAGGGCCAACAACTGGACGATTTGGGGAGAAAATGGCTTGGCATGTTTAGAAATGTAGCTAGTATTATCTCTAAAGAGGTTGAGGACGATGTGACTTTTAGAGAAAGGCTTCAAGATTACTCGGTGTTTTTAAATGACTTAGACTCTTCCTGTAAAGAAGAAAAAGACGATGCTCCTTTTTTAGCAGGTAACGGTATTATTACGGTGACCCTTCCTACTGCAAATGCTTCCAATGGAATGAGCTATTATGTTCGAATGATTGGGGGCGGAGGATCGGGCGGTTCTGGTGGTAGCAAATGCGATGGACCTGGAGGAGAAGGCAGGATCACAGTAACGGAATGGTTTGATTCGCCTAAGACTGTAAAAACTTGCGACCATTCTTGGAAGAATTACCATGGTTTCACTGAGCAATATGATTATTGCGAAAAGTGCGATCAAAGGAAATAGTATGAAAAATCGAGACGAAGATGTTATGTCAGGTTTCAAAAAAATGGCAGACGAACTTGATAAGGATATGAAATATACCGATGAAGTCTACCCTTTTATCGGATTATCGGCGCAAATGGATGAATATTTCAGCAACAAAGAAGAGCCCCACATCTATTCTCCAGAATTCTTGAGGCAAACTTAATGTCAAACCCAGGATTTTTTATTGCGATGGATAGCGAGACCGGAGGGTTTAGCCCTTTGACTTCCGATTTACTCACATTGTACATGGCTGTAGTTACTGAAGATTTTAAAGTAGTTGAAGAACTAGATTTAAAACTTAAGCCTAATGATGGGCGCCTCCCTTTGGCAGAAGAACAGGCTCTAAAAGTAAATGGAATCAATATTAATCAACATCTGGAAGATCCAGAAACTATCACTTATTCTGAAGCTAAAGTAAAAATAACAGAAATGTTAAAAAGACATTTGAAGAAATCTGGAAAATATAGCAACCTAAGAGCTTTGGGATATAATCTAGGATTCGACGTAGCATTCGTACAAGCTTACGTTTTGCCATTTAAAGAATGGGATTCCATGATTAGCTATAATCAAGTAGATCCAAAAGTAGTCGTGAACTTTCTAAAAGATGCCCAGTGGCTACCGCCAGATACTGGAACCCTTGTAAGTATGGTTAAGTATTTCGATATTTCCATGGGTCAAGCCCATACAGCTAAAGCTGACACCTTAGCCACAGTCGAAGTCTACAAGAAGCTTTTGGAACTAATGGCTAGCAAAAAAGACGGCGGAAGCCAACAGGTGGACCTGATCTCATTGCTGGAGTCAGAATGAAAGTTAAATTTGAATTAGTAGGTAATTTCCACGAACCAGATTGCAATATTAAATGGGGTCTTTCTTGGTTTAAGCACCATAAAAAGATTCCTGGCGGTGGATTTACCATTCACATTATTCTACTGACTCATATTTTTTGTATAGATTTTTATCGTGATTATAAGAAATACGATAAGTATATGTCTGATAGGCATACCAAAGTAATGCTAATGCTTGAAAAAATGAATTCTAGAAAACCAAAGGATTCTGAATGAACGTGTCTTGTCACAGTATGCCTGAGTCCTATCTAAGCGCAAGCACACTCCAGGTTCTTTTGGACCGTGCCAAGGAATTAAAACGCACCCATTTCGCTTGCACAGATCTTGGATATCTGTATTCAGCTTTGAAGACTTATAGCGCTGCCAAGAAGAGTGGTATTAAGCCCATCTTAGGGATTCAGCTATATTTTAAAGATCCCTCATGTCCGATAACTTCGGGCACAAAAGCCGATCGTTGCAAATATTTCCTAATTACAGCTTATGCTGAAAACCAAGATGCTTATCAGGCGCTTTGCCAATTGATTTCCAGGACAGATTTTCAAACCATAAATATTAGAGATGAAAAGCAGAACCTTTTGACCTGGACCGATTTAGAAATCTTATCTAAGCACAAAATCAATATTGTTATTGGCGGTGAACATGACATAGTAGGCAAAGCTTTCTTAGCCTCAGACGCCAATATTGGACTTAAACTATTTGAAAAACTAAACTCCCTTTTCCCTGGTAGACTTAGAGTTGCAATGATCGCTGAACCATGGAGCAAAAAGTTTGCAAGAGTGGTTGAAATTGTATATACTGACAAAACCAAGGATGCATTGCTTGCTACTGATTTTTTGACTACAGATAGAGCAAGAAAAATCAAGGCTTCAGATCTGGTTGATCGTCCTGGCCATACCAGAGTTGTTTCCAAAGTAGCAAATGGGGTTTACTCTGAAGTAGGCAAAGATATTTTGTCGGTGGGCACTCACGAAGGCTTTCTGCCTCTTCCTTTTGATGTAACCCTAAAGGTTAATAAATTCCTTTATGCTCTTGCTAGACGATACACGGTCCCTGTTTTGGTATCAGATTATGCGTATTATGCTAATAAAAATGACAAACCAGTCCAAAATGTAGTTTTGGAGGGCAAGAGCCGTATTGCTGCCAACCAACACATGAAAACTAATTTGGAGATTATCGAGTACCTAGATCAATATATGGGACTTCCAATGGAAGAAACCGCTAAAATATTAGCAAATAACGACTCCTGGGCTAGGCTTTTTGATGGCTTTGAGCTAAAGTACACATGGAAATTAGCCGATGTAGGCGCTGAAGAGCCCATAAAACAAATCATGGCCAAGATAGAGAAAAACGGTCGTATGAAATGGGGAGACCCTATTTATGAGGCTAGACTAAAGGAAGAACTAGACGTTATTCATCGAAATGGTAAAATGGATATGACTGCCTATTTCCTGCCTATATGCGACATCTTAGATCATTACAAGGAAAATGGGCAGCTTACAGGCCCTGGACGAGGTTCTGCAGCCGGTTCTCTATTGGTTTACCTATTAGGTATTACGCAGGTTAATCCATTTAGACACGAGCTATCTTTCTCACGGTTCTATTCTATGGATCGTATTAATAGAAATGCATTAGCTGATATCGACTCAGATTTAGAGTCTAGAGAGCTTTTGGTGGGCGAAGACGGTCATTCTGGTTACCTTTATAAACGCTGGGGTAGCAAGGCCGCCCAGGTATCTACTCGGACTACCGTAAGGCTCAAAAGCGCTATCAAGGACGTAGATCGATATTTTAATGGTAAGGTATCCCCAAAGATAGCTCTATTGTCGGAAGGCTTACCGCAGCCTCCCCAGGGAGTCTCAGACCAAAAGTATGTGTTTGGTTATGAGGATGATGACGGCAACGTTCATCCTGGTTTAATTGAGCAAAACGAAGATCTACAAAAATATTCCACAGACTACCCAAAGGAATGGGAAGTTGTTAAGAAATCCTTAGGATTGGTTAGATCTGTAAGTCGCCATGCCAGCGCTTTCATTCTTAGCAATGAGCCCATTTATAACACCGTTCCAACCAAAGAAGGCAACATTACGCAGCCGGAAGCTAAAGCTTGCGAAGAAAGCGGGCTCGTCAAATACGACCTACTAGTTATTCACCAATTGGCTGATATCAGAGTTTGTTTAGATTTGATTAATAAAGAAGAAAATCAATTATATCGCGTTGGGCATTTTATGCATGGCACCAAAGACACCTATGTTTGGGATTTGCCTTCCGATGAGGAAGCCTTTAAATCTGTGTGGAATGGTGATACTGAGACATGTTTTCAGATCAATACAAAGTCAATGATCCCTTTCGTAAAAGACATTCTACCTAAAAGTATCGATGATTTAGCTGTCATTTTATCCTTGGTTCGCCCAGGTCCGTTAGATTTCATCGACGAAAATACGGGCAGGAATATGGCCCAAGAATACGTCTATCGTAGGAATGGAAATTCTTATGAGGATATTAAGATCTTAGATAAGCTTATCCCAGAGACATATTCTGTTTTAGTTTATCAAGAACAAATTACCAAGATTGCAAAAGAAATCGGTGGATTTTCAGGACAAGAAGCTGAGATCCTAAGAGAAAATATTGGTAAGAAAAAGGCTGTTGAATTAGCAAATCAACGCCCTAAATTCATTGCCGGTGCTTCTAAGCTTATGAGCAAAGAAGAGGCCGAGATGTTATGGAATCGTATCGAAACTTTCGGACGTTATTCTTTCAATAAGAGCCATGCTGTTAGTTATGCATATATTACATATGCCTGCATGTTTTTGCGCCATAATTATCCTTTGGCGTGGTGGGCTGCGGTATTAACAAATGCAGATGAAAAAGAAGTTACAGGGAAATTCTGGCCACATACAAAACATTTGGTAGCTCCTCCTGATATTAACTTATCTAGCGATCAAATGGTTCCTGATTATACTAATCATAAAATTAGAGCAAAACTTGGTATTATAAGAGGTATCGGTGAAAAAACTATCGAGCCTATCGTCGCTAATCGTCCATATAAAGACATCCAAGATTTTGTAGACAAAGACGTTGCGGGACCTTCTTTGTCTCATAAGCTGATTCACGTTGGCATTATGGATAGTCTATTTCCTCCCAGCTCTTCTTTAATTGAAAAACTTAAGGCTTATGAAAATGCCGTCGAAATTAAAAAGTTTAGAGATAAAAAAGCAGAAGCCGATCAAAAGCTGAAAAAAATGAGGGCCTTGCAACCAAAGGAAGGTAAGGTCCCGCAAGAATATATTGACCTACATCCTCTTAAAGATGCAGCTATGAAAAAGCAAGTCTTGCCAACGATGCCTATCGATCTGCATGATTTGGGTAAAAAATACAGCAAAATATTAGACGAAAACACAAATCAAGGTAAGGTTATAGATCCTATCTGGGGCAAGTCGGTTCTTTTAGTTGATGGCAGCGTGCTAGGGCGCCTAGATAAGCTAGAAGGCTCTCAAGTGGAAAGAGATATATATGTAGCTGTGACTTGTTACATAATCGAAGCCAAAGAGTTTTCCTATTCCAAGGGAACCAAAAGAGCGCTAAAGATGATTGTAGATTGTGGTAACGGGACTATTGTTGAAAAAGTCCTGTGGCCTAGTTATGATTCTGGTGAACTTGAATATCCAGAAGGCGTAAAAAAAGGCTCTATATGTACGATTTTCATGAAAAAAAGGGCTATGAAATCTAACGAGATGGCCGTTCTAAGTATTTTTGTAGAAACATAAGATTTTTATTGACACATGTCAATATATTTGATAGAGTATATAATATGAAGCAAATGTTCTATATAGCCTTACTGATATTGGCCTTTACCGCGTCAATTGCCAAAACCGAGCAAAAGTTGCTTAGAGTTGCTGTGATTGACACAGGGCTTGATTTAAATGATCCAAGATTTCAAGCTAGCCTATGTTCTGCCGGACATAAAGACTTTACTGGAAAAGGCATCGCGGATAATAATGGCCACGGAACCCATATTGCTGGGATCGTTAGCACGATCGCTATGAATTACGGTCCCAATCCGGGATTTTGTTTATTGATATATAAGTATTATACAGATGATGCTACCGCATCTCAAAATATAAGAAGAGAAGTTTTAGCTATTAAAGAAGCCATTAAAAATGGGGCCAATATAGTGAACTTTTCTAGCGGTGGTCCAGAATTCCATGGAGACGAGTATTATTTAATTAAAAACCATCCAGAAGTCACCTTCGTAGTTGCGGCAGGTAATGACGGTAAAGAGTTGAACAAAGATGGGTATTATTATTATCCAGCATCTTATTTCTTAAAAAATGAGATCGTAGTTAGTAATTCAGAAAGAGATGGCACATTAGCCAAGACGTCCAATTTTGGATCCTTAGTTAACGCTTCAGAGATTGGGCAAAGTGTCATCTCTACTACTCCAGGCGGATATTATCACTCTATGTCTGGAACCAGTCAAGCAACAGCTAAAAGAACAGGTAAACTAATAAGGGAAATACTCAATGCAAGATAACCCATTTCAGAATAAAGTAATTAAAAGTAAGAAACTAGGCAAAGATGCTATTTTACAGGTTAGTGTAAACGAGATCTCTAAGCGTATCTTTGTAGATTTTTCTTCTGCGGACGGTAGGCTTAAGGTCCAGAAATCCTTCCAAGATAACTATCAAGGTAAACAAGAAGCAAAAATCTTTGAAAAAAGATTCAAGTCTTTAACTGAGATTAAAAAATATTTGAGGGTCATCTAATGAATAAGCCAAGCAAGACCATCTATATGGATGGGGTCGATTTCCAACACGAACTGGGCGAGGCCATGGGAGGAAATGTAGTTTTTGGAAGTATGGAGGACTTAAAAGAGCACAGTAAATGCTGGGAAAGCTGTGGTATCGTTAAATGCACTATCACTGTAGAAGAATGGGCATCCCCGCAAGATTTGTTTAAAGACGCTGTCCCTATGTCGGAAGTTAATGACGTAAAGCACGACATAGAGAGATTACAGAATTTAAAGGATAGAAAATTGAGAACAGAAATGTTAATTGAACAAGTAGAAAATAGAATAAAGGAGAAATAGAATGTCGCTAAGTAAAGTATTGCAGGAAATTAATAAAATTAGGCCCTATATCAATGAGGATATTACGGCAGGACCACCGGAAACCTATGCTGGAAGAGAGGGACGACGACGAAATGCTAGGGATCGATACAAAACTTTAAAGGACGAATATACAACACAACTTAGGTTAAGTGCCACTTTTATTCTAGTTTTAGGCTCAGACAAGGGAACTTTCCAAGAGACGGCCACCAAAGAATTTAAGTGTTTTTCTTCCGATCCAGAAGGCTTCTATAAAGACTTAGCTAACAGATTGCCAGAAGAACTTTATGCAAATAGAGCGCCTACCGGAAATTTATTTGAGATCATTGCTAGGCATTTGGAAGATAAGGCCAATGAACTTGGTATCGTTGAGTATCCTATGCTTCTTATGAAAAATGATTATAATCGTCCTATGAAAAGTAAGGAAGATTTTGTGAACCTGTTAAAACAAGCAGTTAATGAACAAGTTGGATCTGAAATCATTGGTCTACATGTAATCAATTCTCTATCAGAGCAAGCTATCGAAATCGATCATCAAGATAAACTCACTCCTATTGTTATGACTACTGATGACGAATCATTAGCTCTAGACTTAATCGGCACATTGGGTCGAATCGGCGCAAGATCTTTTTTGGTTGTAGCTGGAGAAGGTGCAGATAAAGTAAGATCAGTTCAAGGAACATTTACAATTAAAGAAATTAGCTCTAAGAATGTAAAAAATGTCTTGACAAATATATCTAGATTGTGTAAGAATAGATAGTAGGGAAACAAATGAAACCATCACTAAAGCAATACGGTTTTTGGGAAGAAGAAAATGGAGCCGAATCCAATGGATATTGGGTTCTATTCGATGAACTAAAAGATGCTGTGCATGAAGCTAGAGATAGGCCTGTACATGAGTTGACAGCTTCTAATCCTCAATTTTATGAAATTAAAACTTCAATTGTAAAAAGAAAGAAAGGAAAGTAAAATGAAAATTGGTAATGGACGAGGCGGTAATGGGGGCTATACTAAACGTAAAATCTTTAAACTAAAAGACGGAGATCAAGTTTATCGTATTTTACCAGGAATTGGCGATCTAGCGGACTCAAACCGTTGGTCCGTACATTATGGCGTACATTGGGGTTATTCGACTACAGATGGCAAAAAGAAGCCATTTGCTAGTCCTGAGAAGAAAAATCGAGAAACCAAAATGGTTGAAATTCCAGATGCAGCCAAGGAGCGTTTGGAAACTTTGAAGGCCAAGCTCGAAGAAGCTAAAAAGACAGGCAATAAGGCTGTTGTGGATCGCTTAAATCCTCTAGTTGGTCGAGAAGGTCTTTATAACCTAGATAGTGCCCATCATCTGAATGTCATTGATGCTAATGGCAATATTGGAGTTCTTCAAATCCGCCACAAATGTAAGGTGGTCTTAGACGCTCTAATCAAGAAGTTAGAGGCCTCTGAAGTATACCCTCTTAGCCCGGAAGATGGTAGGTATTTCGTTTTTACTAGAACTGGAACCAATAATGAAACTAGTTTTGGGGTTAGCGTTCTTCAAGAAGAGATTTCTGTACCTGGAATTGGGAAGGTTAAGAAAGACGTTTCGCATTCTCTTAATGATGAAATCGTCTCTAGACTTAAAACCGAAGCGGCTGAGCTAGATAAGCTATTTTTTAGACCAACAGCAGAACAAGTAGCAGAAATTGTGAAAACTTCTGACCTTGGTACAGGGAAGTCTACTTACCTAGATACCCTATTTGCTAAAAATGCTGCAGCTACTCCTACGGCATCGGACGATGATCATGGCGGCGATGACGATAGCGATGATAGTTCTACAGCAGAGACCACTTCTGCTAAACAAACTACGGATACTATGGTTAATTTCGTAGAGGATACCGTTGCTGTAGCAGCTAAAACTACCGTTGTGACTCCAGTAACTCCTTCTTCTACAAAGAAAGCTACGGAAACCAAGGTTACCCCAAAGGCTAAAACCCAAGATGTAACTCAACTTAGCGATGCCGAGTTTATGGACGCTCTTAATAACGGCACACTCTAAATTAACACAGAGAATCCAGAGTCGCTCTCTGGCGACGAGTGAAATCGTGACAGGCGGGGAGAGACCCGCACATTCTTAAAGGATAAAAATGAGCGATACTGAGCAAGCCATAGTTTTAAGTGCTTTCGGCAAGTCTCCAGAGCTTAGACTTGATATGGGCATTATAAGAGAAGCAGAATCTAGGCTTATTGAGGCTAAAACAGTTAATCCATCTACGTATACTGAGCTTTCGCATGAGTTTAACAGTAGTTATAGGATGTTGAAGCAACATTTAAGTAACTTAGGATATCAGCTTTTGCTCGCGGAAAAAGCCAAAGAACAGTCTAAGGCGGAAGTAATACTTGGGTCGTACGCTGAATACCTAGAGGGGAAACCTAAAAGTGCAGGAAGTTCTGATCTAAGGGATGCTTTTTTGATTAAAGACCCAAGTTATGTCGCAGCATTAGATAGGATTAATCAACTTAAGGCTATTATTTCGAATTTTGAAGGTAAGGTTAAGGTATTGGAAAATGTAACATCTTACATGAAACAGGAAATGTACATGTTATCTCGATCAGGGCTAGCAGATAAAAATTTACACATAACAAGCGGTAAAAAATAAAGGAAAACAAAATGGGAAACAAGTGGCTTAAACAACTTAAAGCATATGATGACGCAGTGGATTACGAATACGATAGTTTCGCTCCGGAGAACTGTCTATATACCCCAAGCCCATATTTTGACTGGATATTTGCGAATAAAGCAAATGGGATTCCTAAGAATTCTTCTATCCTTTTCTTTTCTGAGCCCAAAGCTGGAAAGTCGCTTTCTATCTATGCCTTAATTAAAGAAATGCAAGCCAGAGACAAAGAAGGAATTTCAATCTATTTCAATACCGAAATGAGAGGCCAGCTCCAACATCAGGCTATTCCTGGAATAGATCAAGAAAGATCTATCATTTACGACACAAATCAAGCTACAGAAATTTTTGATAGGGTCGAAGGCGACATAAAGACTATGGTACAGGATGGAATGCCGCTTCGCATGATCGCTATAGACTCTTTAAACGGTATTATGGGGATCAAAAGGGGAGATACCGATTCTGTAGCCAATCACTTAATGGGGGATCAAGCTCTAACCCTAAAAAATGGCTTAGGTAAGCTTATTCCATTTTGTAAAAAGAATAAAATTCTTTTGATCGGGACGGCTCAAATGGCTGCCAATTTAGATGCCGGAAGCTACGGTCCTAAAGAAAAGATGAGCGCTTCTTGGTATACAAAGCATGCTTTTGAATACTACATATCCTTGAAGCGTGCAGGTGCCGCAGAAGATAAACAAGATATCGAAGGTAAGACATTTGAAGAAGAAGATATGAAAGACGCCAGGGGCAATAAGCTTCTTAATGGACACAAAGTTTTTGTTAAGATGGAACAATCATCTATCGGACAAGCTGGTAGAGCTGGCGTATTCACGTTGAGTTACGATCAAGGCATCATTAACCAACATGAAGAGATCTTCTGGCTTGCAAAAAATTTAGGCGTTCTTAAAACTGAAAACAATAGGACCTATCAGTTTGAAGATAAGAAATTTAATGGTAAAAAGGAAGCAGCCTTAGCTATCAAAGACGATCCTAAGCTAGCCAAGGCAATTTTAGAAGAAGTTCGTAAACTGGATAATAAGTAAGCATCAAAGGGATAATCAATGGAAACTAAAGAAAAAAGGATTTTTTATAAGGAATCCTTTGAGCTGTGCTACTTAAGGCACAAATATCTAAAAAGTATAACCCATGTAGCTACTAGAAGCGAAATGGACCCATACAATGCTATCATAGAAAACTTTGCAACTAGCACTTTTAATGTTTACAAAAGTCTGTTCATTATGGTAGGATTAGATTGGGAAGATGTAATGAGCACCTCTAAGATCTATTTGGCTACCTATATTGGACTTTTTGCTTTAGAAAGAAAAGCCAAAAAGCTTGCTAAGTTCAAGAAATTATTCAAAAAGTTAAATCAAAGAAAATGTGAAAAAGAAGATATTTTAAATAAAAATAAAGCCGACTTTACATGTTTTTTGAAACAACGACTTCAAGACCTTGTTAGGGTATGTAAACAAAAGGCCAAAAACATAAAGGGCTTAGTAGCCGAAGAGTTTTTGGTATTCACAGGTACAAAACAGCCCCCTTTGGATATCGAGGATCTCTTAGAGAATCATTCAGCTTATGATTACCATCCTTTGAATTCTGGGGTATTTAAGACCGTTAAGAAGAATTTTAAAAATCAAGAAGGCCCAGTTTATAGATATAAAAAGAAATGGTACGTTTGCGTGCCTATCAGGAAGAAGGCTCTTTCAACTAATGATATAACTAATAGCGATATGGATCCGAGTAACAATATCTGGAGCCTAAACCCAGAACAGTTCTTGGATTATAAAGAGACAAATACAGAAGAATGGCTCTTTAAAAAATCGTCTAAAAAGACCAAAGTTAAGATTGTTAAGGAATTCTTTGATAAGAACTGGAATAACCCTGAGCTTAGGGAAGAAGTTAAGATAGCTAAAGAATATCTAGAAAACGCTGGAGAGTAAAATGGCCGAAGCACCTACTTTTGAAGAAATCGTAAGAGCCTGGATATTATCTTACGACGATCGCTTGCCCAGCGATAGGTCTGAACGAATCGAAGCGCTTATCACCTTATTAGGCAATCTAAAAGACCATCAATTCGAAAAAGAAGATCTTACAACTAACAGAAGACGTTTGATCGTGCATGCTTGTGTAAATCCAAATCACCATAAAAGTAAACTAAAAATATGGATTTCTATGGTTTTAAATGCCTTAGAGGCTGCTATTATCATCTATTACGATACCGTTAAGATCAGAAAAGATGTAGTAACTCCTGAAATGCAAGCTAAAATACAAGCCATGGCTCAAAAAGCCGAGGATACTAAAAAATTACGTAGTTCAACAGATACTCCTGACGATGATAATGCTAAGGAAGATGACGATTTATTAGATATCGATCAGGATCTAATCGAAATTGATCAAGCGGTAAAAAATGCCGTAGATAAGAAACCAGAATTTGAAATTACCGATGATTTCATCAAACAACATGGTTTACACCAGGAAGTCGTATGGGATGACGATTTTGAGAAGAGTATGAAAGAATTGGAAGATTCAGATGAGTGATGCTTTAAAAAAATATCAAGAAGGCATCGAGCAGGATGCCATAAAAGCAAAGGAACTTTCTAAGAAAAAGGAAGCCCTCCAAGAGAAAAGGCTTTTTGTCGATACTTATAAATACGAGCAAGAATATCAAAAAATTGTTAAAAATGAAGAAGATATTGCCAAATCTAAAAATGCCAATGTTGGCATAATGACTGATGAAGAAATTACTAGCATAGTTGAAGAAAACGAAGGTTATTTTCGTGGCACCAAAAGTTCCATGATGTTTATGAACGAATGTTTCAAGGACCACGTTAGTTGTTGGCCTGGAAATATCATTCTATGCGGTGGAATATCAGGTAAGGGTAAAAGTACCGCAGTAGCCAATTTAGTCTTAAGCACCATTAAACAAAAGAACCCTACGACTGGATCCAACAGAAAAGTATTAGTCATTAGTCCTGAAGAAAGACCTAGCCAGGTTTATGCTAGGCTTACATGCCTCTATAAGGGATATAATTTTAATAAACAGAATGAATTCAACGAAGATCAGGTTTTGGAACTATCAAAATACATTGAAATTTGGGCCAAAAAGGGTGTTACGGTCATCGGAGAGGATAAGCACAATAGGACAACCAGTGTCGAGGGTATTCGGTCCATAATGGAAAATTTAGTTAAAACTGATACTGTTTACGACATGGTAATATTGGATTATGCTCAAAAAGTGAACATATCCAAAAAGAATCCAAATATGAAGCAGGATTTGATAATGCTCGAAATGATTAGCATGTTCGATTATTACAAAAACTTTTATCCTGGAGTGTTCGTGGTAATGTCTCAGCTTTGGCCAAACGACCATGAAGGTACTAAGAGTTTTGAAGAAAGAATCAAGGGATGCAAGACTCTAATTACGCCCTGCACGGTAGCTCTTGAGATTGTGGCAGATAAAGAAAACTTAATGACTAAATGGATTGTCCATAAGAATCGTTTTCTACCTAGTTTTGAGGGCGGAACTATTAAGACGGGTTTTGATAGGGGACATTTTATTCCTTATACCGACCAGTTTAAAAAGATGGTTAATTCAAAAAACGATGCCAAAGAGAGAAATGGCCTTGAAGCTTTAATTGCTGAACCTAAACCCGAAACCAAGGAGTAAATATGCCTACTAGACAAGAAAATGAAGAAATGTCCGCACTATCACTAGAAGTTTTTGGAAGCAAATCCAAATGGAGAAAAGTATTAGAGAACGGAGAAACAACAGCTGTATTGGAAGATGCCGCAGTCCTAAGCAAGGATGGCAAAACCATAGAAGGTACCAAAAAGGTACAAACCATGCACATTGGTCCGAATGGCGGAGAGATTCCAAAGTTTACTGTTATTAGATATACCGTTGAAACGCTAAAGGCTCGTATGGAAGAAATGAAGGCAGAAAGAGACAAAGTTATGGCGGCTATTGCTAAATTTCAAGAAGAACAAAAAGCGGCACAAGAAAAGAAGCAACGCGACGAAGTAATAGAGACTTTTGGGGCCATCGATAGAATGTCTGGAACGGCTGTTTCTGAAGCGGTTATTCCTAAGACAGATATTGCCACATCAACGGATATTTTCACTTGACTAGCTTTATGATCGTTTAATATCACTATATGAGCGATAAAAAGCCCCATAGCTATTGGACTAAGGATAGATGCAAAGACATCGCATTGAAGTATGACGCAAAGTCAAGATTTAAGGCAGCAAATGTGGGAGCTTATCAAGCTGCGCGTAGAAATAAATGGCTTGAAGAAATAACCTCCCACATGAATGCCGGCAAAAATTACGACGGCTATTGGACTAAGGATAGATGTAAAACAGAAGCGCTGAAGTTCAAAACGAGGACGGACTTTTCTGTTTATTCTGTAAGCGCATCCTCTATAAGCTACAGAAATGGATGGATTGATGAAGTTTGTTCTCATATGGAAATACAGGGGAATAGCTTCAAGAGAGGGCTATACGCGTTTGAATTTGAAGATAATTCTGTCTATATAGGACTTACGTTTAACTATAAAGAAAGATATCTAAATCATAAAAATCGTAGTAAATGGTATAAGGAAAAATTAGGAATAAAATATATTTTTAAAACTTACGATATTTTTTATCCTAAAGAAATGGCCGGAAAAAAAGAAATACAGCTTATTGAAGAATACGCACAAAAAGGATGGACTATCTTGAATAAAGTTAAGGGAGGGAATTTAGGCGGCAGCATCCTTGTTTGGACTTATGAAGAATGCAAAAAAGACTCCCTAAAATATGATTTTATCAGTGAATGGAATAAAAAATCCCCAGGCGCGTACAATTCAGCTAGGAGAAATGGATGGATAAAAGAATTTACAAAGCACATGACTATATTTTCAAAGCCCAAGGGATACTGGACGAAAGAACGATGTAAAGAAGAAGCATTAAAATATATAACAAGGACCTCTTGGTGTAGAAATTCCCCGAGTTCTTATGGGACTGCGAGTAAATATGGTTGGTTAAAAGAATGTTGCGAGCATATGTCTAAAATACGTCGTACGGATATATATTGGACATATGAAATGTGCAAACAAGACGCTGGATTGTTTTGTAAAAGGTCAGATTGGAAAAAACAATCTGCGTCCGCTTACGCCTCCGCGTGTAAAAACGGTTGGTTAAAAGAATGTTGCGAGCATATGGAGCCCTCAAAAAGCGTAAAAAAACAAGTAATATGTTTAGAAAATAACAAGATTTTTACATCGGCGTCAGAAGCGGCTAAAGAGATAGGAGCCCATGTCTCATCTATTAAAAGTGTTTGTAGGGGCAAAACAAATAAAATACACGGTTTTTCCTTTAAATATCTTGACAAACAACAGGCTGTGTGTTAACTATATACTATGAGCGATCTAAAGACAATTCTAGATCTATGCTTTAATCCAGATGAAGAAGTAGTAGTCTCGGACTCTAAATGGGCTTACCATAGCATACCAATATCCTCGTTGGTTAGCGGCCAAATCACCCTGGTAAGCCCAAATCCTAAGGTTAAAAACAAGACTGTTACCCAAGAAGACCTTGTTTTATTGGCCATAAACCCTATTAAGGGCTACCGTAACGATGAGGCATGTACCTCATTTCGCACCTTCTTATTCGAACAAGACACAGGAGGCCTAAAACAGCAATTAGACCATTTAAAGGCCCTCCGGATGCCTTATACGGCCACTATATTTAGCGGCAATAAGTCAGTCCATACTTTGGTTACCCTTGACAAAGACCTAGATGAGAAAACCTACCGAAATTTATACTTATGGGCTTTAAATATATCGTCCTTATTTGACCAAAACTGTAAAAACCCTAGTCGATCCGTACGTATTCCGGGAGTTATTAGGCCTGATACGGGCAAGAAACAGCGCTTATTAGAGATAAAAGATAGGGTCAAAGTGGAGGACTTTTTAGCTTGGCTTAATAGATGGGAACATTTAAAACCCCAAGAAAGAGTCAAAAAAGAAAACTTGACAAACGTCGCTAACTACGATAACGTCAGTAAGTGGGCTAAAAAACAGTTGAGTGTAGGGATTGATTTTTCCAAAGGCAGAAATAAGGCCTTCTACGCATTAGCCATGGATTTAGCCTTATCTGGCTTAAGCGAAGATGATGCCATAGAATTGCTAGATCGGTACTATGTTGAAGAAAGAGACTTTAAACGTAAAGAATGGTTAACAACGATATCAAGCGCTTTTAAGCACGCGGAGAGTAAAAAGTAATGGTTAGGGACGACGAGATCAACAGACTAATAAAATACGCTCAAGGAATGGGCCTGTCTGTTCGTTTTAAGCCTTATGTTAAGTACTCTAAAGATATAGCGCAATGGACTATCGATGGAACGGAAATTACCTTTTTTGTTAGGGCTAATGCTTCTAAGCTTAGCACTGTTTTGGATCTCATACATGAACTAGGGCATCACAAGGCCTGGATAGACAATAAAAGAAAATTTGATCCAAAGATAGAAGAAGCTCTGGATTCAGAAGAGAATAAGAAACATCACAGGAAGAGGCTTCTAGATTGGGAAATAGATAGCGCTGTATATTGGGAGGACATCTATAAGGATACTAACTGTAAGTTTCCCTTATACATACTCCATAGACAAAAAGACCTTGATATATGGCAGTACGAGTATTACTATGAAACAGGTAGGTATCCCACGGAAAACGATAAGAAAATTAAATGGGATAAGCTTAAAGAGAAACACAGGAAAACATAAATATGTTATTGTTAATTTATTGGGTATCTGGAATTTCAGTCGGGTTTTTTGGACCAAGAGTATTAGAGCAAATTTATATCTGGCTTGAGACTAGAAAAATTTTAAAGGAAAATGGACCCCGTGAAGTAGACCAAAGTAAGCTTTGTAAAAAGGGAACCCATAATTGGGTTAAAGCCCATATTTATAAAGGGGAATCCTTAGTAGAAGAACAAGTTTGCGATATTTGCGGATATATGCCAAGCGCAAATAAGATGTTTAGCGAAAAAGCTGTAGATAATATGCAACAAGTAACGGCACATGTCGAAGCATATAAACAAATTAAAGAAGATTTTTTAGCACAAGAAATTGATGATATCAAAAAGACTTTTAGTGAAGAAATTAAAAACGGCGTAAGCTTAAATAAACTCTGCAACCTTAGAGATGCCGGCGTAACTTGCAACCAAAGATTTATGGTTTACAAGATTGCCAGGGTTGATGAACTGGAGAAAGTGTATAATAGTGACGCCTAATGAGTGAAGTAAAACACTATACAGAAATTGAACTAAAATTCGATGCTAGCGGAATCGATAGGTTGGAGTTTAAGGCCTTGGCTAAAAGCTTAAACCCCACTAGTTTTTTATATGTAGAGTCTAAAGATGTATATTATGTTAGAGGAAAGGATGACTTTTTAAGATATAGGATGCCTCCAGAATCAACCAGTGACAAGCGGGCGGAGCTGACTTTTAAGAAGAAGCGTAAGGAAGCAAATAACGTAGTTAGGACAGAAGTAAATCTAAGAGTTGATTTAAATACGTCGGATCTAGTAAATGCTTTTTGTGAAGGATTAGGATACAAGAGATCCTTCTCAATTACAAAGCTCTGCGATATATACTACTTCGAAAAAGGAAACATTGTTTTTTACAGCGTTATTGACGAATCAGGCGGTACCAAGCACTTTGTTGAAGCAGAGGCTAACGAAGATATAGGGCTAACCGAGGATGAAGCCTGGGAGGTAGTTCAAGGCTACGAAAAGCTTTTGGCCCCATTAGGAATTACGCCACAGAAAAGAAAACGCTTGTCTTTATTTGAAATGTATGTTAAGTATGATAACGAGGCAACAGAAGCAAAAACAAAGGAATAGTATGAACATCTATGAATTTATGGCCAATCATCCATTTCTAACTTTCTTTTTGGCTATGATAGCCGGAGATACCCTAATTGGGGTAACTAGAGCTGTATTTAGGAGAAAGTGATGAGGGGATATAAACTCACGCAATTGTGGGCACAACAATTAAAAGAGACAACGGAGCTTTGTTCTGTATACTGTAATCGATGTAGAAATATCTGGCAAGAAGAAGTGACCCATTTTGGATTCTTCGCTGGTTATGCTCGTACTTACGATTGTTGCGAGAAATGTATAACTAAGGAAGAGAAAGATAAATTGGGCATTAAAAATGAAACACAAGACTGATTGGGGTCCTGGTTATAGGTTCTTTAAATGTGAAGAATGCCTTAATGAATGGCAAGACAAATCTAGAGACTGTGCTTCACCTAGTGGCGAATCTTGTCCAGAATGCAATGAATTCGTGAGTCCGTACGGAAATGAAAAACATTATGAATGGCCAACCGATAAAAGCGGGAATCTAATAGATGGATAAACAATATAAACACTTATTTGGCTGGGGAGACACTCGTGGTCTAAGAGCCCTAATGACTCAAGAAAATCCATTTCTTTTACTTTTAAGGCCGCCAATCGAAACATTCGGATATCCCCCTCACGCTGGAAATCCAGAATTGGTTAGCAACGCTCAGGCCTTCATTAGAGCGCTTACCGGTTTAGATTATCAATATTTGGTTATTACGAGCGGGGCTACGCAGGCCATAAATGCAGCAATTCATGCCATGAAGGAGACGTATACCGAATATTTAGCGTGTAGGAAGCTTTATTTCCCCTTTTATCCAGGCATAGCTAACAAAAATGGGCTTATTTTAAAAAATGATGATGCTTTAGAATATAATAAAAAAGCAATAAGACTTATAGATTCTCCTGCGAATCCAACAGGCGCCATACACGAAAACGAAGATGGGTCTATTTGGAATGCAATCACCAATATTTGGGATTCTTGCTATCATAGCCCTACATATAATATTCCAAATAACTGCAGTTACCCAAAACATTTAGCTATGGTTGGTAGTTTTGCTAAGATATCGGGGATAAATGGAATTCGTATTGGATGGTTAGCGACTGAGAGCAAAGAGGTTTATGATTCAGCAGTTAGATATGTCTCTTACGATACTGTGGGGGTTAGTCAGGCTGACCAATGGTTAGCCAATAAGATGATCAAAGAGGTCAATTGGTCTACTTATTTGGACAAATCTAAGCGCCTAATAGAAGATAACAAAGATGAGTTTATGAAATTAAGCCGTTTATTTTCTGATCAACCCATGCCAAAAGTAGGGATGTTTTACTTTGCAGAAGTAGACCAAGGACTAAGGGATTTATTTGAAAAAGCCTCGGTCCAATTTATGGACGGAAGAGCCTGTGGAGCTGATTATGATAGTGTTAGAGTTAACCTAGCTAACAGTAGAGAAGACACTAAGAAAATGGTAAAGGAAATTTTAAAAAATGACAAAATTTAGAGAATGCGGCCTATGTACTGACGAAAAGCCATGTAATTTTGCGGGTTGTCCAGATGATCTTAGAGAGCAAGAGGAAGAAAAAGAACCCCTAAGAATAGACTTACTATCTATCAATTCTAGAGTCAAAAACATTGCTTCGGATTGGGATGCTCACCTGACACCCATGGGAACAGCACTGTGTAATGCCTATTCAATTGTTTTAAAAGATCTGTATGATTTTGCAGATAACTTACCCGAAACTCATAGGCAAGAATTAATAGATTTACTTCAATCTAAAGAAAACTTTCCCAGATATATCATTGAAGTTGGAAAGAAAAATAGTCCAAAGAAGGTGCCGAATGAGTAGCGACATTTGTCCGTGGTGTCATGATGAGATCACAAAACTAAAAGAAGATCTTGCAACATCAGAGCAAAACGTAAAAGACTTCGAAATGCTAGCGCTTACTTGGAAAAGCGCTTATGATAAAGAAGTTCCCAAATTGAAAAAAACGCTAATGGAAAAAGACCAAGTTATATCCTCTTTAGAAGATCAAATCAAGGAAATGAAAGAATGGGCAAAAGCATTAGATGACTAACATTTTAATGCGGGCAAATAGCGCTGCCGATCGCCCTAAGCATGTCCATGATTCCAGAGCCAATCATATACATAGCCAGTAAACATAGACCAACTAGGGCTAGACCTCTAAGATCTTTCAATTAGCTTCCTACTAACTCAATACAGATTACATTTCTTCCAGCGGTTGCGGATAAAGTAGTGGAAACATCGCTAGCGGCTTGTATTGCCAAAGTATCTCCGGCATTTAACCAATAAGTTTTGGTCGATGACAACGCATGATTTTGAGCAGTGCTAGAGCCGAATTGAATAGCGACTAAATCTGCTTGAGCCGACAACCCTTCTGGGACAGAAGTACATAAGGTATATGCCGATATGTATTGGGTTGACGTTAAGCTTGGAGCTGCAAATAGATTGAAGCTAATTCTGTATTTACCGCTAACAGGCGCTGTAAAAACACCAGTAGAGCCATTAAAAGCATTGTTGCTATCATATACTTTTGTTGCAAATGGAACAGTTGCTTGGCCTGCTATGGTTGTCCCCGCTGTATTTTGATATTTACAATTAACGCTACCAATACTAGGACTTGATCCTGCGCCAGAACCGCCTACCATATTAATCGATAGGTAAGATCCGCTATATCCGGATCCAGATCCATTAGTATAACTAGGGCCGGTTATATTAGCAGCCTGAGTTTTTACTGTAATTGCATCTCCAGCATTACAGAAAATAATTTTAGATGCAAATACCGGTAACGAAGATCTTGATCCATCAGATAGATTGGAGTTTGTAAAAGCCTCAACGTTATTAACAAGAACTTCTACAACAGCAACCGATGTATTAGAAATTGTTCCAGCAAGTTCTATTAGAACGGAAACAGAATAAAATCCAGAGATAGGAACAGTATATGTTCCATTAGAAGCGTTATATCCCGCCGCTGTATCCTTGTCAACCTGATTAGCTGCCCAAGTGGTTAAGTTAAAAGAACCATTTAAGGTACCTGTTGGAATTTTTTGAGGCAATATATCAAAAGCAACGACTGGTCCGCTGCCCGATCCGCCTGACGTATTTAAGTAAAATTCTTCAACGTAGATGGCACCGTTACCGCCGTTACCACCTGCGGCACCGCTAGTTCCAGCAGATCCGCCAGATCCGCCGGATCCCGTAGTAAATGAATATGTAGTTGCGGGATTCGTTATAATAAATTCTAAATAGCCGCCTGCGCAACCGCCGCCGCCAGCTCCACTGCTTGATACATCACCAGTGCCTGCCCCGCCACCGCCCGATCCGCTATAGTTTTCTGCTGATGCTCCCGGAGCAGATCCAGATCCAGAGCCGCCGCCGCCAGCGCTTCCAAACGGACCACTAGCACCATTGCCTCCGGTCATTCCCACCGATGTTGCATTAGTAAATGCGCCGCCGCTACCGGTTCCGCCAGTTAAATTTACTAAAGTGGTGTAAGCCGGAGTATTAGAGCCGCCTGAGCCCGGTCCGCCGCCTCTTTGCGCTCCGCCGGCTCCGCCGCCAGCGGTAGCTGCGCCAAACGTCGTATTTCCTCCACCGTTAGCCGCAGATCCTCCGCCAGTACCGCTACATCCGCCGCCGCCGCCGCCGCCAACCATTTTAACTTGGATATATGACACGCCAGCAGGAGTCGTATATGTTCCAGAACTTGCGGTCAGAACTTGAACGGTAGGAGCCTTAGCTGTTCCAATTCCGAAAGAACTGCTAGGACCTACGAAAAAATTGTCTACATATAACGCGAATGCGCCAGCAGATGCATTGATATTTATTAAAGCAAGTTGGTAATTGGTGCCATTAGATGAAGTTTGAAACGTTGCGTTCAAGACTCCAGCGCCAGAACCTTGAATCAGATTGTATACGCCTGCAGGTTGAATCCAAACAGCGTTAGTGACATCGTATATATACACGGCATAGCTGTTGGAAGAGGTGCCGCTAAAATTCAAATTGGAAGCGCCAGAATTGGCCTTATAGTACAATTGAATACTCATTGATTTTGATTGATCTTCAGAATCAATAAAGAAAGCGTTGGATATGAGCATATCTCCAGCGGTAGAAGCTGAGCTTGAAGCTAAATCTCCAGAATATAATCCGGCAAGTTGGCCAGAAGATACGATCGTAAAGGATAAGTTACCGTTAGCAGCTGTTCCACCGCTCGAAGAACTAAATGCAGATCCAGGAGTAGCTGTAGAGCTGGGGATTAGGCTAGATAAGGCAGAATGGGCCAATGACCATCCCGCAGTAGAGCCTGATTCAAAATTGCCATTTCCGGGATTGGGATTACCGCTACCTAAACTAGGAACATAATTCGAAATGTAGTTTTTACCAGAAGAAGCTGATGTTCCGCCAGAAGCGGAAGATGTAACGGCCCATGTTCCAGCTGAAGTTCCGATAGTTTGAACGGTAATGGTTAGAGAAGATTTTGGAGAAATAGTAGAATAGTTTGCTCCGCTAGCATCAGTAAAGGCTGCTCCGCCGTTAAATTGCAGCGTTAAATTACCCGTACTTTGATTATAAATATTATAGAATTGCCCGATAGACATTGTAGTCGCATCAGGTAAAACAATGGTCTGAGTCGTACTTCCAGTAAAAACTTGATTTTGTTTACTGGTATTGACTAAAGTCGTAGTGCCTGCTGCCGTAGCGACAGTAGCCAATTGCTCAACTAATGCCCCAAATCTAAAACTTCCCATTGAAAACTCCTTTAAACCCTATATATCATTAAAGATTAACATTTATAAAAACACAAAAACTCTTTTAAAACCATACACTTATGGAGTCAAACTTATCACATAATAGTACAATGAATAATTGGCAGACGCCGTAGGCACATTCCAGCTGACCACAAACGTCGTGCCTGTCTTGGCCGTAACCAACATTGGCTGAAATTGAACCGATGGATCAGTGCTATTAGCCATAGTCAAAGCGACAGCGTAACTTGAAGTATTGTAGTTAATAGGCAATGTAACAGTTACGGAAGTTTGAGCAGATCCTATAGATACCTTGCCAGCAGGAGGCGGTAGAGTGTAACTTTCTACATAATTTGCCGAGTCTGTAGGCACGTTCCAATTGGAACTGAAAGCGCTACTACTTTGAGCCGTAACTACTGAGGTTTGAAATTGTGGAAAAGAATCCGTATAATTTTCTAAAGAGGAAATGATACCATAAGTTGATCCATTCTGCAAAACGGGAACGCTTTGAGACGTAGCGCTTAAACTTAAGGTAGATTCCCCCGTAATAAACGCCTTGAATGGTACGATATAAGAAATAGTGTAGTTATTGCTACTTAAGGGGGCATTCCATTTAAAGGTAAAACCTGTGGTTGTTTTGTTAGTTACGGTAATTTGTTGAAACTGAGGAAAGGAGTCTGACGTATTTTCAAAAATTGCATAGATTACATATGAAGTATCTTGCTGAACGGGAATCGAAACGGTCAGACTTGTAGTTCCAAGCCCAGAGGTTAGAGCAACTTCTTTGGCTATGTAGATAGCGTTGCCGGTGATTCCACCTAAAATAGCATTAATCCTAGCTAATATATCGTCTAAAGTATCGTCAGCCGGTGACCCAATATTACCTAGGGCATCGTAGTTGGCAACTTGTCGGCTAGATAATGGTTTAAGTGGCATAATACATCCTATTATATATCATAATTAATTATTCTTATTTGCTTGCCAAGATAACAAATAGTTGGCGGTTGGTACTGGGGCATTCCATGTAGCCGTAAATCCAGTAGTACTTTGAGCCGTAATAGTTATAGGCTGAAATTGTGTATTGGAATCAGTAGTGTTTAAAAAGTTGGCTGTTACACTATAAGAAGTATTAGCATAAGCAGTACTGAATGTAACGGATACTGATGTGCCGCCGTTAGAAATGGCGGTCGTGCCTGCAAATATTCCCAACATCGTCAATACTTGAGCAGCGGTTAAATCTGCAGCGTTTGCTGTTCCACCAGTATTATTACCTTTAATGGTGAGCGTTGCCATTTGAGATAAATTACTATTAGTGACCACATTAGTGCCAGAAACGCTCCCAGCTGATCCCGAGGTATTTTGATTTAGTGTCGGTACATCGCCAGCGGCAATCGTTCCCCAGACTGGAGCAGCTGATATTGTTCCGTTACCCGTTTGAGTTAAAAAGTTTTTGGTAGCGCTGGTATTTCCAGCAAGTCTTGTAGCCGCAGGAGTTGCGTTTTCGTATATTATGTCGCCCAATGTAGTCATTGGGTTTGTTAATGGAGCCGTGCCATTTGAAGCGGCGGTTATTAAACCTTTCGCGTTAACAGTTATAGAAGCATAGGTAAATGAACCAACATTCGCATTAACAGTGGCAAGAGTAAGAGCTGCGGATCCCGGCCCCGAAGCAGTGGCATCTCCCGTTAGGGCTGTAATATAATTTCCAGTAGCTTGCTTGCCGGCTAAATCTGAGACCAAATTAGTTACTTGGGATTCTGTGATTAGTATAGACGTATTAGAGGCGGCTGTAACCAATCCCTTTGCGTTGACGGTAAAGGTTCCAACAGAAGAAGCAGTTCCAAAAGATCCAACATTTGCGTTAACAGTAGCTAGCGTAGTAGCAAAAGATCCCGTTCCACTACCTGTTATATCCCCAGTTAAAGTTATTGTTTGGTCGCCGGTATTTGTTCCGGATAGATTGGAGGCAGAAATTGTGGAAGCAAATGTTTTAGCCCCACCAATTGTTTGTGCTGCCGAAGTGATAAGTCCTGGATGAGTTCCATCAGCAGGCTGTAAAGTTAAAGCTTGTCCAGATAATGACGCGCCATTAGCAGAAGGAGTCGATCCAACCGCTGTAAGAGTGACATCTCCTGTATTTGTACCAGAAGTACCGAGCATCGTTTGAACTTGGCTTACTGTCAAATCTAAAGCATTTGCTGTAGATCCGGTATTATTACCCTTGATGGTATTGGCTGCCATTTGAGCAGCTTTAGCATTTGTTACGGCATTATTAGCAATTGTTGTTGCGAACGAACCTGTACCCGATCCTGTGATATCGCCAGTAAGAGTTATAGTTTGATCGCCGGTATTTGTTCCAGAAAGATTTGAAGCAGCTAATGTCCCGGTGAACGCAGTATTACCGGTTCCATTATTCATCACCATCATATCTGATGTGCCGGGCTGACCGCTATTAGATATTCTGAACTGACTGCCCCCGGCTTGATGAACTCCAGCGGTCCAAGTAGATGCGCTTAATCCTTGCACGCTCCACCAAAGGTGAGGGTCTCCTCCGCCTTGTTGAACTTGCACTCTTAAATGAGCGTCCGCGCTTCCGCTTACATTGTTTGTATTTTGTACTAAAAAAGTAAGTCCGCCAGATGAATTCGCCGAAACAGTGGTATCGGTAATAAATGTTTTAGCACCTGCAAAAGATTGGGTTGTATTAGAAACTACACCAGGATTTGTTGCGTCTGCTGGCTGTAAATTTAGCGTACTTCCAGAAATACTGGCAGCATTTGCGTTTGGAGTAGACCCAACTGCTGCTAATGTAATACCTGCGCCGGCAGGAGCCGCCCAAGTTCCGTCAGCTCTTAAAAAATTTGTAGAACCGCCGCCCGATCCAGGAACGACTCCTTGTAGGCTAGTCGTAAACAGATCAAGATCGGCAGTTAATTGGGTACCTGTAATATCCGCAGCGTTCGACGTACTTCCAGTATTGTTGCCCTTATAAGTATGGGCAGGCATCTGAGCTAAATTACTATTTGTAATGGTATTCGTGCCGGATATACTTCCAGCGGATCCAGTAGTGTTTTGATTTAAGGTGGGAAAATCTCCAGCAACGGCAATCGTTAGAGCGCCAGTCCCAGTGGTAGATTTTAGAATTCCTGTACCTAATCCGGAAGTTCCGGCCAAATAATCCGTGCCCGAGATAGCGGCTGAAATCGCAGTACCATTACCCTTTAATAAACCTGTTATGGTTGTTGATAGGGTTAGAGTAGGGGTAGTGCCGCCAGAAGAACTTCCGGCAAACCCATTGGTGGACGCTATAGAAATAGACGTTACGCTGCCTCCTGGATTGCTTACCCAACTAAGATTCCCAGATCCGTCATTTTGTAAAATTTGGACCCCGGAAGCTTGTGCTGATGGCCAAATAAGGGCGTAGGTAGCAGTGGTGGAAGCGGCTTGAAATGTAAGCGTTCCGGAAACAGAGCCCTTTAAGACTTGAGAGGATTGATTTTGATTAAAGAAAAACGGCGAATAACTCATTTATCATTTCCTCTATTAAAGTAAAAACCAGCTCGTACCGTTGGAAACCAAAGTAACGGATAGCCATTGTGAAGAGAGCGGTTTAGTATTAAGTCCGTCAATAAGCTCTGCTCCATTTGCCTGTATGGTCAAAACATTTGCTGTAGAATCGATCTTTTTAATAAAGAAAATTCTTCCTACTCCTGCCGCTGCGGTAGGTAAAGTTAAAGAAAAAGCACCCGAAGTACAATCTCCCAAAATGACAAAGTCGCTGGCCAAAAGGGTATAAGGGCCGGTTTTGGTAGATACGCTGACGACATTCCCAAATGCATTGATGCCTTGCGGTCCAGTCGGGCCAGTTGGTCCTGCCGGGCCTTGAGCGCCTTGCTTGCCGCTACCGCCAGAACCAGAAAAACGAAACTCTAGTTCATCGTTTACCAATAGTTGAATTTGGATTTGAATTTGATTGCTTGGAGCGCCAATAGCTCCAACTTCTGTATAGGCCGTGCTTTCTTCATCTAAAAATTGACCATTTAGGTATACGCCTAATCTTCCAGATCCAACGGCATAGTACTGTGCTACGTTTCCGTTCCTGGTATTATTAGGCAATGTAATATTTGTTCCAGGGGCAATAGGACCATTTAAGGAAGTCGGAGGGGTCGCACCAGAAGCCACAATCTCCACTACTTCGTCATAAGTAGGAGCATTAATGGAAGATAGGATTACGCCAATATCTTCGTCTAATTTTTTTATACCAAGAGTTAAATTATCGCCATCTTGAATTGTAAAGTTACCGCTGCCTACGCCTGTTTGAGCTGTTGCAAGTGCAAATGGGGCTCCAACGCTAACGTTTGATGGAGAAGCTGCCGTGCCTGCAGAATTGTTTGTTATGGTAACTAAGTTAGAAACATTAGAAGCAGAGAAGTCTTTATAGAAAGTGCTATTCAGAGCAGTAACCAATGTCGCTGCGGTTTGAGCGTTGGTTTGACCAGTCGTAATATCCCATTCGATGCCTGTAGAGTTAGCTATAGGATTAGGGTCGCTACCCGAACCATCTTTTTTAACCCAAACATAATATAGTCTAGCGTTATTTGAAGAATATATTAACCAATACTGACCAGATACCATCGTAGATGCAGCGCCAGTAGTTGCAGTAATTATTTGAGGCTGAACACTATTTGAATTACCTTCCCATACACTATAAGCTTGCACATATTGGGGGGCTGTAGAATTTTCTGACTGGCTTCCAGTATAGATTAAAAGATTTTGAATTTGAGGTCCTGAAACGTTTTCAGAGACTCCATAAGAAAGGTCTAATCCTAACCATCTAACATAGACGCGGGGCAGTGCGCCGCCGTCATCATTACGTGACAATAACCAAGAAGTATTTGGGGATAATGGGACAGAAGCTCTAGCGGCAATAACAATCTGTCTAGCTCCAGCGCCTACGCCTGGAAGATTGTAGGTTCCAAAACTATACATGGATGGAGCACCGCCGCTACCGGTGGACACTCCTCCAAAATTTGAGGTCAGGGTGACTGACGAAGCCGAATCTACGGTTAAGATTTTATAGTAACCAGCGTGGGTTGCGGAAGATAATTTTAGCCAATCACCTGCCAGTAAACTGCCAGTCCAAGAAATGCTGCCTACGGAACTTACAGTAGGACTACCGTTAGTCCAAATTAAATTTGGAGCGATTATAGCATCTCTAGAAAGAGAAATATAAGCAACTTGTCCATCGGCAAGAGTAACTGTATTTCCGCTTGGATTTGCGGCAATTTGATAATCTAAACTCGAGCTGATAACTTTAAAATTTAAAACATTGGACCAATTGACTTGGCCCGGCTGAGTGGCTACTGGATTAGTAAAAGAGACCGTTTCGCCGGTTACAGTGTCCGAAGCTTGAGCAGACATAGTAACAATAGAACCGCCGACAGATAAAACCGTGGTGCCACCAGGGAACGCTTCCCCTGTAATATATTGACCGCTTACAACACCAGCTATAGAGGCCAAACTTGTAATTTGGTTGCTGCCTAGGGTAACATTTCCGGTAGTAGTCAGTACCGGTGAAGTGTCAGGCACAACACCGTGACTTATGTTTCCATTAGAAGTAAGAATAGTGTTTACGGCATCTTCTCTAAGTTGAGCAATAGAGCCGGTAGGTCCTAGAGATGCGGGAGAATACCAATAGGGGCCACCGCCTAAATATAGAATCTGAGTCTCTACAGCATCGATCCAGTCTTTTAAGTCTGTGATGGCCTTATCGCCACCATAAAATGGGTTAGACCCATTACTAAAGGTGGTTACCGGATTCTCAGAAGTTCCTTCAGGCCAAGAATAAGTGTTGAATGGATTTGGACTTGATCCGCCTGTGCCAAGTCTAAATAAGAGTGGGCGAGCATCAGTAATAGAGACGACATTGTTTCCAGAATCAGTCAATACGACCGCTATAGGAAGAATGTTTGATGCCCAAAGAGTAGAGGAGATTACAAGTTCATAATTTAAAACTATAGCAGCCGGAGCAATAATGGAATCTTCTTGATTAGTGGAAGGATCCCAAAGCTCACGTTGAACGTCCGTAGATGCGTCCTGAAAACGATAATAATCTAAGCCAATGTAGTTATTGGCGTTAGGAACAAAGGCTCCGCTAACATTGGAGACTGTAGCGGCGTTAAGGGTAACAGGAGCCGCAGTAGAAGGGACTAAATAAAATGTACCTGATTGGGACGCCGTGGTATGGAGTAGGGCTCCATTAGCGACCACGACCTGTAGGTTGGAGGCGGCACCGCCAATAGGATTAGCGGCCATATTTATAGCAAATCCGTTAATTACATACGGCGAAGAAGCGCCAGATATAAGGGATTGGGCAAGGAGGTCAAAATCAGCGCTAGCAGCGGATTCTATGGCCTTAAGATCAGGAACGTCTTCCCTCATCTGGCTCAATTGGTTAACTCTGCGTGTAATTGCCATTAAAAATCTCCGCCGATCGGTTTACGGTTTCTTACTTAAAGATTCGTATTATTACAAAGGGTATATATCATATCTTTTTTAACTAAAATACTAACAATATCAAAAAGATAAGTAGGTTTTTGTTAAGTTATTGACAGGCCAATCTTTACTATGATATAGTCTAGTGTGGAGGTAGCTCAACTTGGGTAAAAGCAGAACCAATAGAAAAGGTCTATCTAGAGAACAGCGACTATTACAAGAAAATGCCAAATTAAAACGAGAGGTTGGACGTTTAAGGAAGGAATTAGCAAGAGTAGATTTGGATAGGTACGATTCCGTAAAAGAAGCTATTGATGAATATTCTCATAAGCTTATACCAGATACTGGCAAAGATGTATTGGAAAAGATGAAAGAGGCCTGGAGTTGTAGAAAGTGTTCTGGAGGATACCTAGAGATCTTCGTTTTTAATAAGGTTGGCTCTACATACTATTTTCGTAAGTGCAGCTCCTGCGATAATAGAACTAAGAGCCAGCGTTACACCCCAGAAGTTAAAGGCATAATTAAAGACACCAAAATATGAGAAGAGAAGATAAAATGGAAATAGGCGATGTTGTTATTTGCGAAACCACCCAGGCAGGCACTATAGTACAAAAAGATAAAGAGGATACTTGGGTTCTATTAAGAAACGGCGATATCTGGGTAGGCTTAAGCTATAATTGCCGTTTACCGCAAAGCAAAGAAGACTTAGACGCTTGCCCTATAAATGTCAAGAGACTAGAATCAAAGCCTATTCCAAGGGAAGACTAATCGGTCCAATATTTTGAGTACGGATTATTGTTTAGACCATTAGGGCTAAAGTAGATTCCTGATACATCCTTCATTTTATTTTTGTAATCGTTAGCTAAACGCTTATTCCAAACTAAACTGGCTAGCCAGCATAAAATGCTTGTTTTTTTGGTATTATTCTGAAGATGCCATGCAAGCATCCTAGAATCGGTATTGCCTATGTCTGTACCCATACAAGAAATAGCGATAGAAATAGCCGCTACCCAATATAGTGGAGCACATGAAAGTCTAACCAACCAATGTAAGGGATTTAAAAATGACGGGAATGAAGCGTTTACGATGGCGCATAAAAGTTGAGGTTGTCTAATTAAAAAAGACCTAGATGTCCATTTTCCTGGATTGATATTATTAAATGACCCAAAGTATTTTACGCAATCCCACAAAAGTTTCCTTGGGATACTCGTATTACCAAGCTCAATGCAGGCATCGGTAACCCCATACACATCGTCGGGGCCTTCTAAGCTAGCTAAGTGACCGACAGGAACACGGTTTAGTAAACCTTCCGGCCCTATACATGACTCGATCTTTTGGGCATAATCTAACTTATCTTGTTCCGTTAGCTGACCATTCTTTTTTAATATGATATAAAAATCGCTAGTAAAAAGAGGCCCATTATCAGAGCTTGATTGCCTAGGAGAAGGAGTCAATAAGCCGTTATTATCCCAATAGTCAGCAAAATCGTCTTTAATACTCATAACTTAAAGATTCTTATTTTTGTTGACATTTCCTATCAGCTATAGTATCGTTATAACTGGAGATTAATATATATGAAATCAATTAAATTAAATAAGAGCCTTTTAAAGAAACACCCAGCCGACATCCTTGTAGAGCTTGGAGCAGTAGATAAAGAAAAAAAACAAGGATATCCCGGCCATTTGTATTTTTCGGCTCAGGACTATAAAGAATTGAGAAATAACGTTACCAAGTTAGCTAAAAAGGAGCGACCTTACGCTCCAAGCAAAAGTATTCAAGCCACAGTAGGTTGGGTACTTTTAGACTATGGCCCAAACGAGAGTCTTGGCGATGCTATTAAGCCAGGCTATGCTTTGATCGATGAAGAAGCTATTAAGAATAGTAAAGATGCAACATAAATTTAATCCAATAGAAATCTTCACTTCTTTAGATCTTGAAATGGCTCAACCTAGCTGTAAAATAATTCAAATAGGGGCCTGTGTTGGTAATATAAGGACCGGCGAGATACTGGAGAAACTATCAGTTTTTGTTAATCCTAATGAAGAGCTTACGCCTTTTATTATTAACTTAACCGGTATACGTCAAGAAGATGTAGATAATGGATATACGTTAGAAGAAGCCTATGGAATATTAAAAGAAATGCACGTAAGACACAAATCATTCGTAAATCCGGCCACTTGGGGAGGCGGAGATAATCAAGAACTGTTTAAACAATTAAAAACAGAAAATCCAAACTTTGAGGGATGGTGTTTTGGTAGGCGTTGGATTGATGCAAAAACATTGTTTGTTTCGTGGAGATTTGCAAATGGAAGACCTATACAAGGCGGTTTAGCTAAAAGTATGCTTAAGGTCGGATTAAAATTTGAAGGTCGTAAACATAATGCCACAGATGATAGCGTGAATACATTCCATATGTATAGAAGATTGCTGGAGCTTTTAAAAGGTGAAGAATTCCCTAAGCGCGATCGAGAGCAAAAAGAGGAATCATCCCCTTAAAACTGAAGTTTAATTTATAAGTTCCCCTGGCTGGAATCGTATGATTTTCAGAAGTAACTTTTGCTTGAGGAACAAATAAAATATCTTCTTTCGTAGAACGATCACTTACTCTTAAGCTAATATAAGGCGCAGCACTAACATCAGTAAACAATGGTCGAAGGTTTTTAGCTTGCAAACCATTTGATAATTTCAATCGGAACCCATTGACTTGCCCGCTAATCATAATTTTATTTCCAGCTATTTCTTGAGCGTACGGAGAATCAATACCGAAAATCTCATCCTCTCCATAATCTACGGTAAAGGAAATGTCCGCAATCTCTTTATAGAGTTTTTCATTCCAATAAATTTCTATTTGCGCTCCGGTAATGACGACTGGAAGTGATGCCATATTAATTTCCCCCTAGGTCGTTAACAGGATATTGTACAGATATTGGATCTGGTCCATAAACGTACTTGATTTCTGAATGTGTGGTTCCGGCCCCGCCCAACCCAATATCATTGGGGTAAAGTATGACAAAATTAATTGTTATACCTGCAGCCACAACCTGATTGATTAAATCTTGGCAATAGCTTCGGCCCCCCACGACGTCAGTAATATAAAACGGATAACTTGTGCCGTTCTTAGCTACAACAGGAGGAGACTTACTCTGTAACAATCTAATCTCTTGTCCGATAGGATGATCGAACTGCAAACTATTAACTGGGCTTAATAGGATACTAGTACTCGAAGGCACAGCTATAACACTGGCCAATTCTTGAGTGCTGCCACCGTAATCAAATACTACCGAACTTGTGCCGTTAGTAAATCCTGAGCTATCTTTAACTAAAACGACATTGCCTGTGGAAGCATTTACGTCTGCAGTTAAAGTAGAATGAACGGCAGCAACCGTAAAGCTTTGCGTGGTATCGTAGATGTAGGGTCCAGGTTGATTTGGTTCTATTGATACGTTGCTGGCCTGTACTAGATCTGAGACAATGCTTGCTGATCCAGTATACGTCATAGCTAATGTGTTTGCTAGGCTATTATTATAAATTAAAACAACATTATTGCTATTTAAAATAGCAGTTAGACCAAAATTCAAATTATTTATGGCCGCTATCATATTGTTGACGGTCTGAATAATACTGCCGCCGATAGTGAAGTCAACTCCAGCTACGATATTTATAAGAGAAGTTATTCCGAAACTATCCCCAAATGTTGGCTGTGAGTTAAAGGTATAGGTACCTCTAGGAGGATCGTGCAAATGCGCCGAACCTATTCTAGATCTAGACACAACCTGTGTTGTGGCGGGCATGAATATTTGTAGAACCCTAGACGTAGTTTGATAAAGGGCGGCATAGTAACCCTTGGTCTGCAGGGTTTGCTTAATAGGATCAAAAAATAATACAGCGCTGTCCGTTCCTTGAGTAACGACACCAGTAGTACCGATCGGATTGTATACATCAAAATAAGCGCTTCCGGCTACACCGCCAACAGCATCTACAATGGTAAATGTACCTATGTTTGTAGAAGAAGCAAATCCTCCACCGTATATATTAACATAGTTCCCAGGAGATAGCTTACCAACATTAGGATCCGCTCCACCGCTCCATGTAAATCTTATTCTGCCATCTGCTTGAATGCTAAGGGTCCATTGCGTAGAGGCGTTTCCTCCGGCTGATACAGGAGCCGGAAACAACAGAATATTTTGAGCGCTTCCGCCTAATACAGTCACTGTAGATCTTGGACCTATGGTTCCGCTAACTAGTTCTACATAGTTTCCTAATCCATTATTTTTTACATCCGCTAAACCGTTAAGGCCTTGACTACTTAAGTAGGCCACAATAGCATCGACTACTTCAACCGCTTTTGCAGCTGCTATATTTGTAAAATTAGCTGCTTGAAAGGGAATAGTAATGGGAGTGCCGCCATCAAAACTTACAATCAGGGTATCTCCATCGGCCAAATTGTATGGCTCTACAGCGGAAGATGAGTTGGTCGCTTTGCAGTATTCATCCCCAAATATGATATCTAATAGGTTGTTTATTAGATCTCTAACCTGTTTTCTGTTTTTGACCTGAATACCAATTTGCCTAAAAGCATCATCAGAAATACCGATTTGTGGAGGTCTGGTGATTCCGTAGGAAGCCAAAAGTAGGTCGAGGTATTGTGCGCTAGCAGTCGTGATAAATAAATTTTGATTGACCGCATACACACTGTTAATTAGGTAACTAGAGCCTACAGCTAAAGCACTGAGTACAGCATCTGTGTTTGGTCCGCGTATGGCCGGATTAAGATATTGTCGTAATCTAAGAGCTTCTGATTGAGGAGTTACTATCGACATTTATTATCCTATCAATGAAACTGAAATGTTACTAGAATCCAATACGAACGTTTGCTCGGAAGGCTGTACTGCAATCAAATCATCCGTTGGACTATATAGAGGACTCGAAATAGCTACAGATAAAACTCCTGGGACTGCCATGCAAACTGCTACTATGGCCCCCAACGCAATCGACTGTCCTACTGGATTCGAATTTACCAAACTGGACACATTGCTTTGGATCTGCTGCGATACTGCGCTAAATGGAGCGCCCGTTTGTAATCTAACATCAATAGCTAAGTTGACCACTAACGCCAGAGGCTCTCTCACAAATATATCGCTTCCAGCAGCGGCCACACCCGGATACGTAAGAGGGTCTTCTGGATTACCATAAATGATTTGATTTGCCGTCTGAAGCAATCCAGTATTATATTTATATCCATCTAATCCTTGCGAAACAGATAGTCCAAAGTTCAATTTGTTTAGAGCGGTAACTTCGACCCCGGCGCTTTGATTAATCTTCTCATATTGTAGATAGGTATCAAATAAGATTTCATTCAAATTGGTCGTGCCGGGCTGTAGAGCCATTAAATAGGTGTGTTTGTAACCAGTATAAGCAACGCCCTCATTTACATAGAACGATGACAGTAGGCCATTTAGGTTCAAGCTAACTACCGATGTCAATACTCCTGTTATGACTATGTTGTTTTGATCTATAACAGAACTGATAACATATGTGCCAGCATTAGTAGTCCCAAAAGCATTTCCAGAAATAACTAGCTGATCACCAGGAATCGTGGCTTCGTATTCATAGAATTTGAAAGTGCTCCCAGTTATAGTTTTTTCTTCTTCAATAAAATCAGTATTTTTTATCCAGAAGCTATCGTTGAACGTCCTTATAACCCTATAGGTTCCTTGATTTGGGGCACTAAATGGAGCGCCTATGATTACGGAATCGCCTTCCATAACGCCTGTAGTTGCAGTAAATGTAGTTCCTGCAGTCACCACGGTACTTCCTAGTGCGGCGGCGTTTATATTTGTTACTTGAAGGACAGTAGAAGAGCTTCCTGTAACCATAAAAGTTCCGCTGTTAACAGGAGACGCAGGAATATTAATGGTTATAAGATTTCCAATAGGAATATTGGCAAAGGTGGTAGTTCCACCGGTAATAGTATACTGAGCATCGCTAGAGTTTGGGACCAGTGCTACCGTAAAGGTATCGCCATTAGTGCTATTGAAGTTTACAGGAAAAGTTAGATATTGAGGGCTAGAAGTGCTTCCCACATAGCTAAAACATACTAATTCTCCCTGAGCTTCTACTCTAAAAGACAATCCATTTAGCCCGCTAATGACCCTTGGGCTTCCGAAATATCTTTGTGTGAGCGTTCTACCTGTCAAGGTAACAGTAGTAAATCCAGTCGAAGGAGTATTTGGCACGAACGTAACATCGGTATTGACTCCAAGAAGAGTTTGCTTTTGTTGTACATTGGCTGCCTGTAAGAAAAACCACTGATCGCTCAATACATTGCTAGAAGAAATATTTGACGCAGATATTGCGGAATATTGATTCTTTATATTTAAAGCTGAGTTAATGACAGGAAAAGAATATCCATTAGCAGATCCGCCGGCAACTTGAATATATCCTCCAGAACCATACGTATCGCTAGATATTTCTAGTTCTGAATCTCTATTTACAGCCTGGATAACGCTAGCCGTGGTAATACCGCTTACAGCCAACACATTGACAAATTCATACACTTGGTCTACTGTGGTAGGTGTAAAAATTACAGTCTCTCCATTATTAAAGGCATACCCTACATCGCTTGGGAGAGATAACGGTTTTTTAAATACAAATTGAGGCGATCCAGAGACATCGCTGGAAAGTAGCCAGTTTTGTCCGTCTAGAAGTTGAGCGCTGGCATTTGCAGTAATTATTCCGCTCCCAGGAGTGCCGCCAGAACCATCGTCCACAACCGTGGCGGTTACATAGGCAGCTAGATTTGCGGCTACAAAAGCAGCTACCGTAGTAGCAGACGTAGTAGGAGGAATAGTAATGTTGATATTTATAGTATCAGTAATAGTAACAGAGTAATTCAAAGCTACAGCCGATCCAGAATAAATATAACTTACGATTATTTCTTGCCCAGTAGAGCCCCATGCAACAGATCTATATAAAATAGAACTTTGAGCGGTCGTACTGCTCAAGGTCTTTTTTGCTTGCATTAATACTTCATAGTTATTGAAACTAAAATTAGCGCCAAAAGAAGTTATAAAGCTACCGGTTGGAGCCAAATCCTTGTCATAGGCATTAAAGCTATTAGCATCAACACCATAGCTAGTATTGGTTAAGGCAGTTCTATAAAGCGGGACTTGAAAAGTATTCGTTACCGGAAAATTATCTATAATAGCAACCAGGGAATCCTTATTACCGAAGGAAAGAGGGCTAGACAAGAAATACCTATCGTTTACTCTGATTCGTCTTACGTCTGGATCTTTAGTAAATCCAACCGCTGTTCCGGATACGGTGGTTTCTTGTACTGCTTCTCCAGAAGGCTGCTCATCATCTATTCCGCCGTACGGATTTAAAAACGTAATAATTTCGTCAAGATCTCTACCGGATAAAGAGATCGTAGAAGTCATAGAAGAAAGAAAGGTATCTGGCGGTTCAGCAAAAACTCCAGCCGATACCTTACTGTGAAAGAAAGCGGGTAAGTAAGAACTAACGGTATCTTGATAAGCCAAAATAGGATAACTACTTTTGTTGCTTTGGCTAGGAATAAACCCAGCTTGTTGTCCAGAAGCGTCTGCGGTTACGATAAACACTTCGCCCAAAGTATTAAGAGTTCTAGTGCTTATGGTCAAGAACTCTTCTACGGAAACTCCGAATGTAAGAGAATCGGTTTGAGCTTGTAAATATAAAGCTACAGCATCTAAACTGTGAATACCTACTGGTACATTGAATTTCTGAGGAGCGTACTCCATCCTTGCTACAACGAAACCCGACTTATAAACTACGCTAGCTTCGGGTACTACCGAAGCAGCTTCTGCAGAGGTAACTATAAGATTTAGGGTATCATTAGCAGCAGACGTAGTCGTTATAGAATGTACGCGTCCCTCTAATCTATTGGCAGCGTTTAATTCCGCAGACCAAATGATGACATAATCTCCGGGATTCACATTTGCAAAAGCCGATGTAGTGCTTGATTTATACTTTACCGTACTTCCACTAACCGAAACTGTTAAAAAGCTACCGCCCGTAACTCCTGTAGGAATTACAGTAACGGGTTCGTCTATGGCTATCCAAATATAACCTTCCGAAGCAAAATTGATAGATCCGCCATTGATTAGGGAACTCGTAACCATTCCTCTAGTACTTTGAATGCCGGCGGTCAGAGAATCTCCCTGTACAAGAGGTACAGATAATTCAAATTGAGCCGTATTTCTATCTAAAACATAGTCAGCGGTAGCTCCGGTAGCAGACAAGCCTTCTGAAACACTAAACATGCTTTTGGTAACTAGAGTAGAAGAAGGATCAATTATTACTTGCGCTCTATCGCTTACACCTAAATTGCTGGTGATTTCAAGTTGCGAGCCCGATACTGTTGCCGTGATTCCTGTAATTTTATTATTCAATACTTCAGCCCAAGAAGCTAGGGAATTCGATGAGCTTACTGTATTATATAAACCAGTCGCAATAAAATCAGAGTTTAGAATAGTATAAGTAATATAAGAAGTGCCATCGACAGAGATGATGATAGTGTCCCCATTGGTGATGGTATTTGACCATATTCCTTGAGGATTAGAAAAAATAGAAGCGGTAAGTCCATCTTCTAATAAAAGCACGCCATCTTTATATAACCTTAAGGTCTCATTTAGGGTTGTAGGGAAACCCATGTAGTTATTGGCATCTACCAAAGTTGGAGAAGACGGAACCGTTACCTGAATAGCCTCTTTGGCTTCTGCCTTAGATCTAAGAACTACATATACACCGCCGCCTGCCGTAGTAGCCTCAAAATTAATGAGCGTATCAGCATTGATAGAAGCACAAATTTCATAAGCTGTGGCTGCGCCCGGAGCTTGAAAATCGGAAGTTTGAAAAGCATGTTGGGTAGTAACTCCACCAACAGTAACAGCCAAAACATATCCGCCTTGGATAGCAAATGGACTACCAAAAGAAGATTGGACGAATGCCTTTGCTACTGGAGCTTGAGATCCTCCGGTAGCTAATTGGAAGAATTGTTCTCCTCCAATAGCCGAATCAATAATGTGCTCGATTGCAACGCCTGCCGTTTTTGCTTCGTATGGAGTAGATCCTCCGGTAGAAATGAATATAGTGGAACTTCCATTTAAATTATTTACCAAAGAATCTGACGTGATCGTGGCAGCTTCGGTTGTAGATGTAGCTCCAATAAGACTGTTTTTCAAAGCAGTTGCGGTTCCAAGTCCAATAGAAGAAAAAACATTTTGGATCTGAGTTCGCAACTGATCATTGGTTTCGGGATCTGTACCTCCGTTAGTAGGTACAGGGTTAGAGCAAGTAGCGTTCACAAATGGAGGAGCGGCAAATTGACTTATAGCGTTAGCCGGAACATTTCCAGCAGCACCAGGAATAAGTGCAGTGATTGGCACATTGGTAACTGTGGTTTCACCGTCTAAAATAGTTCCAGTTTGGGTAACCGTATACTGTTGGGCGGGCTGTAATCCGTTCGAAGGAGATACAACAATGGTATTAATAGGTACGGTTCTGTTTCCACCCTGAGAAAGAATGATAGACTCGTTAAAATTGTGAAATTTTTGTGTAGGGCTAGAAAGATTAAACTGAAAATAGTTTCCTACGGCAACAATAGACGAATAAGGTAACGGACCTTCACTATTGTTTGTTCCACGACCAATATAAATATTGCCCGAGGACGGGAAACCTACATTAGATCCAGCATAAATAACTACGGAGCCGGCGTTAGATGCGGTGACGCCGGGATATACGGAAGTACTTACCTTTTGAAAAGAAGTATCTATAACATTTACAAATCCAGTAGCAACCTGAGAGGGAGTGATTGGGATCCCAAATTCTGTGGCTATTGCTTGCAAGCTGCTATTAGTAGCATATTGAAGACTGGAATTAAGAACAGTTTGAAATACGTCTCCGCTAGCTCTAGAAACAGATAAAGCCATTACCTTAAGCAAGGATAGAGAGGCAGATCCTACGGAATTAGAAGGAATTCCCGTTGCGCTAGCATATTGGGCTATCATCCCACCAAGGAGTTGATCATAAGATTCTGGGGCTGGTATATTTGGAGTAGTTGCCATTTTTAATTCCTTAATTTCTCTTTATATATCATAACTTACGATGCCAAATCAAAGCTCAACGGCAGAACTCCGTTATTACCTGGAAGTGCCACTCCGACATTTATACTCAAGACTGGCGGATTTGCATTTATTTGTAAACTAACAACATTGGCAAATCTAGGGTCTTGGGTTACTTGTTGATTTATTTGTTGATAAAGCTGTTGCACATTAAGATCAGAAATACTCGTGCCTGCAGACACGCCCAAACCGTAATTTGGATCCAATAAGGATGAATTCAATACAGTTCTGAATAAAGTTCTCAGAGCTTGAACCAAATTGGTTAGACCGTACGCGATCATAAAATCGCCATATTGATCAATAGCTAGATCTCCGGATTCTGTTAATAAAATATCGACCCCGCTTAAACCTGTTAATGGATCGTTTTGGGCAAGTCCAGGAGGTATTACATTCGCTTGACCAGCATATACAGGCTCGGGCAAATCAGAAGGGATAAATATTTTTTGTTGGCTGTTCACCGTATTGGGAAGATAGGCTTGTAGATAAGCGCTATCAGCAGTGGTAAAAGTTCCAAGATCTGGATCGCCATTAACCGATACCAAAAAACTGTTCCCATTAGGCAAAGGAGTTATGTTAGTAATTTGCCTGGATACAGGAACCTGTGTTAAGCTTTTTAGGGTAACTGTTTGTCCAATATAAAGATTTTGACTGCTAGAAATTACGACTTGTCTTCCGATAGCATTTGAAAGGAGCGTCAAACGAAATCCAGTTTGATCTATGTAGGGTTCTTCTAGATTATTAAGCGTAGCAATTTCAATCCATCTTTGAGGGTCGCCAAGATATCTAGCAGCAATTTGTTCTAGATTTAAGCCAAAAGGAACGGGTATATATGTTTTGCTAGAGGGAATATCAAACGGTATCCCGGAAGCATTTGCTAATCCAGACACATAGTTCAAAGAATTGATTAAATTCAAATCGGTAACCTGCGTACTTGCCGTTAAAAAATAAACACCTTGTACGAATTCATATAAAGCCTCAAGAATAAGAAATTCATTAACGCTCATTGGTTGAATTCTAGTAGGAGGAGGAGTTAAATTATACAATTGATTGTAAACCGTACTTCCAGCGCCGAAATAATCGCTTAATTGTACCGATAAAGAAAGAATATTTTCAGCATTAGCTTTCAATTGAGCAACAGTTAAGGAAGTATTTGACAATATTTTATTGACTTTATTTTGCTGTGCTGTATTTAGGGACAATTGACTTAAAGGTACTTGATCCAATAAGTCCACGTTCGCATTGGGATTGTTCAACACGGCAGTAGCATTATTGGTTTGCTGTGCATTGGCAATCGTAGGCCCAAGTTGTCCGCCGCTTGCTGCAGTTTGAGTGATACCATTTCTTTGATTTGTGGCAGCCAGTATAGTTTTGACAGCAGCCGCTGCCCCAGGAGTAGAAGTCGATGCAAGTATAGCGCTAGAATTACTAAAAGTATATTGTTGGATAGCTGAATTAAAATCTCTCGCAATACTGGAAGGCAAATCAGAAGCAGCAGCTCCGACCCCAAGCAAATCCTTTACAAAAAGGGCCGTTTGGCTCAATACGTTAAAGACCCCGTCTACATCGGCTCTTACCGCACCAATAACCCCTATAGCGGAGCTACATACAAGCCTGGCTTCTGTAATACCATTTAGAATTCTTTGTAAAATTCCAGGAGTGATTTGGTATGCAGATGCAGGAGATGGATTTTGAGGAATCTCCATCAAATTAATTCTGCGCCAGCCCTTAAATTGTAATTGATACATTATCTCCATGGGCTTTTGGGCAGACTGTTGCCAAGTAAACGCCATTGGAGTAACTACATAGGACTGATTCTGTTTTGGTATATCGAAAACTAAACGCCATCCAGAATTAGCGGGATTTCTTTTCGCTTCAGCATATTGTTCTAAAAATTGTTGTAAATATAAAGCTTGATAATATCCGCTACTGGTTGGACCAAACTGAGATCCTGGATCTGTGGGTCCAATAGTGTTGGGTTTACTGTGAGGGCTATTCGTGGTAAAGGTATTAACTACACTAGCAACCTGATCGATCAATCCACTTACGGCAGAAAGTGTACCCCCAAATAACGATTGGATAATCGAAGGACTTTGTGGAGGCTTCGTAAGATTTTCTCTATAAGGCCACACGCCCATTGTACCAGACGCACTAATAGATTTAAATATGACACCGTTATGCTCTTCTAAAACGCCTCTTAAGGTAGCGGAAGTATTTATGGCGTATTGATCCGTTATGCTAAGTTGTTGAGGAGTAATCGGTAAATTAAATATCCAATTGTATCCCAACGGCTCAAATATTAGCGTAGCGCTTCCTTGTTGTTGCCCTGCAACCACTTTAACTATACTGTCAGAGTTTCCTTTACCGACGAGCCTGTTGTTATTCAGGGTATCGATAACCATAAGCCTATAAGGGAATAGTTGGTTCCATCGTTCGGGTTGAATATTGAACGGCGCATAAAAGGGGCTAGTGGAAGGAGAACCGCCTTCAGAAGTCCAAGGCAATGGTTTTGGACTTTGTTTCTGTGTATTTCCGGACGATAGACCGAAAGCCGCTGCGGCCTGATTGCTCAGATCGCTAATAGCGCTTCCTATACCTAAATTGCCAGTACCATTGTCAAAAATACCCATATTAGTCCTATTCTAAAGATTGCGATTTTGGCACATATGATATATATCATAATATGAAGCATAGGTTTAAGGCATTAGCTATTGTTTTTATTGCAATTTTACCCATTTTAGGTTTGACCGGATGCTCAGAATTTCCTCCAAAATTAGCCCCTGAATATAAAGGTGTCGATCCCAAAGCTGCTAAGCTCATCAAGGAATATAAGGATTTAGCCAAGATCCAAGGAATTGCCTTTGATAAAGACGTAACCGTTGGTTTTAAAGAGATAAACAATGGAAACGTAATTGGGCTATGTACTTATGGTTGGGGATGGCGCGAAATTGACATCGATTCCGATTGGTGGTATAGATCTTCAGAAATAAGTCGGCTTGCCCTAATCCTACACGAAGCGGACCATTGTTATTGTGGCAGAAAACATGACTACGGTAATGGAATAATGTATCCGGAAACCAAAATTCAAAAAATTAGAGAAGATATCGAATGGTCATTCACTAGAGGACCCAGAGCCGGTAGGTACGAAGATGGCTGCCCATTGTCATTTATGTTTCCGGTAATTTTAGACGACTATTGCACCACCACACATTATAGCGACTACATTATTGAACTTTTCGAGAGATGTGAGCCGTATTAAAGCCATGATTGATTCCTACGAAACAAAAAACATCATATTTGTTTATAATGAGCTTATCAAACACGAAAGTAGAGCGTGGGGTGATTTAGATAACTATTTAGAGCTTTTAGATTACCTCAATGACCTAGAAATATGCAGAGAAGCCGCAGCACTATATTTTTTGCATAAAACTAAAAACATGGGATGCAATAAAAAACATGCCGAGGGTCATTGGTGTTTTGCTAGAAGTATCTTAGATGCAGTAGAAAGTATTTTAAATTTATATGAAGAAAACGAAGGACTGCATCCTAAGAATAGGTACATTTTAGGCTATTACTTGGCTCTTACGCATGACGGTCAAATTCGCGAATTATTGGAATCTGAAGGGTAAAATACTAAGGCCAGAAAGACATCTGGTGGCCGAAGTCCTTTGCTTGGCATCTCCGTGAGCAATGGAATGCAGGATATTTCTTAAAATAAGGTTATAATGCTTTTCCGCTTCGGCTCGAGAAAAAATATGCTCTTTTTTCTTATTCCTGTACAAGTCATACCCGATCTGAACGACAAAAGAATCGCGTTCTGCATTCAGAATCTCTTCTACGGTATAGCTTACGAAAGGATTTTTAGTGCTCATGGTTGCTCACGTACCTATTATATCATATCTTAATTATTGAGCTTTTTCTAAAAACCCGATAGGGCATATTTAGCAACCGACAACGTAGCCAAGTCATACATTACGTGACAGGCCATAACAGTACCAAAACCGACCTTAACGCCATATCTTATGGACACTAAAATATAAAGAGACAAAATAGCAGCAGCTAAATTTCCCTGATATCTGTGCCCTAATCCGAATTCTAGCATCACAGCGGCCAGAACTATGAGCCTAGCGGGAATGAGCCATTTACTATTGCCTAGGAATCGCCTTAAAAGAACAATAGGAACGGCATGAGCCATGTCTTCCCAGCCTACAAACAAGGTCACGCCCAATGGTAAGGATTTCACGGTAGATAGAGCTGGATTAATAGCACCATTCATAACTTCTATTCTTAGCATAATATATCTATAGACAGATATCATGGCTAAAAATCCGCAAAACTTTAAAAAGGGCTTCAATTTGAAAGCAAGTAGATATCTATATTTGGAATTCCATACAGCATAGAAGGTAAATGCGCCCAACATATAATACGGAAACATGCGACTAAAGAATTCCCAAAAAGTCATAAAATACCCCTAGTTAAAGATTAGGTCGCAGCTCCGGTACCGTTTCCAGTGCCGCCAATTCCGCAAACTTGAGTTAGTCCGGGAGAACAAGATCCAGTAATAGTGACAGTACCCGTGGAATGCTGTTCTATGAGCAATACATAGCTTTCCGAAACGGCTTGAGCAAACCTGGGCCAGAAACGACCTACGAAACTAGGTGCAGCTGCAACTATAGCTGCCGCTATTGCTGTAGCGGATAGTCCGCTAAATTGACCATCTATAATGAGGCCTGTGCCCATGTATATTTGGGGATGAACAGAATTAAGGGTCCAGGCTGTAGGATAATAACTTAAAAACGCATCATTAATCCCATTACACAATGCCAAAAGATATTGCCCTGAGTAGTTGGAGGGTCCAGGCGGATATGGATCGTGAAGAGTGTGGCCAAAATCAGCTATCACGTAGTTTCTTATCCTGGTATACAAGTCTTGAACAAAAAATGTAGGGTCTGTGATAATGCCAACTCCGGTTCCGATTCCCTCGACTAATGGAGAGCCTTGCTGACCCGTATCATTGGTTACAAACGCTATAGTAGGACCGGCGCTAATTATTCCCGTTCCGACAGCATTAGCAAAAAGTATATAATAGGAAGGATTATGCTGAGCCAATGGATGAATGCCTCGACCTAGAACTGTAGCAAATCTACTATCTACATCGGCTTTTACTATAGCGGCGAATGCGGAAGGACTTACTGGCACAATTGCTCCTTAACTATACATCGATAAAAACTGTGGGACTTGGCAGTACCGGGACGCCAGTTATGAAATCCACTACCGAATAGGTTCCATTAGAATCTATGACCCCTTTACCCGGATCCGAACTATTTCCGTTCAAATCGATTTCCGGTGCAGTGACCATAACCTTACCCTTAGCAGTTATATCACAATCGCCGCTAACATTTAATACAGAGTTTCCCGTAACATTAGTTGTAGAATTTCCAGAAATAGTCACATTGTTGTTAGCCTGAGTGTTTATATCTATATCGCCCTTAGCAGTAATAGTAATAACGCCACTCTTAGCCATATTTAAGGTTGTTGCCTGGTTTGTGACACTAAAGCTTCCATCGGTTGATATTTGTACTTTTGTTGTCCCTTGACTAGGATCTATAACATTTCCATCATTGTCCGTGGCACCTTTAAAAGTTAAAGAAGTTGACCCATCAGGATTTATGGCTATATTGACGCCATTATATTCGCCCTGAAGTCTCGGTTGGGTATCTACTAGGGCAGTTTCTCTATCTGGATGAGGGAATCCACCTACTATCATGGCTTTATTAGACGTTCCATCTAAACAAAGCAAAAGAACAATGCTTCCGTTTTGACCGGCAAATCTCACCGCCTGCCCACTATAGGTCTGTTGGGTTTTTTGCCTAAAATTCATTTCAAAAAAGTCAGCTATTCCGCCCAAGGCATCGCTAGATAGACATTTTCTATAATTGATAGTAGTAGCGCCGCGATCTTCGTTTTGTTGCACGGTCGTAACATCGTACTCCGTAGCTAGCTTAGTTCTATTTTCGGGATCATTTACAGAATAAGAAGCTACAATGACACCGGCCCTAAGAGGGGTATCTCTATAACTTTTATTAAAGCCTTCAAGTCTAGAAGACATGGACTCATTCAATAAGCCAGAAGGAAGAACGGTGCCGTTATCTAAGAAATTATTCATGTATCGCTATTCTCCCCGCCACCAGTTCTTTGGGGGCTATTTATATTGGTTCCTGTATTTGGTTGTTGGAACGGATTGTTTCCTGGGTGTGGCGTATCTGGATTTGATGGGGCATTTCTATAAACAATATCTTGACTTTCTGAAACACCTGGCAAAATCTTCTTATTGTTGTAATCATTTTGTCTATAATCGTAAGCGTTAGAATATACCATTTCAGCATATTTGAGCGCTGACTTAGTAGAATTTATACTTATTCCATGGCTTACACTTAAAGTGGTAGTAAAGTGTTTCTTGCCATCGCCTACAGATATTTGAGAATTGTGGGTAATTTGCTCTATGTGATAAACTACTCCATCAAACTGTAAGTTATCGCCTACGGCTATTGGGTCTACTATTCCAACACATTCTATAGTTCCATTCATCTTAAGATGGCCGCCTATTAAGCAATCTCCCATTATCTTGGCCCAAGAAACGCTCTGATATACGGTTTTTTGACCTTCGACCACCGGTTCGTCGAATAAAGAAGTAACAACATAAGGCCTTAATCCACTTCTTTTTACGTCATCCACGTCATAAAGATAATTTTTTTGGGCCGTCTCTTCGTTTAAGCTATACCCCTCAGGCCCAAATGTAGACCTGCCAAAATATTGCACAAAGTTGATTCGAGCAGATTCATCTCTTCCAAGATCGAAGCTGTAAACTAGGGCTGGATTTAAATTCCATCTTGGCAGATTCATAAATCTAGTCACAGGAAATTGGTTAGCGACAAAATCATCGTTTGTGAATGGAATCTGTCTAAATACTACGGTTGGCATTACGTCTCCGTCAGGAGAAAGCCTAAAACAAGTAAAAAGTTCATTAATAGGAGCATTCGAAAATTGATTTAAAATAGACCAAACCTGTACTTGATTCCAGTATTCTGGCTTAGTAACTGTCTCGCCCTTACATTTAGTATTGGTTACGAAAAATCTTCCGTCATCTTCGCTTATAACAGGATTCAGGCCGCTTGAAGCCGTTTGGCTAGCATTGGCATTATAACTTTGAATACCAAAAAGATAGTTGTAGATATCTTTTGCTGCCACAGCTTGATCGACATTCAATAGTTTACCTAATAGACCGGGGATAAAGAATAGAGTATTTGGACTCTTCACTATTCCCTTAACAAACCTGCCATTATCCCCAATACCGTCGCCCACCAAGGCCTCTATTAAAAACTGCAATATATCTTGAACGTTCGTCAGCCCCTTAGCTCTAACCATGGAAGACCACGCGCCGGCCAGATTGGTGAACCATAGATTTACGTTGTTTTGCTCAGATTGGTCTACAAGATTTTGGTTAAAGTAAATAGTATTATTGAATTCCGTGAAAGCGTACCCATCAATCTTAAAAATCTGCGCTTTTGTCCCCGAAGCTTGGTCTATAATTCCCAATGATCTTCTGACGCTTTGAATTTTGAATACGCCTTTGAAGCCATCTTTAGGTCCATTGATAGGTTGATTAGCCCTAGCCTTATTTGCAACTCTTCTGGCTTCGCTAGGATAGTTAAGCATGTTTACTATGACGAAATCTCCAGGCGCTATCTCTGTTTCATAATTTATATCCGTCATCAATAGAGCCGCAGACATGGAAGGAGTAAGAGTATTTTTATTAGATGTAGTAGTTACCTGAACACAGTCATTTTCCACTACTACCGGATGATTTCTAACGGTAGTATAGTCAACGCCGCCCGACGGTACAGTTCTCAGAGTGTCTCTTTGTTGCCATTGAACAAAGGTCAAAACCCAACAAGGACTGGACTGGCTTACAAGTCCATTTTCATCCTGGCCGTTTCCTGATGGATTTAGGTTATAAGAGTAGGCATTCGTATTTGACATTATTTACCGCCCTGAGGCTGCGTGCTAGACTTGTCATTTCCACCAGTTAAATTGGAGTATAGGCGTTGTAATAATCCAGAACGTTCCGATTCTGGCATTTTCATAATAATATCTACCGTTTGCTTTAATCTATCGTTAAATTTACCAATTGCGTCTGCGGTTGGCACTATTTGATCTTTAAACTCTCTAAATGTGGTCAGCATAAGCCTAGAACTTTCGGCCATTCCCTTGATAGTTTCGTCTTCGACTCTACCAGTTTCTCCGCCTTCTAGTTTCTTATCGGCCATTTGCTCAAAGAACTTATTCCTACCGGCTTCAGTCGCTTGGGTAGTACCTTGTATAAAAGAGTTTAGGGTTTTTGTACTCTTGCCTAGTTCGGGATGTTCGGCCAATAGAGTCAAGGAAAGACTTTGCTGTTCCTCCTGAATTTCTTTAGCCAGTCTCTCTTTCATCATTGGGCTGGTGGTTTTTTCCATATCTCCACGCTTACTAATCAAGCTTTTAGTTAATCTGTCTCCTTCAGGTAACCTATGGATAGCTCCGGCTCCTGCCTTTCGTACGCGACTAACGATATCTTTTTCAGAAGTGTGGTATTTACTAGCCAAAGCCTTAACAGACGGATGATCCTCCGCCAACTGATCTGCGGGTATAGCGGAAAGAGCTGCCCTATCAGTGGCAGACATTTTACCGATTACAGAGTCTTGTAAAAATCCAGCAGCACGCATGACGCCTGAGGGGCCAGTATTAGATGAAGTGATATCGTTAAAAGCTTGATAGGCAGTTTGTGCAGCCTGAATACCTCTATTGGTAGGTTCCGCTATAAATCCACCAAAACGCTTAACCATGCTCTCGATATCTGACTGATTGCCCGTCTCACTTTTAGAAATTACTTGTGTAGTGGCTTCTAAAAATTTTCTATTCTCTTCTCTGTATTCGCTAGAATCTAAGCCGAGTTTATTCCCTTCGGCGATCATTTTAATAAATGCTTGTTTAGACGAATCAGAACTACCCAACGTTTGAGATAAGTTTCCTAAGATTTGTCCGGCATTTGTGATGTCCATTCCTCTAGCTGCCTTCAAGCCTAGCATGGATTCTCTGCCCATTCTAGTTGAACCTCCAGCGCTCATTATTTGACCTGACATCTGCATAGCCATTTGGTCGGTAAATCCGGAATTGATCGCTTTTTCTCTAAAACCGCCAGGACCATGGAAAGAGGAATAGTCTAGACCCAAGGATCTTTGGAATTCTAAATTTCTTGTGGCGTTTTGATTGTACTCTTCTGCTGCCATCCTTTTAAGTGGGTTTTGATTCTTAAGACCTTCGTAAGACTCATTATAATTTTCTGCAAATTCTTTAGCGCGTCTAGCGTTTACGGCTTCGGTAGCTTCCCTAGAAAAAGAAAGAGTATTATATGTGTCTTTATTAGAAAGAGCATGGCCTAAGCCGCCGAGTCCGCCAATAATACCGCCAGCTATATTTCCAACTACAGGCAACGCTGTTCCTGCCATAGCTCCACCTGCGGCACCGGCGACAGTTTCTAAAACTATGCTACCTAGGGCTTTCATCCAATCTCTAGAGGCAGCGCCTTTCATGGATTCTACGGCCATTTTAGTAGCTTTAGCTTTTTCAGGCATGAAGGCCATCTCTAGGCCTTGTTGTCCAGAATATACAGATCCAAGCTCCTTACCAAAAGTTCCCTGCGTGGCGCTTCCTGTAGCCGAAGCAGTTTCTATTTGACGACGCATCAGGTTGCTTTGGATATTAGAAATAACCATGCTGGCGGTACCAAGAGCCGTTAGACCCTGAGCAATACCCTTAAATGGAATAGCGCCCATTCCGCCGCCGGCTCCGCCAACTCCTTGTGGACCGGTTAAAACTTTTAGTTCGCCTGTAGTTCTTAGTTCTTGTTTTTTTAGATCGGCAAGACGTTCTTCGATTTTGAGCTTTCTTTCTTCAGTAGCTAGACCGCTCATTTTTTCTTTATTTAAATCAGATTCAAGTCTTTTGATAATATCAAGTTTACGTTTGGTTTCTTCGAAAACCTTATCGGTTTGCTGTTTTGCTCTCTGTTGCGCTTGCTCAATTTGACGATCACCGGGAGCGCCTGGCAATGTGCCGAGCCCCATAGATTGCATTTTCTGACTTATTTGTTGTTGTTGCTGAAGAAGCCTAGGTTCAGTTTGAATCTTGCTAAGCTGATCTTGCATGCGTTTGACAGCTGAGCTAAACGCTTTATCATCTAGGTCAAGACTGATTTTAAGTTTCTTTTCCATTTAATTTCGATACCTTATCTTTTTTAGCCCTAATTAACCTTATAGACTAAAGATTCAGATTTTAAGCCATATATCCAATATATCATAACTATCCGTAATCTTTCATAAAACAAGAATAAAAAATAGTTCTTGACCAATCCTAACCGGTCATGTAGTGTTAAATATGAGGATAGCAAAAATAATGGCCAAAAAGAATAAGACCGCTAAAAAGAAGACTAATTCATCTAGATCAGAAAAAGAATTCTTGTTAACGTTAATTAAGCTTTCTGAAAGAGCTATATCTAGTAAAAACGGTGGGTTAGACGATTTTTTTGTTCAGCAAACAGCTAGACTTAAAAAAGAACTGAAGGATATTAGGAAAAACTAATGAGAATACTGTTATTAACACTATCTATCTTTTTAAGTAACTTATCTTATGGAGAAGAGGCTTTCTTGGGATATGGATTAGGTATATTTCACGATGCAGATAGCTTTCTTGGCCAAAACAAATATTTCGAGTTAGGGTATCGCTCCACTTTATGGTCAGGCATATATTGGCAATATAAGGGTGGCTACTGGGGCGAAGGATCGTCTGACTTAACTAGAAAAGCTGGATTTTGGGTTTCTAGCGGTCCAGGGGTAGAGATAAGTCTGGATCCTGTAGAAGTAAGAAGCGGATGGAGTTTAGCTGCCATTAGTACTCCAGACACGCAGCTTGGAAGTTCTTTTCCCCAATTCAATGGGGAACTTTATTTAGGGGTTAGGGATAAAAAGGGAGATGGCGCTGGATTCCAGTATGAACATATCTCTTGCGCTAGCTTTTGTTCACCTAACCATGGTAGAGATTTTCTTATTTTTGAACTTAGCCATAAATGGTGAAGGAGCCGTATGTCAGGTTTTATTGCATTATTAGTATTGAATTGCCCCAATTCTTGGACAGGCAAGTATCGTCCATGCGATCAACTTGGAGAGAATGTTTTGTACGTAAATGATAAATACATAAATCGTTATCAAGAGTTTACTTACATGGATAAAAAAGATAAACATACGGGATGCATTTATTGGATTAATTCTGATGAAACGTTATATTCGGCCTTTGACTGTGGAACCCGTTAGAAAGGTAAAAAATGAAAGAATTTGAAGTGCAAACCCAAAAAGAAATTCTTAACCAAATGTTAGCTTTGTATGAGGCTAGATGTCCATATTACTATAACCATGACGTGAGCGCTAAACAGTCTGCCCGAGCTATTCTTGAAATAGCGGCATTGTCTATGCATACTATGCAGCTTCAAATGAAGCTCTTAATGCAAAACGCAATTCCGGTGAGTGGCTCAGTAACGGCTCCTACTAAAAAATATACCTATCCTGACGGATTCGTTAGTTCCGCTAGACCTCCATATGACGGATATTACTTTGATCTTAGGGATGCAAATGGACTAGTGGACTCTACATGGCAATGGGACGACAAGAATGAAGTTTGGATCCAACTTTCTGGAACTATCAGAGGCGCGAATGTCGGTAATATAAGCACAACAGGCACTACATTTCCCGTCAATGTTTTTGGAAACGTAAGCGCTAAGATTAAAGAAAAAGGGGACTTAATTAGAGAGTTCGATAAACTTACACAAGCCAAAGTAGAGCCTGTGTGCGAGTGCGGAGCAGAAGCTACAAAATCAACAATGCATTCAAAGTGGTGCCCGAAACATTAATGAGCGATAGAGTAGAATTCATACATAACGTACTAATGATAACAGGATTAATTTTCCTTTTGGTAGTTATTGCCGTGCCTCTATCTATTTTCGTCGAAGAAGGTTTTATATTTAGCCTTTACAAGAAACTAAGATGTAAGCTTGGTTTCCATAAAATGATTAGATATAAGATAAGGTTGTATTATTGTATGTGGTGTAAAAAACCGAGAGACTTTCCTACTATGAAATCGATTGATGGCGGGAATAAAAAACGTAGTAATAAGTATAAATTCTAAGGAGAAAAAATGAAAACTGTAACGATGTTAGTATTTTTAATATTATCTGGATGCGCTAGTATTTCTGAATATGATCAAGGCTGTAGAGATGGCATCAGGGGTGTTTGGGGGTCTTCAGAAAATAAAGAAGATTTTTACGCAAAATACTGTGATAAGCTAGACGCTGTCCATAACTTTGACGGAAGCCCTGGAGATATTAGCAAAGAAAAGAACCCATTTAACAAATTGTGATATATAAGGTTTGGCGGCTGCGCGGGAACGGTACGCGTGACTTATGTGGGTTGACAGCTAGAAGTATGGCCCATATATTTTTGACGGCTTTTATCTTGTGAACTGGGACAAGCTAGTTTGAACCCTATGGAAGCCATGGAGAAACGTAGGGAATTCAGTGTTGGTAAACAATCCAACCCGCCAATTAAATTGTGATATAATGGATTTGGCAGCGATATGGAAAGCTGTGGGTAACGGTATCGATCTATAGAGGTCTACTAATAATCGGGGTAGTCCCCATAAACCGCCACTGGAGACATATAGGGACCATTCAAATAAGCCTGCCTAGGCATCCCTGAGAGGTCGTGGGTTAACCTTCTCATAGCCAGAGTAGTGACTGGCCTGCCCATTTATGATATAAAGAGTTTGGCAGCAGTATGTAAGCCGTGGCGATGCAGTCCCTTTATGAGGTCGGCAGAACAGACTTGGGTAAACGAAATAGCCACTAGATGCGTACGTGAATGGTGAGCAATCCAACACAATTGACCTAATTATGCCCTGAGTCGCTCACTCAGGTATGAGTGCAGGGTAAGAGACTGCACAATAGTCAATTAGTCAGAGTCGCGTCTGACCTGCCATTTAAGTTAATTATGGCCATTTATAGTTAACTTTCCGGAAGTTCCGGATAGTTCATTACTTTAGGATTTTTATGGCTTTAGCCACATCGGACGCAGTAAGCCCAACAAAGGGATTAGTTTTAACTAGATAAGAAGAGATATTATCCATATCTTTAGGTCCTTGATCATCTAGGATGACAAATTTGTCAACATCGTGAGAATAAAGATATCTTTCGATATGTCCTCCACGGCCTTCTTCGGAAAGTTTAGCATCAGTCATCCCAATTACTTTATCAGAGTCAATCCCGTTTTCTTCTAAAAGAATCTTGCAAAACTCAAGTCCTTTGTGGCGCCAAGAAGAAGATATGACGATTTTAAGTTCTGGTTCTTTTTCAAGAAGACTATTTAAATTGAATACGGCAGCCTTAGAGAAGACTCCGTTAACAATGACAACTCCATCAAAATCTAAAAAACATGCGTTTACCATGGGCACCCTTCGCTTTTACCTTTAATTTCTTTGTAGTCGTAAAACTTCATCAGCGAATCAACCGACTTCTTTAAATAGTCTGGATAGCCCGATACTTCACCGCACCAATAGGCCACTATAATACATGGAACCTTATTGGCATCGGAAATATCAAGGATTTTTTTACGACCCTCTTCGTCTCTTGCTAAAAAGAGAGATTGTATATATTCCTTAACAGTTTTGTTGAATCTACCAAGATCTTCAATCATTGTTGCCTTATCTAAAGATTCGTTTTTATGGATTTTTCTTGAATTCTGTTACGTTTTCATTCTCTAGGGTTTTTCTATATTGAATCCATCCACGAAAGTTGCCAGATCTATGCGTGGAATCGGCCAATGCTAGGGCTTGATGCTCCGCTGGGGATGCGTGTATTGGGGCGGCTCCAACCAAACGTCCATACAGCTCTAGGTCTTGGGCTAATGTAGAGCTTGTGCCGTCGTGATTTAGATAGGATACCCTAGCGCAACGAGCGACTGAACGCTTTAACAAAGCGCTTATAAGTTCTTCTCTAGTTTCTCCGCATCCTAGCTCAGAATGGGTATCTAATTCATCCTCTTGTGTAATAAACGGCAAATGCCATTGACCGCACAGCAGTTCCCTGGGACTATTGTTTACATATAAATCGTACATACAATCGGCCAAAGCATGAATCTCTGGCTGGGCAGCTTCATGGCAACGCAGAGCAAAAAAATTATCCCAATCGGTCGCGGTACAAACAACCGTAATATGTGAAAATGGTTCCAGCAAACGATTTGCATACTGCTTATGTACATTTAAGTCTGCTAATTTTTTAGCCTGATCGACAGCCAAATACATAGCTTCAACCCATGCCTTTTTAGCTTCGTATTCTTCTGGTCCAGTTAGAGCCGCTCCTCCTTGCATCCCCTTCTGATTAGTGCTGAAAGCTAAAGGAACGGCAGGATTGTCCAAAACCATCTGAATCTGTTTTGCAACGGGAATAGCTCTAGAGCTAGAAGCGTTACGAGAAAACACGCGATGCGTCATGAACTCTGCATGAATAAACCTAGGATAGGTAAGTACAAATGTAGTCAACCTAATTCCGCTAGGGGCCGAAGAATCGCAAACAATTTCTACCTTAATCATATATGTCTCCTCAAATGTAAGAAAGTCCAAGTAAAAATAAACTGACCGCCATGGCCAAGTCTAACATTGCAAGTGTATGTGTGGTTTCGTGAGTAATCTCAGCTAAAAACATACCTGAAAAAAATACAAGAATCAGAATACCTAAACGCCTCATTGGTTAATCTCCGCATGACCATTTTTAAACGTATTTTTTACGTATTTACTTATATTACTACCCACATAACCAATATAAACCATCCAAATCAAAAATATGGCAATAATCGTAAGTGGGCGTACGTTCATTAAAATACCCACCCTATATTTAGCGTATAGGAGTTAGGAGTTATTTTATTACTTAGATCATTGCATAAGCCCATATTAGGCAACTTAAAGATGATACTTTTATCTCTATAGACCTTATAAACGTACAGACCCGCTCCGGCTAATTCAATCGGCTCTTTTCCAAGATAGTAAATAGCTTCGTTCCTTGCATTGCTTTTAAGACGATTTTCTTGACCATCTTCATATTGGTATATTTGACTTTGCTTAGACCCAGCCTCTAAAGCGTGGGAACAGGCATCGCTATATCCCGTAGGAGTCTTAGCACAGGTATATGCGATAACCAAAGAAATCATTGGCATTCATCGTCCTCGTCTAGATCGCTAAAAGATATAGTATTTGAGTCATCAGCAAGTTCCTCTTCATCTATAACTCTATTAACCAAATCAAATAAATGGGCCTTAGTTTCCTCATCACTATCGGAAAGAAGCTCTCCAATAGCATTCAAGGCTTCCTTATTGGTCATCTTCTCTTTTTCCCATTCTAAACATATCTGACACATGCTAATCTCCCCCGCTATCTGAGCCCCATTGAATTCTCCATGGTAAGCCATCATCGGTTTCTTGTTCTATCTTTTCTTTAAGTTCTTTTAAGTCTTTAGCGGTAGGATCTTTTTTAAAAGGGGGAGAACCAGAATAAGTGTCTAGTTTGGACTCTGAGGGATTTTTAAACTTTAAATTTTTGTCTCCGCATTTACCACATCTAGCGCCCTCCAACTGACTTTGGCTAAAAATAACCCTTTCTTCCATATATCCACAATAAGTGCAGGTTATTTCCACGGTGGCACTCATTCCTTAGAGTCCTCAATACGATCGATAGCCATTCTAACCAGCAAAGCGGTTACATTGTTAACCAAATAATTAAACTCTTCGTCCTGAGCGCATTGTTGCAACATAGGGCCTTTAAAGTATCCAGGACAGGCCTTTTCAGCTTTTAAGAAAAGCTCATGACCGACTTCATCTAATCCCAATTCGATCCAATCGTGAGCCATGCAAAAATATGCCTTGGCTACTATATGTCCGGGCAAAGCATGACCTTTCTTATCGAAATAAGACTCTAGCTCTTCAAGTTCCAAAGATAACCTTTTGTGTTCTTCTGAAATATCGCCAAATAGTTTCATTGTTTTTCCAATTCATCGATTTCGTTTAGAATATCCTTAAGAACAGTAAGCGGTTCGTTTCGATAAGCCTGTACGAATTTACGCTCAAGCTCAATTCTAACTACACTCTTAGGTACGTCGATAGATAGGGCTTTTTCTGCTACTATAAAATCCGGCACCCTAGAAAAATTAGGCACTGAAATCTTCTTCAGCGCATCTCTCTGAAGGACACATACGGCTTCTAGCTCTCTAATGCGCTCCAAAAGCTCATCTCTAAATACAGGATTTTCTGGATTCATAGTTACTCCATGTAATATTCGTCTAGATATTCGATCACTTCAACGTTATGGATAATAAAATCCACCCAATTGCCGTCTTCCGGGGTAGGATTTTTTTTCTTAAAATCGGCCACAAATTTCTTTGCGGCTTTAATAGTTTTAAATTTCTTATGTCTTGGGGTCGAATTCTCTACATACTGAACCAAATTAAATAGCATATCTTTCTCCTTTTTCATTATTTCTCCTTTTCAAATAAAGTTTTTCCAAATCCTCAAGGGCATGGAGAACATTTTCCACCTCGTACTGCGGAAGTTTGGTCGCATGGGCAATCAAAATCACCAAAGCCTTTTCATTCAGGTCTCCTTTGCTAATTCTTTTCATGGCAACGGATATTTCTACGATGCTCTCCGCCATGATTTCGGTTGGGATCTTCTCTTCGGGTTGGATAACTTTGGTTACATTCTTTTTCATTCTTTCTCCTTATTGATAGAATCCAAATATTTTCTAATATAGCGCATAAAAAGCATAGCCTTATCTTCAGCTAAAAAAAGTAGCATCTCCAATATCAGAGATAGGCACAGGAAACAAAAACCCGCAGTCTGTCTTATACCAAAGCTCTGCGCCTCTATAATAACTGAAATATACTTTTTGATTATTTGATACCATTTCCTTAAGAGTTCTCATTTTTTACCTCTAATTTATTAATAATCCAATCACCAAAAGTACAGCATCCGTTTGCCATTGTGTTCTCGTCTATTTCCGTTTCCATGGGTTCATCATATCCGTCGTCCCAATCATAATGACAAGAATGGCAACATTTAAAATCTGGATAATCATTACAATAAACTATTGTTTTGACTATATTCATTTCTTTTCCCATCCACAGTGAAAACAAATCTTGTGAACTAAACAATAATGATTATATCCGCATCCACCGCACTTTGTAAAATTATGAATGCTCATCTCGAAACACTAACCTCTGCATCTGGATTTTCTATACATGCCTCTAGGTATTTTTCAATCCAGGGTACAAAATTATCGTACTTACCCCATCCATTAGGGGAGTCGTATTTCTTGAATCTATCCGGGTCACTCTTAAGCCATGCTAGGCCTTTCGCTAATGGAACGGTCATTTGTCTTGCCGTCTTGATACCCATTCGTTCGGGATTCCATAGGCAATCATAGATCCTTGCGGCCATAGCCATATCTTGGAGATTGTGCGTTATATTTGCAGAAAAAACTTCAGTTTCGATAATTTTGGTTAAGGTTACATCTAAGCTCATAAAGTTTCCTGCTTTTTGTTCTCAGAAGCTTTTTTAAATGCAGATTTATATTGGTGGCTATGATAACCTGAAAAGCAATAAACGACCGCTTTTTTGCCAAACGCATAGCGCCTGACGTCCAAATGTCGTTGGGCTTCTTCTCTACTAAAGAAAGGACCGGTTATTTGACCGGCTAAGGCGTGATAATCCGCTCTCATGTTCTGTACAGGATCCAATATAAGCCAATACGGAGCGTCTGTGCCTTCGTTTTGTTCTGAAATCTCTAGTTCAATCTTCATAAGCCCTCTATTACAAGATATACTATCGGTAAGAGGTTGTCAATAAAAATCTAATATGATCCAAATTCATTTAAAACGATCTCACAGGCCATTATAAAGCCTTTAATTTGATTACGTTTTCCGAATTCATACCATGAGGTATATTTCAACTCTAATTTGGCTCCATCTATCATTCCCTGAATAAATTTATAGCTAGGCTTAGTAAAAGTGGTCATTTTTCCTCACTTAACACGAATACCCGAATATAATTCTTACGTTGTCTGGACCGCCATACTTCTCTGCAACTGCTTCCAGATAGGGTATTACCTCTTTGACAAAGGTAGATTCCTGCATTTCTGTCCAATCATAGCTCCTAATCTCGGTCAGGTTCAAATAAGATGTGCCTGCGTAACCTATATAAACGCCCGATTCTGTTACATCGTCTGGATCCCAGCCGTTAAAGGGCCTTAGCTTGTCTGAGGAATCCTCTGGATAGCCTTTAAGCTTGGATATATATTCTACGTCATGATCTCTAGCACCACTTAATATACCAAATAAGGTGTAGTTGCGCTGATCGTAAATATCCTTATCGTACCAAACCCATCTGCCTTGCGGATCTTTGACTTGAGAATGCATCGTAATATCGCAGCCCATACTACCTCTTCTTTTTAAATAATTCTTTAACTGCTTCTTTGGCTTGCGCGCGTTGTTCTTTGGTTACTCCGCAAGCCTTTCTAATTTGTTTAGCGGTAGCTCCTTCATATTTATCAAGAAACTTATCTAATATTTTAATCGTCTTTTTTTGAGTATATTCGGTCTCCCAACCATGAATTGGGTACTCGACCAATGTACCAAAGCTATTTACATGGTCTACATTATAGGAAGGAGGCTCCATTCCCTCTTTTTCAAGAAAATCTAAAATAGGGGCCGCATTTATACTAACTATTTTTAACTCTTCATTAAGAAACTTTCCTAGTTTTGATATCATATCTGAGCGTTTCATATTAACTCACATCTATCCAGTCTCTCGTGGCATTAACTATGCGATCCTTAACTTTTTCGTTATTGCATAATTCTTTAAAAATCAACTTAATCATATTCTTAAGCGCTTCTTCCTTTGTTTTTCCATCAGAAGGATATAGGCTCATACCATTGTAAATAATGTCAGCATAATACGGGCTATCGCCATCCTGTTCAAAGCATCTAATCTTCATCTTTTATATATCCTTTATTATAAGCGTCCCTATATTCATGCCATGACATTTCTTCTTTTTCCCATTTATGGCCTGACGCGCCATCACGCCAAGTTTTCATGTATTCTTCGTTATTAAAAGGAGGTAACATGCCAGCTTCTTCTAAAGCGCTCAGTATTTCATCGGGAGTATTGACTCTCTGGAACCTGCCGCTAGATGCTCCATATTCTTTCAGTCCTTTTTGAATTACTTCTTGAATAATTTCTATAACTTCAGATCTTTTCATATAAACCCATCATTTTTCTATATTCTTCGTAGAAGATTCCCAAGTCCTCTTCTGATAGTTGCTTCTCGCAAAGATCCAAAAATTCTGTCTCGTCCACTTCTTCAAAGCCGTCTAGTCCATCTATAGAGTCCGCGATCATTCTCATGTGAAGGGGATGCTGCTCCATGCGTATCGAGCCCCCGTCTAGCTTTAAAATTACTAAACCTAAGCTAACAACGATTGGACGAAAATAAACTTTTCTTATTTTTAAATCATTCTCGGGTTCCCATCCAGGCGAAACATTCCATAAATTTCCGTTTGAGGCATATTCCTTAATATCAGGAGGCTGCATTCCCATTCTTTGTAAATGAGACAATAAGAGATCTGCTTCGTGGGCTTCAAATTCAGCACCATTTTTGTAATAATATTTTACGTTATCGTTAATAAAATCACAAATTTCCTTTATTGCTTGGCTACGCTTCATCTAACGCCTTCTTTGCAGTATCATAATTAGTCTTAATCAGTTCAACCAACTCAGGATCTCTATAAGCATAGCTATCTGGAATATCCAAAGAAATGACCGGTCTGCCGCCTAATTTAAAATTGCAAAGTCTTTCTTCCAACTGTTTCTTTTGGTCTTCATTCATGCATACAATCTCTTGTGCCCAAGTCAAAAGAACTTGATCTACTGGAACCAAAGCAAAATCTTCTACAAGGCCAGCAGCTCTAGTATTATAGCTATAGGGCTCTTGGGATAAAACGAATGCTGTAGTAGGAGACCTCAACAGGCCAGCGCTGCATACCGCCAACACACGTTTGTATGTACCCTGGAAATGATTATTCGAATTTGCCAACCTATTCATTAAAAATTTACTCATTTGTTCTCCTTTTATTATTTATCTTCCAACCAATAAGGCTTGGGCATCCAAAAACTGGGGTCCTTATCGTCGTAAATCCACGTTGGTTTACCAATTACTAAATCTACAAAATCTACTAATCCAAAGGCTTCGGCTACTGCTTTTGCCCAAGTCGCTCCGCCTTGACTCCATAAGATAATTTTATGTCCTCTCATCTTATGTTTCTTTATTTGCTCAATATGAACTCTATGGGGAACCAATTTTTCTTTCCATTCTGGCGACGAACCAATTACAGAGCCATCGGAATCATAGATTACAGAGGCTGGACAGGTAACTTCTATACCGTATTGATCCTTTTGCTCTTTGGTCGGAGACCACATGGCAAGCGTATCGTCGATATCAAACCAAGCAGTATTGTCTTCTGGAAATACAATCATTTAGTTTCCTTATATGGCTTAACCAGCTTATTTCCCTTATCATAGAACTTAAGTTTTATATTACCCTTATCCTCTTTTACAGAATAACTCACTATCTTGGATATGTCAATAAGATTCTTTAGATCCTTTATGTTGACAAACCCTTCTTTTGTTACTTTTATAGTCATATTAAGCCTCGCACGCGGCACATTCTTCTTTACCTCTAGAAGCCATATCGCCCTTGATGACTCCTTCGGTCCTAAGATAATATAGTGATTTTAAACCACTTTCCCATGCAGCCATATGCACCTCATGAATATACTTGGGTGAGGAATTAGCCGCAAAGAATAAGTTCACGCTTTGACCCTGGTCAATCCATCTCTGTCTTTGAGCGGCTTGCTTGACGATGGCATGCTGGTTTATCTCTCTAGCAGTTAAAAAAACAGCCTTTTCTTCATTAGTTAGACAGTCTAAACCTTGTACACTGCCATTTTGTTCATTGATTAGCTTCCATATATCCGTTGTATTCTTTTGTTTTTCGCCCAGTAACTTCTCTAAAGTACCGTTCTTTTTAATAAACGTTCCCTTAGCTGACTTCTGAGAGAATATGTTAGCCGCAATAGGCTCAATCCCTGCAGAATGCCCCCCTGAAATAGTCGAATTAGACACGGTAGGAGCCACAGCCAAAAGATGAGTGTTGCGACGTCCGAATCCCTTGCACCATTCCGGTTCTCCTAGTTCTTCGGCCAATGCTTTGGTCTCTTTTTCTGACTTTTCTCTAATTGTCTTAAAAATCAAATTATTAGCCTGCATAGCTTGGAAACTATCAAATGGAATCATATTTTGTTGTAAATACGTATGCCACCCCAACACCCCAATTCCTATCGCTCTACCTTTGATGGCAGATCTTCTAGAGGCCTCTAATCCTGGAACACCTTCAGATTTTTCAATATATTCTTGCAAAACGGCATCTAGAAATCTAACTGTTATTTCGGGTAAATCAGTATCTTTCCATTCATCCCATCTGACCAGATTTAAGGACGACAAGCAGCAAACAAAACTATGATCTGGATCGGTATATAGCATCACCTCAGTACAAATATTTGAAGTTTTTACTTCTAATCCATTTTTAACATAGCATTCAGGATTTTGACGATTTACATTATCCGAAAAAAATAAATAAGGTTCTCCGGTTTCGACCCTAGCCTTAAGAATTTCCTGCCAAAGTAGCCTTTTCTCTTTGTCTCCAGCCCTGGCTTCAGACATCCACTCATTATCTATGCATACTCCGTGATTTAAATTCAAGCATCGGCGATTCATATCTCCTGTAGGTCTTCTTATATTAAGAAATTCTTCAATGTCAGGGTGCCTAATAGGCAAGTAAACAGCCGAGGCGCCCCTACGAGTCGATCCCTGACTTACAGAAACAGTTGTCGTATCATAGACTTTAGCCCACGGTATAATACCTTCGGACTTACCGTTACCCCGTATACTAGCCCCACGCCCACGAATATCCCCCATATAGATGCCAACGCCAGCACCATTCTTGGAAAGCATTGCCAGTTCATGGGATTTATTAAAGATACCGTCAACGCTATCATCCACATGAATGGAATTGCAGCTAATAGGCAAGCCGCGATCAGTACCAAGATTAGACACGATTGGCGATGCAGGGCACAGCCAATTGTTCCACATAACGTCGAAATATTTCTGACCATACATCTTTCTCTTTTCCTGGGTATTGCTATAATCTGCAGCGGCATTAGCTACACGCCAATACATCTCCCTTGGGGTTTCATTCGGAAGCAAATAGCCACCCTGCAAAGTCTTTAAACTCTCTTCTGTCATCCATTCAGGAGCTTCGCCGTCTTTTTTAAGTTGTTCTAGGTTCATTGTTTTTCCTCAACCAAAAATCTAACAAGGCAAATCAATTCGCTTAATGTTTTGGCAGTTTTGATATCATATTTAGCACAAACTACGTCTACATTTCCTTTTCGCCAAAAACCATCAGGGCAACAAACTGCCATTCTACCTGTCTTGGCCAATAATCCTAACTCTAATAGGGAAATAGGGGACATAGTTTCTGGAGCAAAATACATCGCTATAATATCTGCTCTATTAGTAAGAGCATCTAATTCCCATTCAACTTGTTCTCTAAATTGAGGATTGTTAATGTTCTGCTCCCAGCTAGAATCCCAATCATCTCTTCGAGGATTTAAAATAGTTACGTCTAAATCCGACAGAGCACTCGTAAACTTAGTTTGCCAGTCTTCGGCTTTGCCCATCTCAATGCTTCCGGCCAAGAAGATCTGAGGACGAGGTTTAAGAGGAATAGGGTTGGGAGCCTTAATAACTTTCATTCCCATACCCCGCTAAAATCCATATTGCCCTTGGAGTAATCTGTTACTCTAGAGGCGAAAAAATCAGCATGACTGACTCCTGCGCTTAAGATATCAAACCATTCCATTCTCAAAAGGGCCTCTTTATTTATATTCGTATAGTTTTTCTTTTTCATTCCTAAGTCAGCTAACTTGGTATTAGCCCTATATCTGATAAAAGCCTTTAAATCTGATGGGTCCAATCCTTCTATTGGGCCTAACTCGAATGCCTTATCTATAAAAGCATCTTCTAGGGCTATAGTATCCCTGGCAGCTTGATAAATTGACTTTTTAAGCTCATCAGTCATAATCTCAGGAAACTCACTCACCAATGTACGAAATAGCCAGCAGCCGGCTTCGCTGTGTAAGCTCTCATCCTTAATTGAAAAGGCTATAATCTGTCCTAATCCCTTCATTTTATTGAATCTACTAAAACTAAGCAAAATAGCAAAAGAGCTAAACAGGTTAACTCCTTCATTGAAGGCAGAAAAAATAGCCAAGGATCTAGCGATTTCTTCTTTTGATTTGCCCTTAGTCTCCATAAGTCTATCTATTTTGGCTTTAGCGGTAGGCTCATGCAAGAACGCATCATATTCTTCAATACCCAAAGAATCATTTAGATAGGCGTAAGATACCGCGTGAATAGATTCAAATGCAGCAAATGTATGGGCCATCATTTGAATTTCAGGGTGCTTGAACCATCTACTGACTTTTACGCTCCAATAGTCTTCGATGTGAAGCTCAGCCGTAACAAAACTCTTTAGAATATTACCAATAACATTCTTTTCGGCTTCAGTTAAATTAGTTTTCCAATCATTAATATCGGAGGACATAGCTATTTCAGTATGAAGCCAATGAGATTGCTGCTGCAATTCCCAATACTTATATGCCTGTTCGTAATTGAATGGCTTGTAGGTTAAACGAGGAGTGAGCAAAGACATGTTGAGATAACCTTTCTTTATTTTATACTATAGTATTGAGCGAATTCTGTCAAGAAATTTATCTCCACTTATTCTTTCCTCTTTTTCCAGGAGGTTTTTTGAATGAGTAAGGCCCGTCGTGTCCCTTAGAGGCCGCCATAACTTTATCATCGATCTTTTCCTTTGGTGGCGGAGGTGCTCCGATAACTCCTCCCATATACATTGCGATGTCTTGAAAGGCGGTAATTGGATCCTTTACCTTATAGAATTCTAGATCTTTCAGATTAGGATTAAGAACTAAAGTGCTATATTCGTCGTTCTTAGATCTCCAATGATAGGCTCTTTCTGGGATGAATCCAAAAACAGGAGTTCTATGTTCATGGTAAAACTTTTCTAAATGTGGATATTTTTTATCAAAAAACTCCCTTATTCCTTTTTCGGTGTCCAGCTTATATTCGTCCCAAGAGTAGTATTTCGTGCGATTTGTTTTAGGTAACACGTTTACAGCCTCTTCTACATCCCAAACGATATCTTTTATCTCGAATCTAGCAAATCGACAAACAAAAGGATAGAACTTACCACAAAAAGCCAATACAAAACATCTCCATTCGCTTGTAGAGAGATTTGGCGTGTTGGGAAATTTCTTACCCTTAAGAAAGGTAGTGTTCCTTTCATAAACGACAGTCTTATCTATTCCCAGCTTCATTCCTACATCGTAGTAATCGTGGAACTTACTTACCACCAACATCTAAGTCCTCCGTTTTTCGAACTTTCTCATGGTAATCTCAATGGCCCTATAAAGATATTTTACGTCTAATTTCTCTTCATGCATTATCTCTACAAATCTATCCAAGGCTTCTACTGGATCGCCTATTTCTAGTAGGTACATCATAAACTCAAATTGTTCTTGTGTTAATTTTGGCACTTTAACTTCTCAATCTGTATTAATAAGAGCCCTGTAAACGCCATCCTCGTCCATCAAAACCAAATACCCTTGGGCCTTATTCTGCTCAATAATATTGCTTATGCCTTTCTCATGAGCTTTACCTACTTCTACCCATAAAGTCCTACCATCTACGTCTCTATTTCTACGTCTATCTACCTTCTTAAGGAAGGGAGTTCCATCTGCCATATAATCAATATCGAACATCATTTTGACTCACTTTCTGTTTTGTGTTTTTCTATAAACTGTTTTAATGATTTTATTACTCCACGCTCTAGTTTTCTAGGAAATCCAGGACAACCAACGTGGTCGTGCTCGTAAAATTTTTCATCATATTCGCTAAAAAACCCAATTCTAACCATATCATGAAAGTCGGGAGAAAATTTAACTTCGTAGTCAAGATTATTTATTTTAAGAATAAGATCTAGAATTTCAGAGTTTTTCATTGTCCGCTGCTTCCCCATCCACCGGACCCTCTTTCGGTAGTAGAAAGTTCATCTGCAAATTCTGGCTCAATGGCAGGATAAGGAAGGATCAATAACTGTCCAATGCGATCGCCCTTTGCATATTTAGCCGGATTATCAAAGGTATTGTTAGTGCTCATAACGATTCCTGAATCTACCTTGAATCTGAAACATATTTCGCCACGGTACGAGCTGTCCAAAACTCCAACCGCGTTGCTGAGCATAAGAGCAGATTTACTAATAGAAGACCTTGGGAATAACAAACCTACATGGCCCTCTGGAATTTCTGCAGCCAAGCCAGTCTTAAACTCTATGTAGTACCAAATCGGGTCTCCCTTTGGAGATTCGATAAAGGCGCCATTAGATGTGGCGGTTAAATCCATTCCGGCATCGCCGGGCTTAGCATATTGGGGCAAAACGGCATCCTCATGTAGCTTTTTAAATTTAACTTTCATTTGTTTTTACCTCTAAGGTTTTTCCAAGCACGTTTATTTACTTCAGCATAAGGAACCAAAACTACTCTTAATGGCTTTGATTCAGGTGTCATTTTGCCTTCTTCTAAAAGAATCTCCTTGGTTGCTACTGCGAACTTGCCCATTCCAATGTCAGGACAAATCCATGTCCAAGCCGTTTCATACTTGGTCTTCATCTAATCCTCCATCTCGTAGTCTTCTGACTCTTCCTCATCTACTTCATAGACCAGATCTTCATTTTCGATCTCAAACATAAGATATTCATATACCTTTTCTTTGATATCCTCTGGATCTTTGGGGTTTGCTTTGATTTCTATTGAAGCGATATTAATTTTTAGTAACTTTAGTGCCATTTTTTCTCCTTAAAATCCAATCTTTAACGATTCGTTGGCCTTCGGAACCTTAAAAAGAGTCCTAAGACGCTCAATCTCTGATTTGAGTTCTTTCTTCTCTCGATAAACTGAATTTACCAAAGAGCTTAGGTGGTCCACCGTAAAGCCATCTGAATGCTCTACGATATATGGGATATCCTTATGATTTTTTAGAATAGCCTTTAAGTAAGCCTCTCTTGCTTTTATAGTAGGATATCCAACCTTAACTACATTTGCGAAGCGCCCAGGTCTGTTATAAATTCTTGGATCCAGTCTCTCCGGATAGTTGGTTGTAGCTACGAATAAAACATTATCAATAGTTTTGGCGCTATCTAAAACTTCTAGAAAATTAGACTCTCCAAATTGTTCGATTTGACTATCGATATCTTCTAAAATTACAATGATCTTTCTTTGTGTTTCAATTTTAGAGAAATCAGATAAAAAATTTCCCAAATGCATAGGATGCACGGAAGAATAAAATACAAGTCCTTCACGTTCGATAAGTTTTTTAGACAAGATCTTTAGAGTACAAGATTTTCCTGACCCTGGAGGGCCATAAATTAAGAGTCCCTGCTTAAATATGGCGCCTCCGATTACAAATTCGTTTCCTTCTTTATAGTCTTTTTCCGAATCCCAGAAATTTTGAACCAACTTAATGATGTCATCGGAACGCATCTCGGGCAATTCCAAAAGAAGGCCTGATGGCTCGGGCATTGGGGAAACATAGGGTCCGTGTTGGCTTACGTTAACGACATAAGATCCAGAAGGAAGAAATCTAACGGTCGAGGTAGTGGGCTTATACCCATCATCAAATAAGGCATATTGAGTGGGCTGACCAGGAGAAACTATCCTGTCCTTGGATTCGATGGGCTCTTCAGCACTAGTAGGAAATACGGATCTTCCAACTCTAGACGGCTTTTCAAACCTATCGGTCAATCTTACAAATTCTTCAAAATCACTTTCGTCGGACATGGGTTGCTCCTTAAAAAATTCTATCGATTAGTGTACCAAGATAAGTGCTGTCTACTGTAAAGGTCGGATCGGACTCTTGTTTTGTTCTCAATGCATTAATTAGGTGACTAAAGTATGCGCTGTCTACACCAACAAGTTGCTCATCCAAAACATCTAGATTGGTTAGATCCAATTGAGATATCTGGAACATCATCTTCAGATATTGACCTGCATTAATATTAAAACCGCGCTTAATAAATTTTCTGGTCCTTATAATAGAGCAAACGGGATATTTTGAACCCATATACCGAAGTTCTTTAGCCATCAAACATTCGAGGGCTTCTTTTTTTAAGACCAATTCCTTAGTACCGTAATCGTAATAATTGGTGCAATGGACGAAATCAAAAGATTCGTGAACCTTTTCAGGATCACCATAGAATCTGACAATTAGTTGAATTTTGTCTGCCAGCGTAATAGCGTTGCTACTTAAAAATACAGCTCGATAGGGATCTTTTTTATCTCCCACACCTTCTAAGGCATTTTCATCAATATGGTCTGCATCAGTAATAGCTTGAACGGCATCCTCGAAGGGAGCTTTTAATACATCTTCATTTTCAGCTACTACGCCTACAGAATTAATTAGGATCTTTACCCTATCTGGGGTAACATTCCTAAGTACGCCAGCATTGTGACTGAACTCGCGCATCAGAGTTGGGTTGATCAATGTTCCATTACTAAAATCAACTTCTCCATCGACAACGAAGGCTTTTACTTTATCCGGATGAGCTTTATTGAATTCTTGAGCGTAATATTGGGCCACCAAATAAGTCGTCTGCTTATCTTTAAAATAAACATCGATATCTTTGTATTCTTCGCCCAAAAGCATGGAGGCGATGGATCCGCCGGTTACAATTGTGTTCTTTTTAACAAGTTGTTTGACTTTGTCGTCTTTTATAGACTCAACCCATTGATTTAGCTTCTTATTGAGAATTGACTTGATGACCTTAGAGTTCATTGCTTTCTCCTACAAAGAGAATAGCAGAGCTGTTCTAAGATGTCAACCTATTTTTTAATTAAGTGCCAAATGGATAATATGGCCATTGAGGGCAAACCGGGGTGGATTGCCATGTGATGAGGACTCTGGGCCTTACAGGGGTCTGTTGGGGGCCAGAATAGGGATAGTTGAGGGCAGGTACGGGGCCAAATGGATTAAGTGGACCGTTTTGATAATAAGGATAGCCAATATAATAAAACTCGCCCAAATAAGGTGAATTATACTGATATTGCCAGTTCTCTTGAGTTACTATATTGAAAGTATATCCGAGATTTTGGAAGTAAGTCCTAAGGGCATTTATAGGAGCGTAATCTAATAGATCAAAGAATGCCTGAAATAAGCCAAGTTGATTGTTATTGACGATCATAGCCGTAGCATCGGTAATAAAATTGATGGCCGCTTGATTCATAAGGGCCGTTAGATCGGTAGCACTAGTTTGATTGGCGGCAGGTGCTATGACTGGGATATCAGAAATAGTGATAATAACGGAGCATTGTTTGGTCGAGGCATCTGTTAAGGTAGCTGTGATGAGAATGGTAGAAGCTGGCGTGACAGTAGTTGGCGTACCGCTTATAATGCCCGTCGAACTACTTAAACTGAGCCCTGCCGGCAAGGTACCAGAAGTAATGGCGTAAGTCGCCTGGGCGGCCCCAGGACTAGGACCTACTGAAACGGCCTGACCAACCTGCCAAATAGAAGGGTTGAGGGTATAGCGCAGGACTGTAAAGGGATATATAGGATTACTCATGCTTAAGTAAAGATTGAGACTTTAGTTTTGAAGACCGGATATATTAACATAAACAATAGGTTACAAAGACATTTAATTTCGTTGACATCCCAGATTAGGCATTATACCCTATCTTTAGGAGATCTTATGAGCATATATCCAGTTAAACTATCCGAATGGTTCCCTCCAACCGATGAAATGTACGAATCTTGTTATGCTGCGGTTTCCTTTACTCGTTGTCTAGCCTGCGATAAGCGCGTTAGGTATTCTAAGGCTATTGGCCACCACAGTATTCCTTGGGGTTATGGTGATATTTGGTGTTCAGAAAAATGTCTAAATTCCGATAAAAGGCCCAGACCTGATAAACGTAGAGAAAGAAGAATGCGAAGGCGTTATGGGAAATTGAATTTAGAAGGGTATATAAAAATCAATCTTCAGACTTCTTAGCCATATTCTTTAGTTCTTCTTTAATGACTTTCTTGCCTTTTTGGCGTTCTTTACGACGAGCTTTCTTTACATGGCGATCATGATGGCCGTCACTTGCCATGTCTTCCGCAGAAACAGAAATCTTGGCAGTCTTTAGGGTATCTACTTTAGACATATTATTTATTTCTTTTAACTGAATTATCAATCTTAGTCTTTGCTTTGTGGCATGTATAGCAAAGCGCTCGATGATTTGAAATACCTAAAGAATCTCCGCCATGCCTAATAGCTATAACGTGGTCAATCTCTATGCGTCTATCATCGGGACATCTACCTTTTAGCCTTTTAAAATAATACCAAGGCAATTTGCCCGGATCGATATCGGGAGTGCTTGGATAGTCTTTTTTCTCCCTTTGCAGGATTGTCTTCATGATCGGTAGATAATCAAATTGACATCCGGCGCATTTCCATTCTTGTCTAATGAGTAAAAATCTTAGAGCGTTCTCTTTTTGGGGATATGCCCACGCCATAGCAGAGTCGGAGCATTCGTTACTGCAGTATTTCTGATTCCCATTATAGAATTCGCCTTCAGCGCACCAAGCGCACAGCTTCTTTGTTTGACCCTTTTTATTAAGTTCTTCCAATATAATTGGTTGCAAACAAGAAAGATTATAGGATCTACTCCTAATAGACTTAGTAAGTTCCTCTACTTTGGGATTTTTAGAAGGCTTAAACATCACCAAGTACTTTGTCTAATTGCTTAGCCGCCACAGCCACGGCTTTACCATATTCTTGATTTCCACGATTGGCCATATAAAGCTTTTGTGCTGTACGTAGATTTCGCGCAGCTGATTCTAATAGAAAAATTCTATCTCTAAGTTTTTGGTTATCTTCGGCCAAATCTTTGTGGTCATTGTCATAGTTTTCAGCATGGACAAAGCCAAGGAGAGCCGGATCTGCCCCGAAGTTATTGAGGCTTTGAGCCACCAAAGCTTCTACTTGTCCCTCGGACAGGCCAGCGCTCTCTAATTCTTTCTTTATGTCGGTCATATTATTCTCCTTTATTAGAATTATCGCAACCTGTTAATGTCATATAAATGCCAGTGGTGGATTGCGCAAACTCGTCTGGAAATTGATTACGCTCTTCATCGGTAATACCTGGGATACTTGCACAACAGATACTGCAAATACGAGCAAGCTCGAAGGCCCCTACTCTCCAAGACCATCTTCCGATGTAATAGGTGGGATGAGCACAAGCAGACCTAATTTGAGCTAGTTCATCTTGGGCCTTCGATATATTATCGAATAATTCTTGTACTCTTTTACTTGTATTTTCAATGGACATACTATCTCTCCATAAATTTCTTCCAATAATCTGGAACTTCTATATTTTGCATTCTATCGCTCTTTAGTAAAATTCTATAACGGATATAATCGATTGGACCAAAAAGTAACATTTGGCTGTGGAATCGCACCGTCCAATTGTCTAATTGGATTTTTAAAACATTACTTTTTTCTGCAACAAATAAATCATTCGAAAGCTTTGCAAGCTTATTTCTGCCAAGCTCGAATTCCAAATCATCCATAGAAGCGTTTTTCACGGTGCATTGATTTTTAATAGCATATTTTTTAGTAAAGGTAACATGACAATAGTACTCTATTCCAAAAATTAGAGAAGCCACGAAAGCAGCCGAAGCTAATAACATGCACAAACCCAATAAAATTCCATTCATCTATTTTTCTCCCAAGCATCTTCTAATGCCTTGTCTATTCTGATCTCATTGATCTCAAACTCAGTCAAAACCTTTCCAGTCTTATCGCATGAATCGCAATTATTGCGATGGTCGAACATGCCGTCGTAATCGTACCATACGCCTTCGCCCCTACAAACCGGACAAATCTTCATTTCTTGTTCTCCAAGTATTCATCTATTGCATTTTCTCTCCAAAAAACTCCGCCAAATTCAGCGCCGCCAACCAGCGCCTCAATCAGTTTATCGGCCTTACGTTTTTCTTCCCAAAGTCTATACTCTAAATTGTTATATTCCCTAATAAGTCTTTCTCTTTGCTCTTTATTTTCAACTACAGCTAAGATCTCTGGAGTATCGCCAAAGCGTTCTGTTTTAATCTCTGGAAAATCTCTATCTTGATACCAGCCCATAAGTCTCCTAAAAACTAAAGTTTCCGCCTAGTAAACCTTGTCCGCCTTGATTTAATCTATTGATAACTTCTCTAAGTGCCTGTTTTACCATATTGTTCTCGTGAGTTAAAAAATCAATTCGCTGAAAAAGCGCTATCTTTTCGCGTTGATCTAGCGTAAGATTAAACCCTTCTGGCTTATATTCCGTAGGCAGAGCATTAACAAGATAATCCAAAGTACTAAATAGCTGTTGCTGTTTGCTAAATGTTTCCGATAAATCCCAACTAAGATATCCGTCACATTCGTATTCTCTTGATTCGCATACTTTATCGCCATGTCTATTGTATTCGCCCACCATATAGTATCCAAAATCGGGAGAACTTTGCCAAGACCTCGTCTTATATCCCCAACGCAATCTAGTACATCTCGGTTGGTTTCCAGAATAAACCTGCTTGCACTTGTCGCAAACAGATTTACCCATTGTACGATCTACGATATTCTTGGGAACAGAAAAACCAAATCTATCGACATGGTTCTGCCAATATGTGCTATTGTATGGATAAATATTGACCGTTTGTCCACTACATACCAAAGTTAATTCGTTCATTTGGTCCTCTCAATCTCGATTGCTCTTTTAAGGAATTCCATTGCCCATTTTTTGCCTATGCCGTCATGACTTATGGCTAAAGTACAGGAGACATCTGATAAGTACGCAGCCAATTCTTCTAAAGAATTAATGCTATCTAAAGCTGTCATCTAAACTCCTAAAAATGTGTCCCACTAAGGTCTACGGGGCCAGTGGCTATGCGGGCAGAACGGCATACTCCCACTCTGTGGTACTCCACAGTTCATTACTTCCTCACGAAGTAGCCCTTCACCAATGCGCTCTTTACGGAGAGGAACATTTTTTCGCAAGTTTACGCTCGCAGGACACATAGTAAGCATGACATACTTACGTGGTTTTGTCAAGCTTTTAATCCTTAGAGGTCTCATAAATAAAAACACTAAATAGAACCGTAATTACAAACAATATGATGGCTAGAAAGGCTACGGGACCAAAAACAGACATAAGCCATTGAAATAAAAGCATCAGTATACCGAAAAGTAACATAGCAGCCCAAAAACAGTACACGGCCCTAAGGCCATTTTTATTCATTTGTCTTCTCCCAAGATTTAGTATTAGAATTCCAACGGCGATGGGTAATTATATCTTCATTTATGTCATTAGGCTCAGCGTTACAGGGCCATGCCCAAAAATGTTTACGTTTATAAATGTAGGTTCCGAACCCTTCAGTATAAAATCCCTTACCTCCAAGCCAATCCTTAAGCCAATCTCGTCTATTCCTAATCCACCATTTTGGTAGATAGTAAAACCAAAAGTACCTATGTTTTAAACCCGTAGTGCGACAATGTCCGCTTATAACTTCTTTGTTCCAATAATCTCCGGTTTCGTGTAGAATAGCCCCTAAAGACCAATTTGGATGCTCGTTCATCAGTTTAAATACCTGATCTTTTAGCTTTGGAATATTGTCGTAACTATTCCAAAGACGATATAGAGCGCTTCCTTTTTCTCTAACCAATAACAGGGCGTCTTCGGGAGAATAGCCTCTACTTTGTAGCCAAAGAACCGCTGCGCTTGGAGACCTATAGGCGCCTGCATGGCAATGTAAATAGATCCTATGGCCAGCATCAAAGTGATGATCCATTACAGTCTTAAGCCAATATAGATAACTCAAATTCCAAAGGCCGCCTTCATTTACCGGATACCAATGCATTTGTTGGCCTGGCTTAGATGGTTCAAAGGTAGTGCATGCCGTATCGCTAACATTAATAAAGGCATCGAACGAATCGGCGGATTCCTTAGTCATACCATCTCTAGGATCACAACCAATAAAAATCCTACTGTAGGGCTCTTTTAAATAAAACCCTCTTACTTCATCTTGGGGATGTTCAAACCATTTCATTTATTGGCTCCAATCTCTATAGCCCCGGCAACAAAAATAAACCCTGCTAAACCAAAAAATACAGAGACTATCGTGTCATGGCCAATAGATGTCCCGCAGATTGTTAAAAGAACAGATCCTGAAAAACCAACGATTCTAGATTCCATTATTTATGCACCGTTAACACAATCATATTAAGGCTTGCAGCTTGTTTTACACAATTTTCTGTACCTTTACCGCCTGGGAATGCTACAACTACAGCATTTGGATACTTCTTTAACATCTCTAGGTTTCTGATTGGACCGGCTGCCTTTCCATGCTTATTCCAATCCGCTTTTACAGTCTCACAAATAATATTATTTTGATAGGCATAGTCTCGTGCCATTCTATCGGCTCCAGCGGCTCCGCCCTGAATAATAAGATCGGCATCGAATAAATCCAATACATCGGCTACCATAGCATAGTCTTCGTAATCGCGGCCACCAGTAACAATAACTGTATTTTTCATTCTTCGATCCTTTTAAGTTTTGGCAATCTATTATCGCTTGGCTCTCGCGTTAATCCTACCTCTGTAACTTTCCATTTATCTACAATAGGTCCATTTCTATAAATAATAGTTCCGCCAACAACTCCTGTCATTTGCTCAATCAGCTCTGTCGGAAATCTACTTTCATCAATTTCAATTTTTGCTGTAAGGCTATGTCCCTCTTTAGTTATTAGAGCCTGTCCGATAACCGGTGGGGAGAAAGCATTTGATACTGGCACTAAAAATTGTGGAATATCAACATTCTCTGTCAAAATGTCGCCAGAAGAATCCGGAACTCCGTCCATAATAGCAACTACGGCATAATATTTCATTTGCACTCCAATTTCATCAGGGGCGTATTTTTGCTGAGATAAAGAGGATGTCTAGGGTATCCATTCTGCGTAATTCCTAAGCACATAAAGGGTCCGAATTTACTTATTACTTCTTCTGCTCTTTTTTTAGCAAATGGATGCTGCCCCCAAGCCGCAACCACTATCCCAAAATCTCTATGCATCTCTATCTGTTCAGCTATTCTAATATCGTTTAATGGACCGATAGGATCTGCCGCTTTTGTTAGATCATAAGGTTTTGTAGAACGAAACGCAAATAAATTAATCACGGTAAGATCCGTACATCCTTCACGTTCTGCAAAAGAAATACAGCGCCTAATCGTAGGATCATCCTTAGATTCATCTGCCGTAGAAGGATTTAGCATAATAAATAAAGCCGGATGTACCCATCTCATAAGACAATTGGTTTTTCTGGTAAGAGTATATCTATACTTCCCACACTCGCTTATTTCAGCCGTTTTCATTTGCACTTACACTCCATTTGTGGATTGCTAGAAGCTGCGCAACTCTCCATCTGCTCTTTGGAGCAATTGTAAAGATATATGTTGTAGGTATCGCCCCAAAGTCTTGGGGATGAGCAGCTAGAAAGGGACAAAAACAGTAAAAGGTATTTCATTGTACGTATACCGCCTGATTCGTTTTTATAAAGTCCAATTCGGCTTTAAGGCGTTTAGTAGACTCTTCATCTAACAAAAAAATCTCTCCTCCGAATGTAACATAAGAGCATCCTTCGAGTTCTTCACCATTATCTTTCAAAGTAAGCTCCCTAAATGCTCCCATGCTACCCAAATTAGCTCTGACGGAGACCATGCTTCTAGTTTTTAAATCAATCAATCTCATTTTTTCATTCTCCTATAGTTGTCCTTTAGAATTTCCCACAGCCAATCTGGGTGCTTGCCGTAAAATTTGCGGAATTGTTTTCTAGTTAGGATGACAATATTTTTATTTTTCATTATGCCTCATTTGCATGGAAATCTATTGTTTGTTCCGCCGTAACTACCCAATTAGTAATGTTGCCGTCTTTGTCTTTTACGCTAACATTGAACTCTAAGTCACTTGGCTCAATCGGATTATTGTCATAAAAATTCTGTCCAGCCAACACAGCGGCATCATATGAGTCTACGCAATGATCGTAAGGATCATCAATCTCTTTCCATTCTACTTGTGTATCTGTAGGCTTAATCCAAAATTTTGACATGTTAATTTCCTAACCTGTGGGGTTTTAAGTTTATACTTACTTGGTCGCCTTTTTTAAAGTGTCTGGTTTCCTGGCCATCGAGATGTTCCTCATATCTATATATTTGTAGGGTAACTGTTTTAGGTTTCCAGAACTGCCAGAATTTCCTATCTTTATTTGGAACTGTCTTGAAAGTTCCCGTAGGAATACAATGGGTAGTTTTTGCGGCCACAAGATAAACTCCGGACTTAGGTATAGTATAGATGTCTGGGTTTGCCATATTAGCTGTCCTTCCCTAATCTGCCTAACAAATCGAAGATACTAACAACTAAACCTAGAGAAGCTGAAAAGACCAGTATGGTTAAAACTCCGGTAGCAAGAAAATCAAAACTAGTACCCACAACATCGGGGCGTTTGCCCAAAGAAGTCAGCGTCCATTCGCCTAGCCATTTAATTGGGTGGTATAATACAAATCCATAAGGTGAATATTTGATAACTATCCACAATCCAACAAATTCATCCCTAAATGGAAATTTATTTTTAGTATTCTTTTTCATTCTCTTTCCTCATGAAGTGACAGATAGGGCTTGTCTGGCATAAATTCGGTTTCTAAATACGCAGCGCCAACCACGGCCATATGGTACCCGAATGTCCTGGCTTCGGTATCGAATAAAACCTCGGCATGGCCGTAACCGGCCTCTATTGCTTTATCCAAAATACAGTAAAGTTCTTTAACGTTCATTTGTTTACTCCATTTAGGGTCTTTAGCTCATCATGATGAATCCTAAGCTGTACCAATTGCGATCTTTCAATGTCATTAAAATCATACCAGCAATTCCAAACGGTATTGTCCTCTGCTACAACCTGACAAACAACCTGTTTATCTTGGGGCAGCTTTGATAATGAAACAATAAGTTCTTGTACGGTCATTTTAATACCACCCTATAGCCGCCACGTTCTGTACACTTTTGGGTCATTTCTTGATAGCCATCACCATCGCACAAATAAACGTAGGTCGGCTCAATACGCGAGATATTAACTATATCAAAAACATCATTGCAGGTACTTCTCAGAACGCGAGTGTCGGCGGATACTTGAATCCTACTCCCGTACTGTTTCTCTAGTTTTTGCAGTTCTTTTATAAGCTTATTGATAGTCATGTTTCGCCTACAATCTCATCAGCTTTGGCGAGCGCCGCTTTTGCTCTCTTACAATCAAAACCGTAAGCTTCGATTAATGCCGGAGTCGTGCTCTTTAGCCAAAAATCAAAACTTGGGTGACCTATAAGACTTAAAGCTTCTCTCAATACCTCGATCACTTCCAATGCGCGAGGTAAATCGGTACGTGATGCAGCGATGAATTTGGCGTCTTTTAGTTTTTGTTCAGTTAATTCCAACTCGCAACAAGAGCATCCCCAATTAGTTTTTGCTATAGGGTCTTTTGATACTATATATTCAGGACCGCTCCCATCTGAGTATCCAGCGCTCCATTTTCCAGCCGTCGCTTTATCACACAGTTCTTTTGTTTCTTTAACCCATTCGTTTAAGTTCATGTTACATAAACCTTCTGTTACATATTGTGTTACATGTTTTAATTTTGTGTAATATACTAACCATCTTCTCTTTCTAAAATCTTCATTATCTCTATGTCTACTACGTTACGTTCTAACTGAGCAAGTCTTCCAACTACAGCGGCCAATTGAAGGGCTACGGAAAAGCCTGCCTTATAAGCGGTTTGAGCAGATCTGGGTTCATCATGATGAATCCTATCAGCTACCCATTCTTCTGCGTATCGTTCGTATAATTTCATAAAACTCCTTAAAATGCGTAGACCGATAGGACTTGAACCTACATCGCAGAGGTATCTCACGACAGCTCTGGCCGCGACCGTATTTAGCGGGTGACCATCCAAGACAGGCCATTACACGGGTCCGGCCTACTTTTACAGATTATCAGGGTTAGGATTGTTTGTCAAGTAAATTCATAGCTTAATCCCAGGGATCAATGCCCATTGATTCGTCATCTTCTCTCCTTTGGTAATAATCTCCGTGAAATTGCCTAGAACGTCTATTTCGGGTGCCGGCAAATGTTAAAGCGCGTTTCTGTTTATCAGACAAGAATCCACGCTTTTCGAAGAAAGCGCGACAACTTTTTACAAACCTTACGTCTGGGCATCGATCTTCCGCATCCAATAGTTCCTGTGGGGTAGGGTTGTCCGGGCCGTCATGGTCCGGTCCTTCTGGAAGTTCACCGTTTTCAAACAAAGCCTGAAAGATATTTTTAAATATTCCCATATAGTCTCCACGAGATTAATACAGACAGTAACAGAATCATTATGGGCAAAATAACTCCCATAGATGCTACCGGATGAGGAACCTCTCTAATGACTTTGCCTTTGGTGGGTGTAGGAGTGGGTTTTATTTTCATGCTATCTCCCGTTCATTTTCCTATATCTAACTAACATATCGGAAAGCTTTTGATATTTTTGCGTCCAATAAAAAGATCCGCCGTACAAAGACGAAGTAGAAGGAATGTAAAAACTAGTTTTGTGTATTTCTCTATCTATGGCCTCGCAATAGGCAATCTCAATACTAGTTAGACCCATTTGGATGCGTTGTTCTTTAAGCGTCATATCTACCTATGACTATCCTTCTTATTTGTAACAAATGCGCCAGAAAGTGTCAAGTCCCTTCTTAGGGAACTGTTTTCTCTTCTAAGATCGGTGTATCTATCAGATAAAATCAGGTACTTATTTGTTAGTGAAGCGATCTTGTGATTGGCCTCATTAATCTTGAAACTATCATTGATACGTTTATCTCTTTCTTCATTAAGACGATCGTTAAGATTTTTTAGACTTTCTTCTAGACGCCTGGCATGTTTCCAAATAAAAACCCTATCTGCCATTATAATAATGGCGCACACTAAAAGCGCATTAATCATCATAAATCTTCACCCATTCTCTTTTCCCAATAATAAGTCTTTATATCGCTTATGTACATATCAACCGTTTTCTTTTCGTCTTCCGGCAATAAATTATCGATTAGTCTTTCTAATTTAAGCTCTATAATATCCAGTCTTTCTTCTAAGTTTAACAGGTCTTCTTTTGTCATATTCATAATTCCTTACTTGGATATACTTTCTAAGTAATCCCACATTTCCAGGGCTTGAGTTCCTTTTAATGCTTCCTTAAAATGAGGAAATTCTTTTTTGTACATACCTAATAATTTAGACTTAGTTTCTATAGAAGATTCAGTATTAGCTATTCTGTCCGCTAACTTTAAAACGATAGCATCACTTAATTTTTTAATCTTAATATATGTCTTAGAATGTCTTTCTTTTCGATTAATGCCAGGCTCGTTTGTAACAGCGAAAACCAATTCAGCAACTCTATCGCCAAACTCTTTTCTTACTTCTTCTATGGTGGTATCGGTATCCTCTACCACATCATGTAACCATGCAGCTGATATAAGCTCTGGATCGTTATAGCCAAATCTTTCTAAAGCTTCCGCTACTTTTTCCAAATGATAAGAGTACGGCAAATCTCCGTATTTCTGTTCTCCATGGGCTGCTATTGCGAATTCTTTAGCGTTCATATCTTAATCCTCAAAAATATAAGCCAATACAAATAAAATGGTATATACCACAATCTCTTCCTTACACACTACTTAATCCTACGATGAATCAGTGGCGGCCTCGGATGATCGGTTTGTACAAACTTACGAACTGCCCAAAGCATAATGGCCAATAGCACAGATAGCAAAAGTAACGTTTTATTCATAGATACAGTTTCTTTCTTCATTTTTCTGATACCTCCACAAAAGATTTGCCAAAAATAAGCTTTGATACGTGACCGTGAGAATACGCCTCAAAACAATTCTCGGCTGCTTCATTATAATACGACTCACATTCATATGATTTTCTATACTCCCATACCTCAACGGCGTATTTCAGTTCGGAGTGAATATATTTTTTATGATCTAAATCACAAGCGTATGTCATAGACAGAAATAAACACCAAAACATAATCTTCTTCATGTCCAGACCTCCCAACTAGTCAACCGGCATTCCTTTTCCAAAAATTGAGTCATTTCGTAAAATGCTTGTCTATTCAAGAGCTTCATAAAATATTTAGCAGCAAGCTCTTCATAAGCTCGCGATTCCTTATTAAAAGAATCAGTCTCTACATTATAGCATTGATCCACAACATCATATAGATCGCTAATACCTGATCGAAAATTATCGCCCCCATATCTAGTTATATAGTATTTGCCTTCCAAAGACTGGATATACATCTTAAAACTAGTAAAGTGGGCCATGAAGGAATCAATGATTTCTTCATCAAATTGATCCATAAATTTGGAATAGCTGTAGATTGCAATATGTCCAGTGGCGCCCATAGGGTCTCCTATTGATAGGCTAACCTAATAGAACCACTTTGTCAATAGATATTTTTAGCTTGACTTTTGGGGTATTGCCTGATAAAGTCTATATTGGAGAATAGATATGCCCAAAAATAGATGGTATAATCCTGGAGAACACGTATATTCGTTTTCTAAACAAAAAATAGGCATTGTATGCGGATTTAATCATAGACCGCCGAATCAACCAATATATGACGTGATGTTTACAGACTTAGCCGCTATCCCTGTAGATGGAACTTGGATAGCTGAAGTATTACCCAGATATGTCCATGTCCAATTACCCGAAGACGATATATGTGCCGTAAGCGAAAGCGCTGAAAGGGCCATCCTAGAAGGAAAGGCTTCAAATACAGTAGCATGTGACCACCAATGGCAGCCGTATCAGGGCTTAATTGAATCCTATCAATTCTGCACAAAATGCAATAAGAAGGAAAATTAGAATGGCAACACCTCTGTTTAGTATTGGAGACCGCGTATATTCAAGATCAATGAATAACATTGGAGAAATTATAAGCTACTATTATAGCTGTTCCGCTGGCGCTCCGAATAGCGACGTTACCTACGATGTCTCATTCGAATACGAAGGATTTGAGGATATGGATGGCACTGGACAAATTCTTTATATAGTCCCTAGAACCAAGATAGAAAGCTTGCCTCAAAGTGATCTAACCTATGTGGATGAAAAGACAGAAACTATGCAAAATAGCCTAAATAGAAAGACTAAGGTATCTTGCGAACATACCTGGCAAGACTATCAAGGATTGATGGAAGCTTATCGTTTTTGTACAAAGTGTAATCAAAAGGAGAAACCGTGAGACTTAAAGTGGGTGATACAGTATACTGTAAAGTCCAAAAAGAATGGGGTGAAATTACAGGGTATCATCCGGCGCTTGGAGATCTTTATACGGTGTCTTTTCAGAAAAATAAATTTCCGTCATTTGGAGAATATTTGATGACCGTTGAAGAATTCGATATAAAAAATGGCCGATATATAAATGGTAAGCCTGCTATACGTTCAAATATTAACACAAACGGATGCAGTCACAAATGGATAGATTATCAAGGATTTACGGATTCTTATAGGTTCTGTACCAAATGCGACCAAAAGGAGAAGTCGTGATTTCTTATTTGGTTCAATGGGGCCACATGTACGTCATCCACGTAGGCGCTATTTTCGCCTTTGTTGTGGGCGCTAAAGTGTGGAAAGGTGACGTTGATACTATTCCAAAGGTTTGGGAATTATTTAAAGTAGCATTTGTGCTATCAGTAGTTTTGGCAGTTCTTACCTCGCACAGCCATACACACTATCAACATTTATTAGGGAAGGTACTAAAATGAGCAGAGTGAAAAAGACAACAGTAGAAAAATATACAATTAGAGACGAAAGAGGCCAATGGCAAGCCCATATTATGGTTGATGACCAATCCGGCGATATTAGCATTCAATCCGACTATGGTAACTATGCCTATTGGTGGACAGCCAGAGGCATAGGCGTAACTTTAAAACAATTCCTCTTATCAACCAATGATTCGTATGTTATGCAAAAATTTGGTTATGGGGGCAAAAATGAACACTTTTTTGATGATAAAACTATAGATAACATTAGGGCAGAGATTGCAGAAAAATATAAACAGGGAAGTATTGATAAAGTTGAAGCCCTCACTTGTACCCTCGAACTAGATGACATAGAGGGCAATGATCACAAAACTAGTACTGAGCTGTACTCGACTCTAGTCGATCAGGCGCCTACTCTAATGGAAAAGATCTATGATAATAATCCATACGATATCCCTTGGGTTAGCGGTACACATCCGAGTTTAGTGGCCTTTATGGAACGTGTTTGGCCGGTTTTCATTGCGGAACTGAAGAAAGAAGCTTTGGAATGAAAATTACCTATATTGTAATTATCGGGTTATTCTTTACGGCATGTACCAAACAAAACTATAGCTTAGAGTACTGCAATCGTATTGTGTATCGAGACTGGTTCGGGGATTATAATATCCCAAAAGAATGCTGGCATTGGTATCAACCAGCGAAAGAGACCAAATGACCGATCAAGAATTGAAAGAGTTCCAGGCAAATCTCAAGCTTAACCTACTTAGATTCGTGGGAACCAAAAACACTAAGAAGGCCAGGAAAGCTATAAGCAATATAATGGCGGAAGCCCTGTCTAATACTCCAGGGGTTAAAAATACCTTTGTTAGTAATTGCGATAGCGCCTGGAATAAGATGACCATAAAAGAAAAGATAAAATGGTTTGTTTATAATAGGTTCCCGCTCAAAAAGCATGGAGATCTGGAAAGAAAAATCATAAAGCTACAACATGAACTTGATTACCTAGAATGGGTAGATGAAAATCCAGATAAGGACGTTTCAGAATTTCCTTACCGGCTAGATATGCCCAAGTATCTGGAACCTAACCCTAAAGACTTGGTTTTGGTGGATATCCAAATGACACTGGCTAGTCCTTTAGAATACCTAAATGTGGTTATCGATACAGACAAATTATAACATATGGATATTTTTTGTGATATGGTGTATTTATGAAATATTACGTTTACTCTCATATCAACCCAGAAAATAAAAAACCTTTTTATATAGGAAAAGGAACGGGAAATCGTTGTTATGCTCAAAAAGATCGTTCAACGGCCTGGAAATTGTACGTAAAGACACTAAACAATAAAGGTCTCGCTTATTCTGTAGAAATACTACACATATGCAATACGGAAGAAGACGCTTTTAAGTTGGAACAATCGGAAATATCTAAAGAATTTGAAAAGGGAAATCCTTTGTTCAATTCTTTGATTTCTGAGCCCAGATCATTTGACGTAGAGGCTCCGATCTCAAACGCTAACATAGAAGGAGCTATACCCACATTTGTAAGAAATAGCAGAAGGCATGCGGATATGACACAAATGGACTTAGCTATTAAAGCTAAAACATCACAAAAATATATTAGCGCTCTAGAATCTGGAAAACCTATTAACGATATCGGTAAATTAAATAACGTATTAAAGATTTTTGGTTGTATTTTGGGTATTGTTAAAGAATAGCCTATAAATTATATTTGCATATATAGGTAAAATCAATTTAATAAATGAGAAATAGTTGAATTTATTACATATTATGATTTGTAATAACCATTACAGGTCTTCCGTTTATTTTCCGGAACCCCTATAATTTGCAGAATGTACCGTTAAACAGTCTTTTCTGCATATCTCAGGATTGTACACTATAGTGTACGTTAAGGGTCTTTATGATCATTACAATGTACAATTCTAATATTTCCCTATGAAGGGCAGTTTTAGGGATTTATTAGTAATATTGGCTAATAAGTGCTAATATTAGGTAATGGAGCTAATATGGGTTCGGAGTTCCCTTCCGAGTCCATATATAACGAGGGAAGTGGACATTAGTGTCGATTGCCTGTAATATAATCTTGATTATGCTGTCGGCTTTGGGTTCTTAACCCTAAGATCTTCCTTGAGTTTTGCAATAGTCTCATTTTCAGGATCAGCCAGGGCATCTGCGAAAACCTTACCTACCTTGTTGACTTGCTCTAAACTTTCCATATAGCTATCATGATGGGCATCGTTACGTTCTTGAATTCGGCTGCCAACACAGACTCTTTCGATATTGTATTTTAAACTAGGCTCGAGATCTCGACAGCCAATGCCGCCTTCTGTGCCTTCGCATTTAATACCAAGCAATTCGCCCAGTTGAAGCTTATAACTATTGGGGATATAACCTGGAACCTCCGCTAGGCGATCCTGATCTAAGAATAGATAGCAAAACATAACATATGTTGATTGCCCACTCCCAACCGTGTCGGCCAAGAGCATCATGGAGGGCATTGCTAAGTGACCGACGATAAGCTTTCTATCTGCCAACGTACTAAGATCATTGCGGAATATTGAAACTGCCTTCTCTAGGTCTTCAGCCTCAAAGATAATAGATAGGCAGGTAGCCTGAGTCATCCTATGATCGTATTCTGGTTCAGGTAGCGTTGGGATAGTAAGACAACGAATACGGGCCAAAAATAGGTTAACTTTGCCAATTAATTGGTTGAGAGAGCCTATGAAACGACCCAAGAAACAAAACAAGGGGTTGGACTTTGGAACCAAATATTGATGAACTAGCCCATAGCCCTTGCTCTTCAGTAGCTGTTTTCGGACCTTACTTAGGCCTTCCAGCACGGAGGGGGCTTCCTTTGATTTGAGCACTTCTTCTGCCGGTGGACCTTGGAGACTACCACCCTTAATCTCAACTTCGTCTAAACCGATGCCTTCTAGCTTGGCGATTCTTTCAATAGCAAAGATATCGGGAGATTTACCTGAAAACAATATATCAGAAAAGTGGAAAGTATAATGCTTAAGCCGATGAGGGGTTAGCCTACGGGAATAGACTATTTCAAGAGAAGACATTGCAAGACGGGTTAGGGTGATCATAAAATTCCTTTAATAAGTCAAGATAATTTACGAAACTGCTTTTGCAGGGATTCGTCTGATAAGTCAATCAAATTAGATATATATGAAAATCGAACCTTAGTTCCTGCAATTAAATCAGATTCCAGCGTACGTTCGATGGTAAATAACCTATTAGAGGGACGTGATCGACAAACTACCGCTTTACCTCTATGATTATAAACCAAAGTAAAGTCATCTGGATTACATATAAGCCAGGTCCTAGGATCTATCCTAACTAAATGAGTGGGTATTCCAAAGTTTTCGAGGCAATCAACAGACACATCTTCAATAATACTTACGACATCTCGTTTATATAAGTTATTCAGATACAGTTGACTATAGATTCCAGTTTTAAAAGCTTCTTCTTCTGAAATATCCAACAGATAGGTTTGAGTGGCATTATAGGTAGATTCGGCTTGGGATGAGGCAAGATCGCCTTCTATAAATTGGGCACTGATCGCTCCTTGAGTGGCCAATACATTAAATCGGTATACATGCCTATCTATATTAAATTCAGATCTGTTTATGAATTTCAAAAATGTCGAAAGATTTACAATTTTTAGGGGTCCGGAGGTTACATTTATTACGTCTTTCATTTGGAATCCTTAATCCTATGGTTACCGTTTACTAAAAGAAAGCCGATCGGGACAATTATCGCATATAGCCCCAAAAAGGAACAGAGGAGATTTAATAAAATAGAGGTGTAAGTCAGCTTGCCCTGCTGCCACCAGTCAGATAGGGCGAGAATTAGCCATCCTGATAAGTACCATAAGAGATCAGTGTTAGTCATACTAAAACTCCCTTATGAACCTGGCCAATGAGACCAAGGGCAACAAGAGCAGGGAAATAGAAGAAATCAGAAAAAGATAGTCTTGAAAACCGTTCCCATTACCGTTAACTATTCTACTAAAGATATCCAGCACTATTAGGCTTGCGTATATGGCTGTTGGAAGGCAAAGAACCGATATAACGGCAGTTAGGTATTTCATAAAGAGAGTATATCACAAATTGGCCAAACCCCAAAACCTATAAACATGTTCGGCGATCCAAAAAGCAAGTGAAGCTATATTTGCCAAAACAAATATGAATAATGGAATAAATAGCGATATAAAGAGAATTCTTTTAAATAAAGTCATATTGCCTGTATATCATAAGCCCTGTAAGAGGCTATAAGGGGTTTTATCAATTTGGACCTAAGGAGATTGTGCTAGGGATTAAAATCGATTCTAGAGCCCTTTCTGTAAGGGAGGCGTTATATTAGGAATAGGATCCAGAAAAATTATAAAAATATTTTTGGAAAAATTTTATTAGAGATTGCGTGTCTGTAATAATTGGGATTAACAACTCGTAATGATTGAATTCCCCGGTTTTCGTTATTTTTATCAAATACCCTAATGATACTATATAGTTAGACTGTGTCGTGCGGCTAGCTTTGTCAAGGCCTTTGATAGATACTTAACCTATTGATATGATTATTATTTTGCCTGTGTCAGGACACTGCCTATTACTTAGTCATGACCTATATGTTATATGGACGCTCTCTTTATATTGTCCTAAAAAAGCGTTGCATATATGATGCGGTCGGTATGTCGTCGCCCATAGATTTATACTAACTAGTTGATATCATTAAAAATAGCCGGTTTTGATAAAACAGGACATTGCTAGCCTTGACCTATCTCTACTATATGAGACTTGATGGAATGACCTCAATGGCCTAGCCTAGGGTACTAGACGCAAAAATGCCCGCATCGCGCTAGCGTGCAGGTTTAAAAGGTCGAGAGTAAAAATCAAAAAACTATTGCCTTATATCACGCTAAGGTTAGTCCTTATAGTAAAGATTGACTATAGCTAGGGAATGGACTAGATAACAGCGTCTTATAGCCGCGTCTTAGACGCGCAAAGGACCTCATAACAGCACTTGACCAGTATAATGACCGCAACGCTACCCTAAGTCTATGCCTATGCTAGTCCCAAACGGTTTATTTTGACGCTCATATAACTAGCTTAGTTTGACCTTTGGGACTAGACCTAAACCGTATCCTTGACGTACCTTTTACAGCGTCTTTAAAAAGCGCCTATAAATGCCTATAATAACGCGATGTTACAAGTATATGCCCAAAATTGTCACTACGTTACGCTATGATATCAATGCTTTGCCATTTATTGTCACTAGTGTATATAAGTTCTACACTAAATTAACTATGGTTAGCCCTTATATAGGCTTTGACGGTTAACTCAATGACACACTAAAATATCACATTGATTAGTCCCTGATTTTACTCTCATTAGTCCGTTTGGCATCGCCTATGCAATATATTATAACCGTAACCAACAAGGTTACAAAGGAGACTTTATGGATAACTCATTTATTTTGTTTTTAATATTCCTTAATACTTTAACCATTGCAGTATTCGCGGCAAAAATTGCTAAAACTTTAACCAAAACTAACTAGAAAGGCTTTTATGAAAACTTATAGCGACAACACATATCCCGTTACCTTAGAACTAAATAACGATGATTTTACAGAAAATGAATTGCTAGCCATGTTTGAAATGATCGACGAACACGATAGCTATTATGATTCAGGTGAGTTATGATCAGAATAGGACAACTAAAAGACCTAACGGGTATCGGCGAGGAGTACCTTATAGATAGTCAAGGCAATGTTTTGGCTAAGTTTATTGACGGCGAGCTACAAGGGACTATCCCAAGGCCTAGCCAAAATGATACCGTTTGGGTAACTATATGAGTCATAAAAGTTACTTGGTTTTAGTCTATGTCGTTTTATTTAGTTGTGTTTTATTAAAAAGTATCCTATTGTTTAGTTAAACCGCACGCTATAACGTGCAGAAAAGAGTATTTATGTCAAACATTGTAAACATTTCAGGTAGTTACGTGCAAAATCAGCGTCATAGTCTTGTATCTGAAAAATACAAGGTCATTCAAGCGTCGTCAATAGGCGATACCATGCAAAAACATGGCCTAAGTTTAGTTAGTATTAAAACGGGCAACGCTCGCCACGCTGATAAGGTAGACTTTCAAAAAACGATTAGCAGGTTTAGAGGTCCGGTAGTTTCGCATGATAAGGATGGAAAACCGATCTTTTTAGACCTATTAGTCAAAAATCCTCATATGGGTAGGGGACTAACTGAAATTTTAGTCGGTATCTATCGCCTAGTGTGTTCAAACGGTATGGTAGCAGGCAAGTCATTTTTCAGCGAGGGGATTCGACACAATGGCGATACTTACGAAAATCTTGACTTAGCCGTTGCGCATGCCCTTGATATTCAAAAACGACTAGGTGAGACTATCCAAAAATTGCAAGGCATTGAGTTGACTCCTGAACTAAAAGAGCAGTTAGCTCAAGACGCTATTAAATTGCTAACTCCTGAAAACGCTTTGAATATCAGGCATCGTCTATTGACTCCTAAACGCGCTGAAGATACCGGCAATGATGCGTGGTCGGTTTTTAACGTAGTGCAAGAAAACTCAATGCTAGGCGGTCGGGTAGCATATACGACACAAAGCATTGATAACAATGGTCAAAACAATGTTAGACATATGTCAACTAGGACTATTAAACCCAATACAGTAAAAGACATGGATTTTAACCAAGGTTTATTTGATGCGGTTTTAAAACTTGCCGCCTAAACCCACCTAATAGGGCATAGCAGGAGTCAATCGACTAAGCCAAACTGTTATGCCCTATAACTCCTTGAAAGGGATTTTATGAAATACTCAATAAATTTTACAGGTAGAAACGAATCAAAAGAATGGGCACATTATAAATGGCATGTTATGATCAATGGCGTTAGTTTTGATTATAAGACCGGACTAGGTCACGCAACGGGTAAGGTCAACCTTTTCGGTAAGAGACTTTGGACTAAACCGGCTATTAAAACTATCTCGCTCGAAAAAGAATGGGTACACGTACCGGAAATTGATCAAGTCTTAGAATGCCTGTTTTCAGATAGTCAAGCAGGTAGTGAGTCATTCAATGATTTTTGCGATAACTTTGGTTATAGTAACGATAGCCTAAAAGCGCTTGACACATATAGGGAATGCATGGACATAAACAAAAAATTAAGGCTAGCCCTAGGGAATGACTTTAATAGCGAGCGTCAACGCATTGAGGCAAAAAGCGCATGACAATAATTGTCATATAAAAGGCTTTTAGTTTCGCATCGTTGCCAAAAATTGTCACAGTGTATAAAAGTTCTACAGGTTAAAAAATGCTTATTGCATTGATTAGTCAATAATATCACATTGATTCGTTTGGCCTAGCCTATGCAATAGTCTATAGTGTGACCGGATAGGTCGAAAGGTAGGATATATGCTAAGTTTTGATTTTAGGATAGTTTCAGTCGAGAGAAGTTATCAAGATACCGTCAAGGTGAGAGTTAGGCTTGACGCGAAAGTATGGGCAAAACTCAAAAAAGCTAATCAGTTAGGTCAATTGTATGGCATTGATATTTCAAACGCTGTTAGTCGAGAGTATGGCGTAAAAGCCTATCAGCCTACCGTAGCCGATAGGGACAATGCGCGTGGCGGTATTAAATGGATTGACCTATGGTATAATGACGCGACATGGCGTCAAGCCCCTGATAACATTGTTAGGCCTGATTTTGGATGTAAAGAGACTATTATGGGCGCCGCACTAGCCGCACAATTAGATAATCCATTGTGTGAAGTTATCGCGGTCGATTTTAAAAACAAAAAGAGAGTGGCGTGAGTTATGACATACTATCTATCTAGTATTTTTGGCTTAGCGCGTGGACATATAACCAAAAAAGTCAATGGGACATATACCTTGCATATTGATCTAACGCCACGCCATGCTTTTAAAATTGCGGGATACTTAACGCAGTCGGGACATAAAAACCAAAAAGACGCTCTTAGGTCATGGTATGGCCTAAGAGATAGACTTGAAATTGAACTATCGAAACTAAACTAAAAGGAGTCAATTTTATGGGATATACTACGGATTTTAACGGGACATTTAAACTTAATAAACCGCTTGACCTCGACACGCATGGTTTTTTAGTCAAACTGAATGAGACTAGACGCATGCTAAGAGATAGTGCAAAACTAAAAGCTAAAACGGGCATTGACTACGGCATTGACGGCGAGTTTTTTGTCAACGGCGACGGTTTTGCAGGTCAAGACGACGACGACACGGTTTTAGATCATAACCGACCGCCTAGAACTCAACCCGGTTTATGGTGTCAATGGCGACCTAATGACAATGGCACGGGCATTGCATGGGATGGTGGCGAAAAGTTTTACAATTATATTGCATGGATTGAATACATAATCAATAAGGTCCTAAAACCAAAGGGCTATGAGCTAACGGGTTGCGTGCAATGGCGCGGCGAGAATTTTGACGATATCGGGACTATATTAATTAAAAATAACGTTATGACTATCGTCAACGGCGAGCATATGACTTTACCCAAAGTTAAAAAGACTAAGACTAAGACTAAGACTAAGACTAAGACTAAGACTAAGACTAAGGCAAAAACCAAAAAAAGGGTTGCATAACCAAAGGAGTCAATTTTATGTTTAATCCCCTACCTAGTCAATTTTTGGATAGTCGAGAGCCATTGACTAAAAGTGAATTATCGGACATAGAGAGGTCCATAGATCAATCGGATGGTATCATAGACCTATGCGGACATAATGACTTTGACGTGTTAGAATATCATGAGAGATATCTAACGAAACTAATAGAGAGACTAGAAAACTCTATAAACGCTAAACAAAAACGAAAGGGTAAGTTATGTTATTAGTTCAAAATACAAAAATGAAGAAGTCAAGTCAAAACGGTTTAGTCGTCGTCAATTGGACTATCCCAGCCTTTTTAAGTCAAAACGGTTTTAGGACATGTCCTCAAGCAGGGGCATGCGCGAAAGGCTGTTATGCTCGATCAGGTACCTATCTTTTTAGCAATGTTAGGCGAGCGCACGAATCAAAGCTCGCATTGACTCAACAAGATGATTTTGCGAGCGTTATGATTAGTGAAATTGACCTATGGTTAAAAAAGCGGTCGGTTAAACAACTAAAAATCAGAATTCACGATAGTGGGGATTTTTACGACCTAGCCTATGTCAATAAATGGCTTGAAGTCATGCGACATTTTAAGAGTGATTTTCGCGTGTCGTTCTATGCGTACACTAAGCAAGTAAAGTTATTCAAACAATTAACTCAACTAGGCGCTATCCCTGCTAACTTTACTTTAATTTATAGTTTCGGCGGAAAACAAGACGCATTGATTGACGTTAACACGGATAGGCATAGTCGAGTTTTCGAGTCAATCGAGCTATTAACTCAAGCGGGATATGTTAACGGTACAATTGACGACATGGTGGCGGCTATGGGCGAGTCTAACAAGGTCGGTTTAGTCTTTCACCATGCTAAAAAATGGTCTAACACGGCATGGGATAGGGTAGCATAACAAAATAAGGAGATAGGACTATGATTAGAATTCAATATACGTCAAAATGCGGGCATTGTGGCGCATTGCCTGAAACTATGCACGACGATAAATGTCCATACTATTGCCCGTTTAAATATTTAAGACTGTTAATTAAACTAAAAGGAGACTAACCAATGAAACGAATAGATATTAGTCAAGTAACTAACAAGGTCCTAGTATGTCCTTATTGTATGACCCAAGTCAATGAGTCAAGCCTAGGGCATTGTGGCGAGTCAAGCGCTCATTTTGAATATGGCTATGAGCTAAACAATGGCGAGATATACCTTAAAAGCGAGCTAACCATTGACGATAGTTTAACAGGGTAAGGATAGGTCAATTTTTAACAAACTAACTCACTTAATTTAAAAGTGAATTTCAACAAGGAGACTATATGGGCTATACACATTATTTTACTTTCAAAGCGGCATCGAGAAGTCAAGCGACGGCAATTGAGAATAAGTATCAACGCGCTATCGAAGACTGTCAAAGGGTAATCAAACGATACTATGCCGAGAATGGCGGACTATCCGGATATTCAGCGCATACCAAGATAGGCCAATATGGCGGCATCAATGTAAACGGCAAGGGCGACGACGGTCATGAGACTTTCGTGCTAAGAGAGCATTTTAACGAAAACTTAGCCAATGAGGGGTTTAATTTTTGCAAAACAGCGCAAAAGCCTTATGACTTAGTAGTCGTTGCATGTTTGGCTATTCTCAAGCATAGACTAGGAGACTGTGTTAGGGTGTCAAGCGACGGATCGGCTAAAGATTGGACGGACGGAGTAAACTATGCTCGCAAGGTAACAGGGCTAGCCGTCAAAAATCCAATTAAATATAGCGATGCGCTGGGGACCTATAGGGAGGGCTAAAAATTGAGTTTAATTAGCAATGTTTATAAAAAGTGAATTTTAACAAGGAGATAATATGGATAAGAAAACGGTAGTTAATAAAAAAGACTGCAACGAAGTATCCCTAGCCAAGATATGCGACGAGCTTAAGGCAATGTCGATAGAATCATATCGAGCAGGCGAAACAGGCAAAAATCCCTTTGACCATGTTAGGATTATGGCTAACATAATGTGTAAGGAAATGACTAAAGTTAACAAAAAGAGGTCAAAATGATTTACTTAGTTTTGTATTGGGTTTATTCTAGCCTAGCCATGTATAGAATAACTCGACCAAAGGATAGTGTGGAGAGACTTCTATGCTTTTCGGTTGGTCCGCTATTTTATCCTACTCATGTGCTAGCAAAACTAGGTAGGTAGTAATCTGGACATTAATCTGGACACAGTGTCCCGATAGATATCGGTAGCCCTGGTGGTCAAAAATTGACTGTACGTAAGAGTGAATTTTAAAAGTGAATTTTAACAAAGGAGTATCTATGCTTAAATTAAAATCTTATAGTGATTCAGGACACGGTTGGTTAAGAGTACCGCTAAAACTAATCAGGGAGTTACAAGCCAAGGGCCATGTGTTTACTCGGTGCAGTTACGAATCGAAGCGCTATGCCTATCTTGAGGAAGACATCGACGCGGGCAAGTTTTTAGACATGACCGAACACGTTGAAGTCAAGCATATCTATCAAGATAGGGAGTCACATATCAGGAGACTGCCGCATTTGACTAGTGGGGTAGACTTCAAAATCGGATTCGGTGGGCAATAATACCAAAAGTGAAATTTCCGTTGACATTTTAAATATTTTAAGGTCTGGTCATTCGAGGCATACTAATATGGAACTATCTATCAGGGCTTATCGGCTGGCTATACATGAAGTCCATTACTGCGTTTCGAACATGGTAAAAGAACTCCTAAGAGACCAGAAATATGCGAGCGATCTCGTGCGTGTGTCCCATGGGACAGTGTATCAATGTTCTCAATGTGGTTACAGTTCGAGGCACAAAGAAGACCTGGACGAATGTTGCTGTGAAGCTCGAAACAAAGAAACCAAACAATCCGAGGTTTGCCGAGAAGCGCAAGAATATTGGATAGTTTCCGATTGGTTAGGCGAACGGCTAAAAGAGCGCAACGAAATGGTTATAAACTTCAAAGGCCTGGTTATATGGGGTAGATGTGCATCTTCCAAATCCATAGCTCTAGACTCAGTCATTCAAGACATCGCAAAGGGTTTTGAGTAAGCCCCCTACCGTCAATTTTTCATTTGCTATAGATTCAATTTTCAAAAGTGTTTTTTGGGTTGACTTTTATTTTATACCATTTTACTCTGTTATAGGGTGGGAGAATATATGGATCAATTAATAACAGTCAACCTTACAAAAAACGTTACCTATATGCGGGGAGCCACAGAGGTAACAATTCCGAAGGATACCCTAATTGAATTTGATTTGCAACATGAATTTGGCATATGGAATGGAGAGGCCTTCGATTTATTCAGGGACGAGTACTGTTTAACTAATTGACAAAAGTATTTTTTCGATTAACGCTTGTCTAATGAAAACAAATTCTGTTGACAAGTCCCTTTTTTCTTTTATATCTATCAATCACATAGCAATCAGGCTATCTCCAGTTGATGAAGGCCATCAGGTTACAATCTATTGGGGTAAAAATTCGCGCACGAAGTGCGTTTATAAGAGCATGGATAGAGGTACGCTTATGCGAAACGTACTGCATATGATAGGGAGACTAAGAAGTGATTTTAATACTAGAAGACGACGATGCACTTAAAGAGATATTAAGCCTGTGTTTAGATTCGCTTGATGCCAAATACAAGGTATCCTCTAGCTGTGAAGAGGCCATAGATTTTATGCGGTCAAATGAGCCGTTGCTTTTATTGGCGGATATGAGATTGACCAAGGAGGACTCTACGGAAGCTATAGCTTATTGCCGGAGCCATTACAAAAATTGTCACACGGTTCTTTTTACGGCAATGCCAAAAAAATTAGCTAAGGAAGTAGCCGACAAACTGCATATGGACGACGTGCTGTTAAAACCATTCGAGATGGATCAGCTGTTCTCTTTGATAAACTGTACAAAAAGTGTCACTGCACAAAGAACTTGATATAATTTCTCTATGGTGTCATAATGGGCATGTCAATAATATCAAATAGTTATATATGGCACGCCTGGTGCATATAGTACAAGCAAGCGAGTCAATAACGACACGCTAAATAAAAAGAAGGAAATAAGAAAATGGAAAACCAAATCGTAAAAATGAACAGTGAAAAACTCAAAGCCTTAACCAATACATCCCATACTGCCGTGGTGACTATGCTCATGCTGGCGCTCAGGGAGCGCGCTAGAGGGTATTCTAACATTACTCTTGCAAAACAGCAATTAGTGAGCATGGGAGAGAAGGTAGTAGATGAGGATTTTCAAAAGTTCTGGAAAGATCTACAAGACCTAGGAATTGGCACCATCGTTTATGGTCGTCGTGGAGGACCTGACAAGTTCCAATGGTACTATTCGCTTAAAAGCATTGCAAAGGTAGCTATAGAAGGAAAAGAGAACGAAGTTAGAGAATTGGCCAAACGAGTCCCTAAGGTAGTGGCCATCAAGCCAATTCAGCCGGTGATTAAAAAAAGACGCTCAAGAAAAGTGGTCTTAAAAATCGAGCGAAAACTTTACTCTATCACTTTGAGTAGCGGCTTGATTGCCGAAGTTATCTTACCCTCAAATGCCACCGAAATGGACTTGGACAAAATTAGGGCCACGTTGGGCCAGCGGTCCTTTTAGAAGAACTAAAAACTTTATAGTTCGATAATCAGCGCTCTAGTTTTAAACTAGGGCGCTTTTTCGTTTTGTTGTCTAAGAAATATCAAATGAATAAAAGTTCTACGGACAATTTTTGTCGCTTCCTAATAAATCCAAATATTTAGGACTGGCACGTCGGCTGCAATAGATATAAATGCAAGCGATCTGAATAAACGGATTGCGAACAGGGATAGTTTTTGAAAGGAGATTGGTATGAGTAATAAGACAAGTAAAATTTTTAATGTCGTACTATTGGCGACTTGGGGATTCTTAGTGGGGTGCTATTTCACGGACGGTCGATGGCTGCTAGCTTTTGCGTATTTGCTAGGAGTTACTATGCGTGGAAGTATCGTATATAAACGATTGAAAGATGAAACAAATTAAGAAAGGGAAGTATGTATATTTTTAAAATTATCAATAAGGGTATCGATGTATGTGTGGCCCACGATTCTGGGGGCTTTACGCTATCGGTAAATAATGTCGAGGTAGCCCATAGCAACGACTACGAATCGATTAGGGATATGGCCATAAAGAGTTCTGGGGTAGATTTATGATTAGAACCAATAAGGAAAGGCTCGACGACCTAATGCAGGCTAAGGCTTTAATAAGGGGCGTGGAGTTTAGCTATCCTGAAGATGATTGGCGTAGGCATAGAATATATAAGACAATCGTTGAAACATTTAGCTTCATTGGTTCTTTAGATGTGGTGATCGATTCGATTAAAAAGGATATTAAACAAGAGGAGAAACAAAATGATTAACTTAATTATGATCGCACAAGGGGCGCTTATGGGATTTGCAACGGCGGACCTAATGGCCACTAATCCAATTCTATTCTTTGTGTTTTTGGTAGTTAATCCACTGTTGACTGTGGCTTATCATGAAGCTAGAATGAGAGAGTATTAGATGAAAGAGTGCGAATGCGAAACGTGCAATAAGGTCTTTCATACTTCTAAACCATCGGACCGATTTGTATGTCAGTTGTGCGTAGAAACACTAAAGATATTCTATAGAAAATGGCCTGAGTTTAAACCAAAATAGGAGGACTTATGAGGGTATATAGAATTGAGGGCTTTTACGGGCAAGGCCCATATTCTGGGATATCGATGGGCAGCTTAGCATGGACTGAAAGAAAGCATGAATTGCCTACCCATCCAGCACCTCATGCAGATGGGATTATTTTACCTAGCTACGTCTCCGCAGAATATTTTTATGGATTCGAGAGCTTAACGCAGTTAACGAATTGGTTTAATAGAGAGGAATTAACCAATATCTCTTATTACGATGGATTTGAAATTAAGGTTTATGAGTTAGAAGATAGGCATATTATAAAAGGTAAAAAACATGTAGCGTTTATAAAGCGTTATGCTAAACTAAAAGAACGGATTAAACTCCCAAAGAGGAGTTGCTACGGATTAACAGTGTCTAAGAACAATGCAGCGTAAAATAAATATACAGACAATTTTTGTCACAATGTAGTAAAACCAAATAGTTACGGTTGGCACAATGCCTGCAATAACCATAAAATGAGGAGAATGATATGAAAATAATTAAAGAACAGACCAATCAAGCGGCTCTTATTGTGTCGGGACTGGGAATCGTTTTTTCAGTAATGGCAATTATCTTTATCTTGTTAGGATTGAATGGATGCGGTAAAAGAAAGGAATTAGTCCCAGTAGTAGGGCCGAGTGGTGCCCCTGGGGCATCGGGATCTAAAGGAGACACTGGAGACCAAGGAGCCACGGGGCAGACAGGGGCAGCAGGCACTCAGGGTAACGCTGGGACCAATGGAACTAACGGTGCCCAAGGTTATGGGGCTGGCATTAAAACGACTCAACTATCGGTAGGTAACGCTAATTGCCCCAATGGCGGAGTGCAATTGGAGAACTTTCAAGATCTAAACAATAATGGAACATTAGATACAGGCGAATCACTATTAGGATTGACTTATGTTTGCAATGGATCTAATGGCAGCAACGGATCGAACGGAACCAACGGGTCAAATGGAAGCAATGGGTCAAATGGCACAAACGGCACCAATGGTACGAATGGCGTGAGTACAACTTTTAGTATAGTTACAGACAATGGCACTCATTGCACCAATGGCGGTTTTGATCTGACGCTAACTGACTCAACGCATTCAGAGACAGATTACGTTTGTAATGGAAATAACGGCGCTAATGGGCAAAATGGCCAGGCCGGAACTAACGGCACTAACGGTAGTTCTGGAGGTACGGTCTCGTTTAGTCTAGTTCAAGCGATTGAACCTTGCGGAGCGAATTCTTCGCCTTGGAAAGAAACATTGCTTGGGTTACAAGGTGGACAGATCTTAGCTTCTTTCTCTGAGACAGTATCAGGCCAAAATACTCGCTTTGCTTTTATTCCAAATGGAAGTTATATCGACACAGATTCTAGTGGCTGTAACTTCTCAGTGACAGGAGATGGAACCACATGGTCGCAAATTAATTGGGGATCTGGATCTAATGTTTACTCTACCTGGGTAGCCGGAGGATATCATTGGACTTCGGCTACTGGATGGGTAGCCCTTTAAAACAAAGAATCAATAGAAACGAATTAAAGAGTGAATTTTAACAAGGAGACAATATGGGAACAAGACATTTAGTAATAGTGAGATTAAAAGGTAGAGTGAAAGTAGCACAGTATGGACAATGGGATGGCTACCCAAGTGGACAAGGCGCGGATATCGCTAAATTTTTACAATCTAAACAATTCGATTTGGTTACCTTTAAAAAGGAAGTAGCTAAGCTTGAATGGATCTCTCCAAAGGCTCTCAAGAATACTTGGATTGAATGCGGAGCAGACGCTAATTCTGACCTAGTCTCTTTTGATATTGCCGATAAACATAAAGCCTTATATCCTGAGCTATCTAGAGATACAGGCGCAGGAATACTAAATCTAATCGCAAAGGGTCAAGTTAAACTATTGCATAACATGCACGATTTCCTAAAAGATGGGCTATTTTGTGAATGGGCATATGAGCTTGACTTAGATAAGAAGTGTGTTAAGGTATACAGAGGAGGCACTAAGCCTTGGAAGAGAATAGAGTTTAAAGATTTTACAGTTAAGGCAATGGCTGCTTTAGAAAAAGAAAGACAGCAAAATCAAGAGTGAAGTTAAGGAGATTTTATGACTGACAAAGAAGCGGCTATTAAATTCTTACTCCAAGAATACGAATATACGCCAGATGATGAATTGCATAAGGGCGACTTGGAGCTTTGTTATCTGGAAGGTATTGCCCATCGAGATAGTCAATTGAAGGGCGTGGTTGAGGCCTTTAGAAAACATCAGCAGATTCTTCAAAGCATTATTGAAATAGGGAAGAGAGACTTAACCAATCCAAAGTATGATTCCTATTTTGAGGGAGCTAAAGAAATTCTAAAAGAGACTCTTCCAGATTTACTAGTAAGGCTATTAAATGATTGAGCAAGAATACAAATACTTAGGAGACTTCTCAGCTACTCCACCATGGCATAGCCGCTCAATGAGTTGTGATACATGCAAGGTATCTTGGACAGGTTGTTGGGATAACTTCCAATGCCCACACTGTGGGATGGGAGAATTGCCGAATTATGAAATTAAACTAGAAACAAAAAATAAGAAAGGAAAGTGATTTATGGCTAAGCTAAAACAATTCACAGTAATTTATAGATGCGAAGTCAAAAGAATGGCTACCGTTGAAGCTAAGAACGTAAAAGAAGCCAGAATTAAATTTGACAAAAGTGAATTTTTAGATGAGCAAGATCTAGACTGTTATGATATCGACGACGTATGTATTTACGAGGAGGACTAAGCTATGAAGAAGGTGCTAGGATATGGATATAAGCGATCGGGAGAGACAGTAGTTGAGGCTCTTGAATTCTACAATCAGCATATGCTTTTACATAAAACCAAACAGGAAGCTTTGGAGAATATTGAGAAAGACAAAGCAAACCTACTGATTGACAAGCGCGAAAAGCCTAGGATCTTCAAAGTAGTTGTGGAGGTTTTATGAGTAAATATAGAGTAGCTCAAGTAAAACCTCCGAAATACAATAACGAGGACGATACTCCAGAACCACACGATGAATGGGCTCAAGAACTTAAAGATGAATACGGCTTAGATCATTTAAGTACGCAAGAAGTAAGAATGATTTGGGAAAGGTATTCGGACGATATGTGTGCCGGTTGGCTCATTCCAAATAAGGGATCGGTCGAAGACGCGTTTAGGGTAATACTGGAGGAAATCAATGAAATACGATGACTATCCAAGGTGTCCTTACTGCAAGATAGGAATAAATAATTGGGGCAAGGTGCTATCTTACGAATGCGTGAATGAGGGTATGGGAATATTTTTTTACGAAGTACCATGTCCAAAATGCAAAGTTAATTTCGACATCCGTGTTACCAGGAAGTTTATCTTTGAAGTGGAACCTATCGAGGAGGACAGAACATGAAACGCGACCATTGCTATAAACACATGGGAAACACAGATGTTTATCTATATGTGAAGGATATATTTGTAGACGATAAAAAGCTTACGATTTATTCTGTGGAATGGTATAATATATTCAATGGAGGCTTTATAGGGAATGATCAAATAAAGGTGAGAAAAGAAGACGAAGAATACTGGAGGGATTTTAAATATGAAAGTGTATGAAGTAATAGAAACAGCAGGAGTCATAAGACGAGACGTTACATCTTATGGGTATCAGTATTCTATTGAACAATTAGAAGTGGAAGCTCTTGTACAGGATCACTATGATTTTAAACTACATGAAAATAAGCGCGTAAAAATGATTATTTTTATTGAACGGGAGGAAGAATGAAAGTCTATATTGTAACAGAAGGATATCAATACGAGTCCAGCAAGCCTAAGTTTGCTACTGTCTATGGTATAGAGGCGCTAGAGTGGAGGCTCGCTAAACAAAAAGATAATCCAAATTGCTTTGATTATGAGATATATGAGCTAGAATTGCAGGGAGAAAACAATGGATCTTAAGATTAGTAAAGTAATATATTCCTGTAAGACACACGATCATCTTGATGTGGTTACCGAATGGATACACAGATTAAAGTTTGATTGTCGGGATGAACTATCAGACTTTGTAACCAGAAAACATTGGGGACGAGTTATTGAAGAAATGAGATATTATTTGCATCAACCAAAGGAGACAGCTAATGAAACGATTAAACCATAGATTGGGAGGTGCAGTACATAAGCCTAAAATGGAATTCTTAGACCAAGAAGAAATCGAGGGCGGTTTCAAATTCAAGTGGATCGATCTACACTGCAAGACTCAGCCAGTAAAACGGGGCTTTATTTATAAAATAAAAAACACTAAAACTAAAAAATTTTATATAGGACAGACAGGTGATATATTAACCAGAATACGAGATCACATATATCAACGAATGTCTAGCACGGCAAAACTGGGGAATGCCTACGATTGGCAAATAGAAATATTAAAAGTAGTAAAATTTAATGAACCAAAAATTGGCCCAGCGATCACAAAGGCATTGCTACCTATAGAAGAAGTTTTTATTTCTCTTAATGCAGATAATCCTAATATGGTTAACCTGGGTACCAATAGCGAATGGCATAAAAACAAAAAAAGAATAAAAGGAGCTAACTAATGAAAACTAAAAGAAAATGTAGGCAATGTAACAAATTATTACCACCATCAAGATATTTTAATTGCATTCAATGCGTAGACGTATTAGACTCTGATGATGGAGACTTGGTTTACTTCCAAATCGAGGACTCTGCGGTAGATCCCAAGGATAAGGCTGATGAGGCCAGCTGGGCAAACTAAAGGAGACGATATGATTGGATCACGACCACTAACAGAAACAGAAGTCAAGCTAATTCTAACAGAGCTTGGTAACCTAAGAGATCAGTGCATGTTTACCATAGGACTCAAGACCGGCTTTCGTATTGGGGAGATTCTTTCTCTAACAGTTGGGGATGTAACTCAATATGGTAAGATCAGGGATTCTATTACAGTTAGTAGATCCAATATGAAGGGCAAGACTAGATCTAGAAGCGTTGTATTGCATAATGACGCCAAAGAAGCCTTACGACTATACTTAGAATCAACCAAAATTGAAAGCGAGCTGTTTCCGGTATGTAAGAGGCATGCAAGCAGGATCATAAAAGAAGCGGTTTTAAGGGCAAGAGTTGAAGGTAAAGTGACTACTCACTCGGCCAGGAAAACGTTTGCCAAGAAAATTTACGAGGCACTTGGACGTGATTTGATTGGTACTCAAAAGGCTATGGGTCACGTATCTATCAATAGTACTACTAGCTATTTGAGCTTTGACCAAGACAATATTAACAATGCAATTAGGGGGATTTAATATGAAATTAAAAGAAGCGATTGTGTTTCTTAAACAAGGAAAAAGAATAAAAAGAGCACGATGGGAATACTATATTGACATTACTGATAGTTGTGTAATAAAAGTTCTCGATTTAGTCCAAGAGGATTGGGTAGTGGAGTCAGAAAATTTAGATAAAGCAAAATGAGCATTTCACTTTTATTTAGGGAGATTTGAGGATGAAAGTTTGGATTGTAGAAAGAGAGTATTATAAAAGTGAATGTGGACGTTATGTTGTAAGCATACACAAAAGTTACATAGAAGCCAAAAGAGAAGCGCTTGATTGGCCCATTGTTACTAAATGGAAAAGAGGATGTTTTAAAAATACTTGGAATTCTAAATGTGGATGGTTTACAAGAGTTTTTAAAATGGAAACCAAAAAATGACCAAATTAATAGAAGGACTTGCTCTATACTTATTGGCAGCTATAGCTCTTATTTGGGCCGTTAATACAGTAATTTCTTAAGGAGAAATATGATTAAATTAATTAATGGTTGGACTAAAGAAAAAGTAATGGAGCAGGTTAAAAAATATAATAACGGTCGCAGGGCCATGATCGGCTCTACATGCACCTATTTAGATAATGAAAAAAATCGATGCGCTGTGGGATGTTTTATCCCAGATAATCATAAGGGTCTTTATTGCGAAGCTCCCGTTAAATATTTATTACTTCAGCATCCCGATCTTGAAGAACTGATGCCTTTTGATATAATAGGCCTTACTTTTTTTCAAAAAGCGCACGATGATATTCGCAATGATTACGGCAATATTGTTCATGAAACCATCCAAAGATTTTTAGATACTGAGGTCGAATAGACCATGAGCGAATTAGAACAATGGTGCGAAATTGATGGACATAACTGGCTTACTTACTATAGTTCTCATGGGCTTGTTTTGGGACCAAAGATAGTCAATATGGGTAGAATTTGTCAATTTTGTAAAACAACAGAGAATAGAACTTTTGAAACCGATAATCAACCATTGTCAATGTATACGGTTTTAACTCCGCCGCTTATTAGTCCATGGCCGACAGAGATCTAGAATCCCTCAGATTCTCCACCATCATTACGTAACTGCTGAATCAATTTAGAATTCAAACCTCCAGATTTCGGTAAACCCTCCGGTACTATATTTTCTTCAGGCATTATAACGGCAGACTTTTTCTTTTCCAATACAGGATGAATGGCTTTGTTGTCTTTTACGCGCTCTTCTTCTTCTGCTAACATTCTTCTATCCATCTCGCGCAATTCTGCTTCACGTTTAGCATCATACTCAGGATCGTTTAATGCGCCAATCATATCGCGAATTTCGTCAGCTGACTCTTCCAAATTCCAATTAGAGAACTGCTCGGCGTAATAGTTCGTTAATACAAATTCAGGATTTAACGTATGAACAATATGCAATGGCGTGGAAAAATCTTTGCTATATTCCCTACAAACTCTATCATAAATGTATTTTTCATCAGGAGACAGCCTACCAGCTATAGCAATAGCCTGAGCTGTTTGAATTAAGTCAAAAAAAGTAAATTCGTTAATAATAGACACAAAGCCTACTCTAGCTCTGGTTTTGGATTAGAAGCCTCTTGCATTGCCTTTAAAGCGTCAGAAGCCTTAGTTAAGGCCTCTTCTTTACGTTGTTTTAATTGTTGCTTGTAGAGTTTTTCCGAGGTAATAGCTTTATCTAAAATAATAGCTATAATATTTTGGTCATCGATATTACCAGGATACTCGGGGGCCGAAGTCCAAAATGGAGGGGATTTAAGAATTCGGTAACGTAACTGAGATAAGCTCCAAGCCAAAAAGCGGTCGTTCTCAGCGCTTTCAGCTATATTTTGGCCAATAAGATTCTTATATTCTTTACCGGCTAAGAGCTGATCCATTGGGGTAAGGATGCATTTGAACTGAAATGGGCCAGAAACAGTGCCCATGATATCGGACTCTTCCCTGATAAAGTAGGTAGCGGTTCCATCGCCATTGATAAAAATGTCTTCTTTTTCTTGTTTCAATTCTTCTTTTGGCTTATCCATTACCAGTATATATCATAACTTACCAATGTTTGTTCATATACTTGCGGGCAGCCCTACGTTTAAGTCTTTCCTCTACGGCTTCACGCCTAATCCAACGTAATACGTCCTCGAACGCAGAAGCATAAGCCCTATCCCAATCTCTTTCCCTTTGAGTCTTATAGGTTTTGCGCTCTGAGAACATCTTGATTCTCATTTTCAAATGTTTGTACAGCCAAACTATATCCATGATCTGTATATATCACAATTTGCTAGAAGATGGTTCCCAGCCTCGTGGCAAGGTTTAAACGATTAAATGATCCCCCAGGTCGCATAAACCAAAAGATAACGGCCTATAAGCCAAAATCAGACCAAAACCCAAATTTCACCCCCTGATTTTATTACGTTTTATATGCTGTTGCCGAGCCATAGACAAAGACGGGGCTTAAGACATAGACTATTCTATAGGTAGTGCTGTACGGATTGCGTTCCCGTTCCCGTTCCCGTTCCCGTTTTCAAAAATTGAAAATTTTATTAGAGTCTTATTGTTTGTGAGTGAGTCTTTGTGGTACGTAAAAATTACATAAGTTTAATATTAAAAGGATTTTTCTTGACATTTCCTCAGATATGATATAACGTAGCTGTAGGAGATTTGATATGGAACAGAAACATGGCAATTTTTTAAGACTTCCCCTGGGGGTCTATAATCATAAGCTCAATGGCAGCGAATTTACAATTTTAGTTTATCTTATGTCATTTCAAAACCGTAAAGATATCTATCCATCGATTAAGAACATTGCCGAAACGACTGGATTTTCTGATAAAACCGTAAATACTTGTATTAAATCCTTAAAAGACAAGGGCTTAATCAGTTATAAGAAGGGCAATACCGGCTATTCAAATCGATATAAGCTTAATTTTGATAAAATCGATCCTAAGTTCGTTAAAAAGAAATTCAATCCCTCAAAAAAAGATGTTGCAAATTCTGAAGACTTTGATAAGATCTTAGATGAGGCTTTTAATAAAAGCTTTTAAGGAGAAAACATGAACTACCAATTTAGCAAACTTTCCTCAACAGTGATCTACAGACCCTTTCCAGAATTAGACCAATGGATTATTGAATGCGATGGCAATAATCCAAGACATGGTACTCTAAAAGAACTTGTTGTTTATATGACTCAGAAGTTAGGGATTGATCTTTCGGAAATCGAAAAAGCCGTAGAAGACATGGATATCGATGGTCTAAACGCAGCTGTCTTTGGTATCTTTGGGACTTTTATGTATACTTTTCAAAAAGACATTTCTACTAGAGTGGCTAGTTAATGACCATTAAATTAGTCAAAAGTAACAGTAGTTGCAATAAATGCAACAAGTGCGGGCAAACAAATTTTGTTAGGTTCGCTCAAGGATGGGCTTGCTATAATTGCGGCCTTTATGTATACCCAGAATTGAAGAAGGAAGTAAAAAAATGAAAACAAAAAAGACTACATCAAAAACAGTAGTGAAGCATTTAAGAGCTTTTGCTGATTTTTTAGAAGAAGAAAGCTGTAAAGAAAATCTTAAACTTGAAGCCGAATGGCTAAACGAACATTTAGACGAACTTCACTCCATGGATTATTTTGGAACAGAAGGCCAATGCGACCCTAGAGGAGATCACAGAGAATGAATGTAGATATGCGCGTTTTAACAGTACTTTCCTATGGTGAGAAACCCGAAGATGATATGTCTGTTACCTTTAATCCTAATGCGGTTAAGATGGTAGCGGCTCAGGATTCAATAATTCAAGAGAGACCTGTTAAGGTAGTGACAGTATTTTTCTTGGATGACATGGAGCCATTTAGTATCTATGTTAGTTCTGTAGATCTATTAAGTATCGAAACAGCGGTTGGATCTTATGGATTTGCTCAGGAGTAGATATGGATAAAATAGATGCTTATAGACGACTAGTTTTACATAAGTGGGGATGGCTGGGACAATACGAGTACAGTTCCTTGTGTATAACAGATCAATTGGATATTGATAGAGAAGTTGAAAAAATGCAATTAGAAGAAAAAGCTGAAGAATTACTTAGGGAAGCAGTAGAAAGACTTAAAAAGTAGCTATCTAGTATTTTTGACCAATTGTGTGAGCAAATCCAAGACTGAGGCGTGCTGCGATTGTAAGTCGTTTCTTAAAACTTGGATCTTATCTGCTAAATTAGCTAATTCTATTGCGTGATTTTCTTTTAAGTTCTTAATATCTTTAACTACGCTAGATTTTAAATTATGAAGATCTAGCTCTAAAATATCAATTCTGTTCTCTAATTTAGCTTTGAGTTCGTTATCGTACTCTTTAGCTTCTTCTAAGATCTTTTCGGCACTTTCTTTCTTAGCTTTTCTGATTTCTCTTAGGATTTTCATTACCGCATATACGGCGCCAGAAATGACGGAAATTCCACCGGCTAAAGTCAAAATATCATTGAAATTTAGTGATCCCATAGGCGCCCTCTTATTAATTAAAGATTAATATGAAGTTATGATATACTAAGGTAGTTATGGCAAAAGGACGATTATTGGCTTTTATAGCAATGTGTATTTGTTTAGGTTTATCGTTTTATAGAGTCTATGAGTTTTTAAGAGGTTTAAAATGAAACAATATGTATTGGATTTTCTAGAGCTTTTTGTTGGATTGAGGAAGACTATAGTCTATCTCTCCATTATGGCCTTTGGGGGCATAATGCACTTTAAGGGTGGAGTGTCCGGGGAGTCGGTAATGGACTGTTTAAAAGGCGTAGGGATTGCTTTTATGGGCGCGGCTGGAGTAGATCATATTGGCGAGATCCTAACTGCCCATTTGAACGCTAAGAGGGATTCAAAATGAATAGTCTAAAAGCTTTCTTAGCGAAGTTAAAACAGCAATTAATTGATCTTTTTGATAAGGAAAAAGGCCTATTTATTCTAATAGCCGTCGGGGTCGTCGTTGTCAAATTCAGAGACATTTTGATTAGTTTATTGGTAGGTAGTGCTAAAAGGGTTGAAGATAACGCTATTAAGCAAGATGCGAAGCTAGCTAGCCAGGAGAATACCGCGAATACTCAGGCGGATGCCTTAGTAGTGCAAGCTCAACAAGAACCTTCCAAAGAACAAAACGTGGACAAGGATTGGTATAAGAAAAAATGAAAAAGTTAATTTCTGTTTTGCTTTTGTTTTTAATGGTTTCTAATGTGGTCTTAGCGGACCAAAGCTGTGACTGGAGTAAAATTCAGCCATCGGCAGATGGTACGTATTATAAATATCCTGAGGACCTTCATATCTGTGTAGGTAAATTAGTAGAGGACAATAAAGCAAAGGACGCTCAGATACAGGATTTAACTAAAGCTATTCAATTAAAAGATTTAGCTCTAGACATGAGCGATAAACGCGTCCAATTATGGACGAACACGTCTTCGCAACTAGAAGATCGATTAACCAAAATTGATTCTATGGAGCGTACGAATCAATGGCTATACTTTGGTTTAGGAGCACTAACTATTATTGGTGCAGGCTTAGTTACAGCTCGTCTTATAGGCCGATAACTATTTCTTAGGTGGCGGATTCGGTTGAACGTTTAAGAATAGGTTTTCCATCGTTAATGGGGCTGGAATTGGTGCTCCGGCTAATTTGGCTATTTCTTGATAAAGAAATGTTCCGGTATTAAAGCCTTTCCAAAAATTATCAAAGTCTGTCCCGGTATAGATTTTGGATATCTGTTCCACAAACTTACCATTTTCATCAGAAATGGCTGCAACAAGAACCGCCTGTAGTCCACTAATTGTACTATTAATAGATACAGTTAGAAATTTAATGTTCTGTTTATTTGCTACAATGATTGGTTTATCTAAAGTTAATGCCATATATTTTTCCTTTATGCTGGTTCTATAATTTGCCAAGCAACTACCGAAGTATCGGTAAGATTACTTGATAAAATTGTGAAAGATGTTCCGGCTGTTCTTGCTGATACTGCAAGCGCAGCCGGAACAGTGATTGTTCCTAACGATTGTGCAGTCAAAAATATACGAGAACTAGCGGTAACTTTGGTAGTGCTAACAACGACAGTTCCGGCCACCAAAGTCGCAACTCCCATTGTTGCGTTTGTACCTTCTTTAATATAAAGACCTTTTCCGACAACCCCAATCTTAACATCCGTGTCAAATTTAGCAATAGTACCAGCTGCAAGCAGCCCTTGGTTAATTAAGTTCGTATCTATTGCTACCGTGTTCGCTTGCTGAGCGATTGGAACTGTACCAAAGAACCCTACTCTTTGGGTGCTTGCATTGCTAATACCAAAAGTCATGTGTCCGCTGAACCCAGGATTGCTGCTAGGGCCGCTGCTCGCCCCTATTGTGAGTGCATTCCCTATTCCTAAGAACTGAGAATTATCAATCGAAGCGCCTTGCTTAAACTCAACTTGCGCACCTGAAAAAATATAAAGAGTATGGGTGCTATTTGTAAAAAATCCAGTGTCAGGGACGGGCATACCATTAGTACCTGTACGCCAGAAGCAAGAGTTATTTCCAGAGCCACCCGTAGCCGGATCTACATTGGTTAGAATAGCGTATGTGTGACTGTTTTTGTCAGTAAATAATAACTGAGTGCCGATAGCGTTAGCATTTGGCACATATCCATTATTGTCATATCTATTAATCCCCCCAGGAGAATCATTGCTAGCTAAGGGAGGTGGAGTTGAGGAGTTGTCTAAATGAATTTGATCTAGACTATTTTGTCCCTGTCCGATAGATAGGTTAGAGGTTGTTTTATTTCCACCAAACGCAAACCAAGCCCGACCGCCCCAACTGACGCCAAAAGCTTGTCCGTTAGTGGAGTCGGTCACCTGTATTGCTACGTTAAGCGGAGAAGCCGCACCAGGCTGAATTGCGTTTATAGCTAAATTGCTATTCCAAGGTATGATGGAAAGCTGGGCGTTTGGATTAGAAGAAAGAGCGCCATGATTACCCAAAAAGAATGTGTTGTAGAAAGGATCCGTATGCACTATTTCATTATTGGCTCCTTTAATAATGAACGGGCTATTCGTTTGAGCTAAGTTGTTGAATATGGTAGATTGGCCATTGGCGCCCGCTATAATTGTATGAGGATTACCCTGCGTACCGATTTCAAGCCCATATTGTCCATTGGGAGCAATAAAGAAATTTCCTCCGGCCTCCATTCCATACCTAGCAATTTCTGAGCCGTTAGAAAAGAATTGATTATATGGAGAATAAACGGAAGTACTTTTAAACTGAGCGCATCCAGGTTCTCCCGGCGTCCCGACAAATCCTCTTTCAATAATGGCCCCAGTAATATATCCCGATGTTGGAGTAACAGTGCTAGATGCATTCCAAGGAACGCTATTATTGTCTTGAAAGGAAGTAGTAGCACTCAGCATATACCCAGTGCCGACCTTCTCAAGTTTATATGTGGCGCCACCAACAGCGCCAATAGTTAAGTTAACTACATAATATAGTCCATCGTTAGGAAATACTTGGGAGTGAGATGCGAAAGTGCCCGAATAGATGGTAACACCACCACTTAGCTCTGTGCTCCAAGCCTGATAGGTTATAGTTTGTCCCGTCGCAAGAAATCCTAGAGTTGCAGGGGTAACAGTGATGTTGCCATCGGTAGAAGCCGCACCCTGTAATATATAGCTTGGATCTGCGGATGCGTTTGGAATAACATGAGTAAAAGGCGTACCTCCTAATGTAGTGGTGCCCACTATCTTTACATTGGTAGCTGAGCCAAACCCAGAAACAAAATGATTTATGACATATCCATCAACGGGATTGTTGTCTATGAAGGACTGATCATTGTGTGTGGCACTATACTTAGTAGAAGGGCTGGTAACAAATCCGTAAGCGCTAAAATAGCGTTGATATCCAGCATAACTGCTGATAAGATGGCTCGTATTAGGCGCAGCACCCCAAGTACCATAATCTGTAATAGTGGTTGCTCCGCCCATATCGACGCCAACAATTGGACCACCATTGACTGATACTGTGATAATGCGACCTTGTCCTGTACCTGCATTAAGAATAATATCAAAGGCCCCAGTAGTGCTTCCATCGTTGGGGTCGCCCGTAGAGAAACTATAACCGCTGGTACAGTATTGGATGCCGTTTACAGGATTAGTGTTGTATTCGTAAACATTATATTGATATGTGCTACCGTTAAAATTATAACTGCCGCCCTCTGACTCATTGGGAGTAACGCTGACTTCTGATCCGTCGGATATTCCAGTAGGAAAATATGCAAAGGCAATACTAGCAAAAGGGGTATATGGCGGAATACCGCTTTGATTGTAATCGTCAAAAGTGCCCGTATTACCCAAATCATAGTGATTAGATGCTATATCGCTTACAGCCATATAGGTATCAAGTCCGACTACCGTCCAAGTTGTGTTAATATAAAAGTATCGACCGGATGAATCATCGCCTGCAGGATTGGTAGAATAATTCCCAGTATAATTAGTGCCGTCAATGCTTTGATATTGAGATATTCCAGAAGACCAAGTTAATCCTGTTGCTTGATAAGGAGAAACTATATAAGCGTCTTGATTTGTGTATCCGTTATCGGTATAGCCAGTTGGAGCGCCGGGCAAATCAATCCAATAAGGTCCATAGCCTTGATTGTCTTGCTTCCATAGTATATAACCGTCAAAGCTAGCTCCACCAGTACCAAATCCCGACAAATCAACATAAAACTGAGTCACTCCATCATTGATGAAATCTTGAACTGTCATTGTATAGTAATTGCCGGTGGCGACTCTCACTCCACCAACGAGTAAATAGGTGTAAAGATTGTATGTTATGACTTGTCCGTTACAAATGTATGGTCCGCTACCTGTATTTTGAACACCGCTACCAGCATTAGGATTATCAATGTAGTTTAAATTTGTCGCTGTAATAACAGGAGCAGCAGGAGAGTTTACCTGTGCAACCGTATAAGTTGTAGGGCTGGTTACCGTGGGATCTAATACTAGAACGGATGTGAGCGAAGCTGGAGCTGCAACGGTTACACCAGATGCCCCAGTAACATGCAATGGAGCTATAGGAGTAGCTTGTTGTAGGCCCATGAAGAAAGAAGCGTTGTCAACAGCAGATAGACCTAATCCGCCTAAGACGCCCCCATCATTGAATTGCATTTGTGTTGGAGTCCCGCCAGCGCCCACATGTGATCCAGGAAGTATCCCTGTTACATTTGAGGTCGCAAGATTAACTGGATGAACTGTTATGACTTGACCAGCAATAGTAAGATAGTTTTCTCCAGTCAAAGTTACATCACCGGTATTGGTGCCAGATAAATTAGAAGCAGAAAGAGCGCCAGTAAATATTCCATTTCCGGTACTAGCTTGAAGAGTGAACGCATTAGGAGCCCCGACAGGACTAAAAATTAAACTTCCAACACTATAATAAATATTTGCGCCGCTAGCTGCCCAATATATTCCTGAGTTAGTCCCACCAAAAGTAAGATTTTGGTCATTTCCTGGGTCGCCAATTTGAACTCCGCCACCTGTTATATGTAAACGAGCTTGCGGATTGGTATTTCCTATTCCAACATTACCTGAACTGTTAATTGTTAGACGTGCGACACTAGCAGTAGCATCTAATATGGAGAAATTTCCAGCTCCAACGGCTGAGCCGCTATTAGCAGAAACGATATTATAGCTTCTTCCGCCTGTTCCTGTATTGTTTAAATCTATACCAGTTTCAGAAGAGGTATTGGTTAACTGTAGATTGGCGAGTCCTCCTCCTGTGTTTTCTCCTGCTCCAGCTATTAATACTTGCGATCCATCCCAAGCAAAAAGAGGGCTTCCCCCAAACGATCCCGAATTATTGAATTGAACTTGAGTATTGCTTCCGCCAGGAGGAGAAGTAGGAGGAGCTGACCAAGTTCCGTCGGCTCTTAAAAAGTTAGTTGTACCACCGCCAGAGGCCGATACTACGCCTGGAAAAGCAGAACTGAAAGGCTCAAGCGTCAGAGCTTGACCGCTTAAGCTAGCCGCGTTAGCATTCGGAGAAGCTCCTACGGGCGCTAGCGTTACATCGCCAGTATTCGTTCCAGAAAGGTTAGTGGCCGACACATTGCCAGTAATAGCTACACCGCTGGTGCCGATATTAACGACTGGTGCGCCCAATATTCCAATATTAATTTGATCAACGCCTGGACGATAAAAACCGCTAGTAGTATCGGTAGCAAAGTGTAGAGATGGAGAACCGACACTTCCCCCCGCTAAACCAAGATTGCCCGTAAGATTTCCACCAGACAAAGGAAGGTATATTCCAGAAAGACTAGGGATATCAGAAGCAACTAATGATCTAAATGTAGGTTGAGCTGCGCTACCAGTAGCGGGACCGGCAAATACCAAATTTGCATTTTGATTGCTTAATGTAAAAGTTAATGTTCCGGTAGAAGTGACGGGACTACCAGAAATAGAATATATTGGAATGGTACTTCCATCGGATAAAGCAACGCTCGTTACTGAACCGCTTCCAGCTACAGCCCAAGCTCCATCGGCCCTTAGGAAGTTAGTCGTTCCGCCACCAGAAGCAGGGACTAATCCTTGAAGACTAGAACTGAACAAGTTTAACATTGCGGTTACTTGAGTTGCTGTAAGATCGGCGGCATTTGCAGCACTCCCGGTATTATTTCCTTTAATAGTATGGGTGGCCATCTGTGCTAATTTTGCGTTCGTTACAACATTGGGTTGAATAGTCGCTACGGCGCCTCCGGGTCCAGATGCCACGACATCCCCAGATAATGAAGTAATAGCGGAAGTACCAGTAAGGGCATATACTACACCGGCAGATGTTTTTACATAAAGTTCGTCATCTGTTTTGGCGAATAAGCTTAATTGTCCTGCAGAGGGTGAAGTAGGGTCTGATGCGTTTTCTGTAAAGATCAGCTGGGCCATAATTTAAATCCTTATAATATTAAAAACGTACCTTCTACGATCATATCGCCGTATAAAGTAAATGTATTAATGGCCAAACTTTGTTGGTTTGGTCCAATAAAAAAGGTTTGCCCGAAAGGTACGTTATCGAGCCAAATGAATCCGTAAGCGTAGATGTAATTTGGTAAGCCTGTAGATGCACCGCCAGTTCCACTGGCTCCAATCCTGGCCATATTATCCTATCTCCAAAGCACATAAAGTGTTGCCGTTAGCATTACCGACAGCCCAAATTTGGTCCAAAGGGGTCAGGTCCATTTGAACTGTATCCCCATTGAATAGTGGGTAGCCTGTAGAGGTAGTTACTCCGCTGCTATTTCCAATGTAAATTATATTTGTGCCAGGACAGATAGCTTTTAGACAAACGCTGCTTCTATTAGTTAAAGGGGTAGGAGTTATTTGAACAGATCCCGTTCCTACCGGATATTGGCTAGTCTGAAAAGCATTTAAACCATTTAGGTTGACATCAACCGTTCCGGAAACTACACTAGTACCAACTGTATTTATCGATCCATCTGCATTAGGTTCTAAAAAATTTCCATTAGTGCCCTTAACTTCAACTTGGGCTATGGAAATGGTTCCATCGATAGCTACGGGAAGGGGATTATCAGCTGTATAAAAATCACCATAAGGGTCTACACCTATGGTTCTAACGGCTACAGTAGGATCAGCCTCATATGTCGCCTGTTCTATGTCGTCTGGCTTGATTTTATTTTTAGGTTGCATCCCAAAACCAATAGTTGAAAGTAATGCTGTTGTAAAAGCGCTTACATCCACTATGGATCCGCTTTGGATGCCGCCTTCTGTAGCAGAAGGGGAACTTCCAGGTTTACCGACTATGATTGTTGTTTTAGAGAGAACTTGATTGACCTGAACTATCATGTTCAGACCGGTATTATTTTTTAGTTGGGCAATACCTTTGACTTTGAAACCATCCGTATCAGCGACTGTGATGACACCTAATGAGGTGCCATCTGCTGTTAAGGGTATAGGGGAGACAGTGCTCCATGCCTTTTCAAATGCCATTTTACCAATCCTTTTAAGGAGTTGACCCCACGGTCAACGGTACTTTTAACCCACGTTAAAAGATTTAACTTGTAAGGGATACTTACATGTTAAGGTAAAGATTGGCTTTTTGCACGTATGTAATGGATTATATTGATAAAAATAAAAAGGGCCGATCAATTTAATGATCGACCCCTTATAAATTATATTGAATATCTAATTAGCTTAATTGGCCAGTGATATTGTCTAGAATGACGTTCTTTCTAGGTTGATAAGCAGCTAAGCTTAAGAATCTAAAATGAGCTTCTGGAAGCGAGAGGTCCGAAACAGCAAGTTTTAATTTGCTATAAGGAGCCAATTGAGCAAATCCGAGGGTGTTGCCTTGGATCAAGTATCCAGTGACGAAACCAGGGGATTTGTTGCCTAAGTCAACGAATACTGGGTTTCCGCTACCTTGTCTGATGCTTCCAATGAATTTTGCATTAGCAGCATTCGAACCAAGAGCCGAACGATATACGTTGTAGTATGCAGCGCCCGATACAGCGGTAATAGTCACATTGACTTTATCGCCAGCAGCGGTAACGGTTGCAGTTTGAGCAGCACCAGGGAGAGACTCACCGATGATTGAACAAGCCGTTGCATAATAAACGTAGGTTCCAGCTAAGAGCAAGGATCCAGCAGCACCACCGTCAGCGACAGCGATAGAAGGAGCAGCAGGGGCTCCAGCACGGCTACGAGCTGGTTGGGTTTTTCCGGACAAGAAACGGGAAGCTTCCAACGAAACAACAGCGGACGAAGTCCATTGTGTACGAAGGTGAGCGCCAGTCGCTTCTTGAGCAGAGCCAGCGAGCATGATACGCTCTTTGGCATGTGCAATTTTGTTATATGCAGACAAGCTGATAGGATCAAGGATCAAACGGTCAGCTGCGCCCATGTTCATGGCCGAACGAACCGAAGAATCTTCGATAACAGATTGAGTAAGAGTTCCACCGACTTGGAGAACCACAGTTTGATTAGAACCGTATTCAGCAAACATCAAATCTTGAGTATTTGCTTGGCTGTCGGATTGACGAACTTGTTGGTCAACACCGATCATGTTCGGCATTTGAGCTACAGCGAGAGGGTTACCATCGAAAACACCGTTGTTAGAGAAATTCGATTGTCCACGGAAGGAGTCAAACTCAATATCGCCAGCGATTTTCATTGCAGCATCAGCAGAAGAGCGATCTTCAGCTTTAACGCCGTCGAATGCGCCAATCATGTTGGCAGCAACAGTAACACGACGAATCGTGCTGTAATAAGACATTGGGACCACTGCGCGAATGAAATTCGACACGTCTTCTTCTCCGACGCCGCCTTCAAACTGAGCAGATCCACCAAAGATACCGTAGTCTAATTGGCGATTGAATTGGTGCAATTGAGATTTAACTTCTTTTGAAGGAAGGATCTTTTGCAATTTGATATGAGAATCGTCAAAAGTGACATTCTGCATAACTGGGGACAGATCTTCCATTTGAAGAGCTGCGCCTTGTTCTAAGTTCCCTGGAGCGGACATATAACTGCCTGCTTCAAGGGCTTTCATTAGTGATTGAAGTTGTTCGATCATTTTCATTTCTCCTTTTAAAAAGCTGCCTTATTTAAGCAGGTGACTAACAGCGTTAACGTTTATCTGACCATCCAGATAATATGAATTAATTGCATCTCTATCAGATTTCTTGAGATCCGATTGCCCGGATTTTTTTACAAGAATATCGTGAATTTCTTTCTTGGAAAGAACCTTTTCTTCAGCTGGTGCTTCGCTTTTAGCGATAACATCAAGAGAAGTAATAGCCTTACCTTGAGGGGCGGTTTTTTTGGCTAGCGCAGTCAAGAAATCCTTGATTGCAGCTTTTTCGGCTTTTTCAGCAGCCAGTTCCGACTTAAGAAGCTCTACTTCAGTATTTTCTGATTTGTTCATTTGATCTCCATCAGCGGCGCTAGCTGGCGATTTTGCTCCAGGAACGTTTTTAGGTTCACAAGCGGACATTTCTCCACCGTTACCTCTTTTTTGACTTGCGTCTTCGTTCTTGGACATTTCTGCTGGCTTGCTTGCCGAGCCACCCATACATTTTGAAAGACAATCGTGATGAGCTTTCTTTTCGCCATCAGACATCGAGCTATACATTTTTTCCATGTGAGCTAGATCTTCTGCATCGTAATCGTGACCTTCTGAATGCTGCTCTTCCTTGTGTTCTGGAGCGGCTTCTTTATGGTCTTCCTTAGCTGGCTCTTCGGAACTGTGTTCCTTAGATTCATGCTTAGGAGCTTCTTCTTTATGTTCAGGTTTATGTTCTTCTTTGCTTTCTTCTTTATGGTCTTTTTCGCCATCTTCAGATTTAGCAAGGGACGACTCTTTAGCTTTAGCCAATTGAGCAGTAAATGCTTCTTCCACATTTGCGATGAGCTGGGCAACATCTTTTGGTGTGTATTTCGACATAACTTACTCCTTTCTTTATTAGATTGGTTAAAAGCCTTATTAAGCCCCTTTGGTTGGCCAATAAAGTTGGTCGAGTTGAATAGTAGGAGTAGTGGCCAATGCATTAGCAGCAGTGACAGCACTATTATGAGCAATCTGAACTAGTTGTTGGCTGATTGCAAAAGGGATAAGCTCCCATTGAATAGTAGTGAGATCAGCTTGAGAAGGGGTTGGTTTCCCATTTGCATCCAATTCGTAGCAAACTTGAGAGATACTTGGAGTATAAGCAAGTTCGGCATTTCCGAAAATATCATTGCTAACCATGCTGATTTGTTGCAAATAGACGAGAACTACTGGTTGTCCAGCAGCTTCATTTCCATTATGAGAGAAAAAAAGTTCTTGTCCGCCGTTAGCGTCGCTAGCATAACGAACAGTATTTAGTCCAGAGCTGTTTGCAAAACGAATTGCGAGTCTGTTTCCAAGATCTCGGGCAACGGCTTGCAACTTTTGATTTGAAATAATCATTTGTTAAAATCTCCTTTTTTAAGAGTTCAGCCTTGTAAGGGGCATAAGTATACGTATCTACAGTTAAAGCTTAATTCTCATGGTATAAAACTTAATAAAATCAATACATTGTATCAATTAAAATTTATGATATATCAATGACGATGACTAAAATATGTATGATTTCAGATGTTCACTGTAAGTTTAATAAGCTGATTATTCCAGAATGCGATATTCTGCTTTCTACCGGAGACTACAGTTTTTTAGGAGAGCCTCATGAAGTCAAAAACTTTCATGAATGGCTTAATAAACAAGATGCCAAACACATTATTTCTGTTCAGGGTAACCATGAAAAGGGTGTAGAGAAGAATTTTGCCCTATCCAAACAAATAGCTGAAGAAGCCTGTCCAAGAGTTCACTTTATAGAAGAAGGCTTAATAGAGCTAGAAGGTCTCAAGATCTGGTGCTCGGCTATGACTCCTTATTTCCATAATTGGGCCTATAATAGATATAGAGGAGATGAGATCAAACGCCATTGGGATAGGATACCCTTTGATATAGATGCGCTGGCTACCCATGGCCCACCGTATGGTATTTTGGATCCAGTATTAAGATTTGATGTCGGAAAGGGCGAAGTCGTAGTAGATCACGTCGGATGCAAAGATCTTTTGGATAGAATTAAAGAGTTAAAAAATCTTAAGCTTCATTGTTTTGGGCATCTTCATAGTGGGTACGGTATTGTCGATCTTAATGGGGTCAAATATGCCAATGCGGCTATATGTGATGAGAATTACAAGCCTTCTAACATTCCAATAGTGGTTGAATTATAGAAAACATCAATCTTTACAATGAACATGTTCCCCCGTTTAGCGACGGGATTCAAACTTTAAAGGAGAAAAATAATGTCACTTTCAACAAATGCTTCAAAAAGAATGCTTATCGCATTGACTTCTCAAAGTGCTGGTAACGAAGTTGTATCAGCTATTAACAACGGAGCAGCAGTTGCTGCCCTTGGTGGATTCTATATTCCAGCTTCTATCGTTGCTACCGCCGCCTCTGCTGTAACGGATTTCGGTGCTTTAAAAGTAGGAGATCAGGTTATTCACATTCCAGCTGTAGCCGGTAATGCTGATTGGGCTGCAGTTATTACTGCAGGGACTAATCCCGATGGCGCTGCTGTCATAGGCGATCTTTATATCGTTTTACGTGCGATGCCTGCATTGCCTGCAGCTGCTTCGTTTGTATTGTAATTCTTTTTAATAAGAAAAATTTTAAAGGCTCTCAGTTTATGACTGAGGGCCTTTTTTATTTAATGTCGCTAGTAGATAATCTATTTTAGTAAAGAACTCTTCTTTTGTGCCTTTATTGTCGATAACATAATCGTGTTCGTAACCCACCAAATCTACTTCGCTTGGATCTTGAGATGGCGAAGTGTCGAAACGATTTACTCTAATAGTAATTAAGTTATCTCCAAACTGTTTTCTTAACAAAGCTACTTCGCTTTTATAACGTAAATCAGAAATAACCACAGTTTCGTAACCCATTTCATAATGGGCTTCTTCCGCTTCCTTAATGGCCTGCTTTACCCAATGATTAGGGTCTGCGGCTCTAGAAGTTGATCCGACAAGGATCGCGAGCGCACGTGGTGTCCAATATAGCTGGGCATCTCTTTGATTCGTATCGGCTACCTTAAATTCAGGAAGCATAAAATTGATAACAGTAGATGAGAATTTATCTTGGGGGTCTACTGGCATAGAAAGAATAGGGGATTCTTTATATTCTGGATTATCCAGCCAGTCGCGTGGAATATTAAATTTATCCGCCACTTCATCTTTTAAAGGACCTGCGAAGGAAACTCTATAAGCCGATTCGTCATTACTTAAAAGGTAATCAGCCAAGGTATCTTTTCCTGAACGCTTAAAGCCACTCACAGCAATAACTCTTTTCATTTTTTGCTCCTATTTGCTAAATATTTTCCTAACATATATGGCGAAATTATAATAAAAAGAACTAATCCCACTGGCCATAAAATGAATATGGGGAAAAAACCTTCCCATCCATCAGTAGGATACTTTGTATCAAGATAACCAAACAAAGTGAGAGACAAGAACATTGGACCAAAAATGGACAAATAAATCATTTTTTGCGTCCCAATAGTTTTTTAAAGAAAGCCTTAACAGGTCCAAACAATTGGCCGACTTCCTCTCCGCTACCAGAAACGGGAAGAGGTGCCGGACGACCAAGATTAGGGTCGCTAAAATCTAATATGGTTATCGGAGGTTCGCGAAAAGCAGGATCTTCTAAAAAAGGTTCTGCTTGTTTTGTCTTCACATCGCAACATTTGGGCTTTTTGCATTTTTCCTTGGTTTTCTTGCCACATTTCTTAGACTTAGCTTTCTTCTTACTTTTCATATAGTTACCTTCCGATCGGTCGAAACAACCAATCTTTACTTAAAAGCTTACCCTTTTCGGGCTGCTTTGTCAAGACTTTTTAGGGGCAAAAAATATGGCCAGACTTTCAGCAAGACCTATTATTAACTATCAAAACGTAAATAGTTTTAAGTACGCGAATCAATGGATTATTCAAGCAGGAAATCAAGCTACCTTATATTTTCAACTAGTTGATCTAGATAGCGCTTGTGATCCGGCGTGTGCTTTGCGATATTTGCCTGGCGCATGCGCCGAAGGTATAGTTATTGGTATGAGGGTTAATTTCCCTAGTATCGACTGTAGCAAGGTTATAACGCTTATAGCGCAGCAAAACAGTTGCGACGGTAGTATCTTTAGCGTACAGATCCCTCAAACCAATACTCCGCAAACAGGAGCTGTTAAATTTCAGCTATTTGAAGGTAATGTGGCTAGTAATTTTATTGTACAGCAAATGCTTGTAGTCGAATATAGCGCCGATGGTTCTGACGGTAACCTTCCAGACAATACATTCTTTTTCTAGGAATTGACTTTTGGCTTACCATCGGGTATATTTAAATTAGGTATCGGGAGTAATTAATGAGTAACTTTTTGGCTTCACGTACGTTTCAAACAAGTGTGTATCCTGTCCATGCGCAGGAAACATCCGGTCTTTTGCGCCGCGTAGAGCCTTTCCTTACGCCTGAGCTTTTCAAAAATAGATTTCTTTTAGGTATTCCTTTAACTCTTCCTAACGGCGATACATTTACCCCAGATATCCTTAAAGATCGCATCATGATGGCCATGAATGAGACCGAAGCTCAAATTGGCGTTACCCTTACAAGAGAAGAATTTAAAGAGAAGCTCCCTTTTGATTGGTCCTTATACAAGTCCTTCATTCACCTAAAACCTAGGCACAGTCCGATTATTAGTTTGGAATCTTTATCTATTGTGGCGAGTAACGATGAAACCATATTTGTCGTTCCAAGCATGTGGGTGGATATGGCCAACGCAAGTATTGGTCAGATCAACGTAATTCCATTGTTAGCTGCTTTTGGAGCGACCTCTGTAACTGGATCACCGATAACCGTTACCAACCAAGGTGCCGGCGTTGCCTTCTTGGCAATTTGGGGCTCTGCAGGCAATGCAGGGCAAGTACCTGCTTATTGGCAATTAAATTATTCGAGCGGTATTTCAAATCGCGAAGGTCATTTGCCAGTAATCGTAAATCAGCTTGTCGGAACTAATGCGGCTATAAACCTTATTAGCCAAATCGCACAATTCTATACTGCTACTTCTCAAAGTCTATCGCAAGACGGCGTATCACAAAGCTCGAGTACACTTGGGCCTCGTAGATTTGCTCTTCGTATAGAAGAATTAAAAGAAAGTCGTAATGAGCTTATCGCCAAAATAAAAGGTATATTCGCTAAGAAATATGTAATTGGTGAATATTAAAATATGAGTCTTTATAAAAGCCTTAAAAAAACTCTCGTAGAAAATTCTCCGCTCTCAAAAGCCGAGAACCCCCAAGCTTATAAGGCATTGGCTATGACTGGGTTTATTTTGGCCTATCCGCTCACTATAAATGGAAAAGACCGTAGGGAAGATAACAATATTCCTTATCATGCTACTGTAAGATTTTTTGACAAAGAAAATGATAGCGTAGATAATGTTCATAAAATAGCAAAAGATTTTGAACCTCATATCCCTAACCCTAAAGAAATGAAAATTACCCCTTCCGTATTAAAAGATAGATTAGGCAATGATGTCTATTCTCTAACTTTAAGCGGTCCAGACGCAGACGAAATGAAAGCCAGACATGAAAAACTTTCGGTACTTGGTTTTGAAGATGAATACGAATGGAAAGCTCATATATCCATACCTAAAGCTTTATATGATGAAATCAAATCCAATAGTTATAAAACTGCTGCGGATGCTAATATAGAATTTGCGTATCCTGAGCTAAGACGCGGGCCTCACACTCTATACACTTACGGTCCAAAAGAAGTTCAAAAAGCCGAAATTTTAGAACCCTTAATGAAACCTTATTCTTCAGATGCTCAAAGACGTTGGGCTCATACGAAAGCTGGCAAGGAAGCATTAGGCGGAGAAGCCGCCGTACACGAATGGGATGAAGCTACAAAAGGCAAAAAACTCCCAGAAAAAGTTGGAAAGGCTGAAGATATGAAAAAGGGCACTCTTAAAAGCATGTTAACTGCCGGAGCAATGGCCGGAAGTCTTATGGCTGCAAATCCCGCCCATGCGCCTGCCGCAGGTCATCCCCCCGAACAATATTCTAGAGATAAAATGCTTAATGCTATCAAACAAGTCGAAAGTTCTGGCGGTAAAAATACTCAACATAAGCCAACTTCTCATGGAACCGCATATGGTGCTTGGGCTGTAATGCCAGATACTATTCATGAAACTATTAAGATGAACCCTGATTTAAAAAGACAATATAGAAAAGCTTTACAGCTTCAGGGTGATAATCTCAATAGATATATGCAAGATAATCCTAAATTGGAACAAGCTATTGTAAATAGACATCTCGATCGTTTAGAGCATCATCTTGGCAGAGATCCTGCTAAACTAGGATACGCTTGGAATCAAGGAATTTCCGGAACAAATAAAGCTTTAAAAGCAAAACATAATATTGAAAAGCATCCTTATGTACAAAAAATAAGACATGCTTATAGAGGAGACAAATAATATGAACTTAACGCCCGACCAAATAGACACAATCGAATCCGCTGGAATGCTAGATGGCCAAGAAGTAAAGCTCATCCGCACAAAGGGCGGCTTTTGGATGGGTATCAGCAAAGGAAAGGTCCTGTCCGCTGGGTCTCATCCTGCCATCGTAAAACATATGATCTCTAAAATGCATTCAGGTTTCCAACCCGCTCTTTGTAAATCTGAAAATCTTGCTGCCGATGCAATAGTTGATAGACATTCCCATTTTCTTTCAGACGACCTACGTAAATCTGGTCACGATATCTATTCTGTACAAACAGGAAACGATATCGAATTTCAAATTACTAGGCATAACCTTAAAGTAGGTTCCTTGAGCTGTATTGTTCAAGATGATTCCCTTTTTATTCCCGAAGTTAGTTTCCCAGAAGAGTTTAAAAGCGCAATGGCCGCCGCTACTGTAGAAAAAGCAAAATCTTGTGAGTCAAAAAAGATAAGGATCAAATAATATGAGCGACAAAATTACCCCAGCTAAAGACAACAATAAAGTCGTAGACGCCCAATCATTTAAGAAGAATAAGAAGCTAAAACAAGAATCCATGATTTGTGATATAATTGGTAAGATGGCTATCTTACATAAAACCGCAGATCAAAAGCTAGAAGAGATTACCTTAATCTGCCAAAAGGAACTAGATGGCGAATAAGAAACCTGTAGGGGAGCAAATACAGGCTGTACCTGTCACCTTTCCCTACGTGCAAGAGTCCTTTGATTTACCTCGAATGGATGCATTCGTTAGAGGCCTAGGTACGACCTTTACTCATTGGGCCGCCAGCCCATCTCCTATTGGATTAAATGATAAAGGGGATTATCGCAGGAACGAGACCGACGTTATTACTTCTAACGGATACGTCTATGCTGCTATGGGAACCTTTACTGCTGTAATGACAGGAAATCAAAAAGATCAAACTAGACCTTCCGAAGGTGCTCTTTTGGACTCGTCCCAAGCTAACTTGGTACTTCCAAGATTTTACGATCACGACCATGGCACATCTCCTTGTACTTGTCCTCCTGAAGAAAAAAGAATATATTTAACCCCCGGCGACAGGCTTTATCACTCTGATTCCCAAGCTGATGATTTGGTAGTGAATAAAGAATTACTGAATTTTTCATTTAACACAGATAACGTACCAATGTATCCGATCCGTAGAATGCTCCTTCCCATAATGGATTCTACTGGTGCCCAATATAGTCAAGGTAAGGATTTTATCATTACTGAAAATGGCAATATCAGATGGATAGAAGGCGCCTCCAATCCAGGAGTCGATCCCGATACCGGTGAAGGTCGCACCTACTCTATCAGGTATCTTTATAGAGCTTTTTACTATGTAAGCAGTATCATTAGAGAAGTCAGAATTACCGATGTTACCGAGGGTACCGTTAGAAAATCTGAGAGAATGCCCTATTTTGTTCAAATTCAAAGAGAGTATCTTTATCATAATATTAACAGGGGTGACGAGACCCATCCAGCTCCCCAAAAAGGCGCTGAAAATAGGCAAACTATTGAAACTCCTGATACAATACCGATCAAAACCGGTATAGTTCGGGTCGAGACAACTGATATCGCAAATGACGAGTAATCTTTATAATATATAATGGGCAATTTACAAAGGAAAACGGTGACTTATGGATATTAAAAAAAGAAATCAGCCAGGCAGTTCAGTCCAAGATCCTAGCGCTATTTCAATGCTGCAATACAATAATGCAGCCGGAGCCATCAAAACATCAGAGCAAGGACAGCATTTATTACCTCTTCCTGTTCCAGGAGTTGGGGTTGGATATACCACAGATGTTAGCTCTGCTGCTTATCCTCTTCCAGGTGCCGGTAAAAACTTGGCAGTTTATAACAACTCTAATGGCGTTCTGTCTCTTACTTTTGGTAGCGACGGTACCGTTGCTTCTCTTGCTGTTGGTATCGCTGATGCCAATGGAAATGTCGGTCTCCCTTGCCCCGCAAACTCGTGGAGCTTTTTTGCTAGCGGATATAATAGTTGGGTAATTTCAAGTTCTGCTAATTTACTTGTATTTTTGATCAATGATGAAACCAATATCACAGTTCAAGCTCCTGCATTTGTAAATAGCAATGATCAACCTGGCAGCCCTTCTTAGTATATGGGTAAAAACGCCGAACTCTTTATTAATAAAACTCTCGGTGAAGACTTTTCGAAGTCTTTAGAGGAAGTTTTATCTAAGAGCGAGGTATACAAGCAAGGCACTCGAACAATTACAGATACCGATGATCTTTTTCAAGGTCTTCAAATAGTTCCAAAAGCCCTACTTGGATTATTAGTCCGCGAACTTTCTCCAATGCAAATTGGCGATACCAAGGAAATTCGAATTCCTGGCAAAGACGATACTATTGTACGTACTACCAAGCACGAAAGAGACAGCTATAGCGGTCAAATTTTACAGAATAATGTAAAAATAAGTGACTTCATGCATAGATCGGTCCCAGGCTTAGGTTTAGTTTTAATGACAATGCTCGAACTGTATGATTTTGAAAATCCTTCTGTAGGACCCAAAATGGATAGTTCCATGGAGAGTCAGATCAGTAAGATCATCGATGAACGCCTAAATCTACATTCTTTAATTAATCAAGTTATAGATGGTAAGTTAATGCACAGAGATGCCGTTCAGCAAATGATTATGGCAAAGCTTACTCAAATGACTGAAGAGCATAAAGAGATCAAAGAAGAACAAAAGGAAGAGCCCAAAGCAGTAGTTATTGTAGTTTCTAAAAAGAAGTCACCCTTATCTGATTTCGTTGAAAATAGAAAAAGGAAACTTGCAAAAAAAGAATTCTCCATTGAAATGACCAAAAGTGAAACAGTTAACTGCCCTGATTGCAATCAAACCATTTTTAATGATTCCGGTATATCCGCCTGTATGTGTTTTGGGTCAGATATGGGAAATAAGGTTTATTTGAAGAAAACTGAAGATGGTATTAAGGTTTCGTTTCCTAAATCTTGGTCTGAAGAAAATATTGAAATGCTCCTAGAAGTATTAAGGAGTAAAAATGGGTAACCAAAACGTTCTTTACTTTGCAACTGATGGAGATGAGATCGGCAAAAGACACGCCGCCGCTCTATTAGACGACAATATTGAAGAGATTAGCCGTATTTCTGAATCTATCACAGCCGCTAATGAAATGGTTCAAGAATTTTTCGAAGCTCGTGGTGGAAGAAAAATAAGTCTCGGTGGAGATGAAGGGGTTTTCGAGGCTCCTGCAGAAGCCGTAAACGATTTAGAACAACTTAGAAAAGACTATGAATACATGATAGGATCTACCCTATCTATTGGGTATGGCTCTAGACCAAGCGAAGCCGGTAAAGCTCTTTTGGAAGCAAAAGAAACCGGTAAAAACAAAGTAGTTCAATATAGTGACAATTCTGAAAAGCATTCTCAAAAAATTCAAGAAGAAAGAGATCAAGAGTCTGGAGATTCCCCAGAACAAAAAGCTATCCTGGCTGTTACTGATCCAATTGAGCCTTCTGATCAAGTTCTTCCTGAAGGGACTGATTCAGAAGAAAATGAACCTACTCTCTCTGAGCCTCCAAAAAAAGATAACAATCATGGTTATGATTCTGGGTATAAAAACAGTGAGCCTGAAGCTAGACAAGAATCCTATGAAGCTAACGATGAGCCAAGACCCGTAATTGAAAAACCTAACCTTAAAGCTAAACCTAGATTGCCTGAAGCTGTTTCCGCCGACTATCCAGAGTGTGATCGGGTAATGAACGAAGAACCTGCAAATCCAGGAGAAGAAGGCCCTATGATACCTAAACCAGATCCCAAAGGATACCATGGACAAGCTGAAGGTGAAGCTCCTGAAAGCGAAGCTCAACCTAGAGAAGACAGGCCTAGTGATTTGAAATATCTTCCTGGCGATGGCGAACAAATTGAGCCTCAAGCGGATATGCCTATCGAAGATGCTACCTCTGATTTGGCTGAAGAAACCGAAGCCGAAGATATGGGCGCAGATAGACATTGTCCAAGCTGTACTTGCGATGAGCATGGCGAAGACATCGAAAGCATACTGGATCAACATTTAGATAATGCTAAAGATTTTGCCGATTCAATTGGAAGCGGTCCCGAAGATTCGGTAGAAGAAGTTTTGGATCAACACGCCGAAAATCACAAAGACATGATTGACGGCATGGATTCTGATGGCGTCAGTCATCCCGCAGATTACGATGACAAACAGCAAGATATGGGACTTAGCGAAGATGAAGCCGAAGAAGACTCTTCTCTTTTAAATGTCATGAATGATGGCCTAGACCAGCATGCCGATGATATTCAAAAAGAAAAGGTTATCAATATGATTGGCGAAGCTTTGGAAGGATTCAAATCTCAAAAAGCTATTTTGGATAAAGCAAAAGATCAAGCCCCAGAGTTATATTCCTCATGCATATCTTTGTTACGCGCACTCATCGAACTCTGCTCTCTAGCTGGTATTGATGGCGGAGAAGCCGAACAAGAAGTTAATGAAATCGAAGGGGGGGCTGTTCCAGAAGAACAGCCCGGAGCCGAACAAGAGTTTCCTCAAGAGGAAGCCCCACAAGAAGTCCCAGCCGACGACAGCTGTCCTAATTGCGGACATTCTGATAAAGAAAATGAGCAACCTGCGGTTCCCAAGGAGGGACCGTTCGGAGCCCCACAGCAGTAACCCCGAAGCGCAAGCCGAGGGGGCAATCGGATCAGTTAAAAAACTTCCCTCAAAAAGTCCTAGCCCGCATATAGCGAAAACTCCAGATCCTATTGGTTCTGTGAACGCTAAAGGACAAAAAAAATTCTTAGATCCTACTACTGGAAAAATTGCGATGATTGATATGAAATCTCCACGCGTTAAAGGTCCCAGAGGTTTGCCCGTAAAAGGATAAACATGCTAAAAATTGATATCAAATCAAAAGACATACTAGACGCATGTAAAGATGCTCAAGAGGAAGTTAAGAAATTTCTCTCTAGGGCAGTCAAGGGTCTTGCTATAGCTGCAAAACAGCATATCAATGAGATGGCCAAAGATCAACTTAGCAATAATGTCTACAAAGTCTTTCAAAGGAATAAAGACGGCGATGACAATATTACCCTGAATACTATTGATGAAAACACGCACGTAATAACTATGTCTGGATCTGCTATGTGGGTTGAAGAAGGCATTCCGACAAATACTCCAATGGCTACAGATCGCTGGCTATTTAAATCAGATAAGACTAAAGTCAGTAAAGATGGTAACAAATATCTAGTAATACCTTTCAAGCATTCTAAATTTCCCTCAGAACAGAGCGGTTACGAAAAAACCTTATCCGACCGTGTTCAATTTGAGTTGAAAGCTCAAAATAAAGTTAGAAAAGCTAATGGACTGGATCCTGTTCCGTGGAAAAAAATTGAAACAGACAAAAACGGTAAACCTAAAGAAGGTTTCTTGCACGAGTTTAATTTTAAGGGCGGCAAGGCCGTGTCTAATTGGCATTCCGATCCCCTAGAACGCATAAGAGTCTACCAGGCTATTGAAAAAGATAATGCTGGAAATCCAATTAAATCTAAAAGTGGAAAGACAAAGGTCACTAGATCTTGGATGACATTTCGTACTGCGTCATCTAAATACGCCGATAGTAAATTTATTCATCCTGGGTATACAGCTAAGAAATATATGGATAAAACTGCTGAGTGGGCAGAGAATGAATTCTATAACAAGATTCTACCAGAAATCTTTGCGAAGTGGAAGGATTAATTTATGAGCGGCATATTTCAAACTGATGCGATGTTGAAAGCAATCCTAGAAGCTTCTATAAAAGACGTCAAAGAAAATCTTTGGTTGTTAGATTTTCTATTGGCAGATTTTACCCACAATTCATTTTTAAAAACTCCATATGGAAGTAAGCAAATTCAAGCCGCCAAAGAATGGTTTGCCAATAATAACATTAACGTTCAGCTTCAGTTCAGTAAAGATAAAGAAAAGTTTCCGGCTATATTTTTAACATTAGGTTCCAGTGTTGAGTTCCAAGACAATCGTACTATGGGTGACGTAGGCGAACATAATGTAGTGCTCTTGCCAAATCAAGTCGATCAGAAGATTCCCTACGTAGTGCCCCCATTTGCGCCCATCGGTTTCGATCCTAGTACAGGCACCGTTGAAACAGCCGAAGGCTTGGATTTATCCGCCGTATCTGCTGGAATGGTTTTACTAAATCCAGCTAATGGCGACGGCACACCTATTTTAGGCGTAGACGGACAAAATATTTTAATTCAAGCAAATTTAGAATTGGACGCTACACAACTAAGTGTAGTTCCACAATATAGATATTTCCAATCTCGTATGGGGCGAAGCTTCTTTGAAGAAAACTGGAACATAACCTGCGCTACGAACGATCCTCAATCTCTTCTCTGGTTGCATAGCATTGTTATATATACTTTGCTCAGATATAGAGAGTTTTTCGAGCATAACGGGTTCTTAGAAACTAAACTTAGTAGTACTGATATTTTTAACCCCGAATTCAGCAACCCAGGCGGCGAAGAGATCTATGCTAGGCAAGTAACTATGTTTGGCAGAGTTATTCAAAGTTGGGTACGCGGATTACACAAAAAGATTGAAAGCGTTATCTTGCAAGATACTAATCCGGCTGCCGTTAGCTTAGCCGATCCAAAGGGCTATGTTGGTGGAATAAAAATTGTAGGAAACATAGATACTCCGGCATTGCAGCAAAACGACACTAATTGGTATGTAGTAAAGCCCGAATAAATTGTAGAGGGCCAGACGCGACTCTGACTATCCTGTTACGACTTTGGCCATCTAAGACTGGTTTGATGCCATCTCACTCTCTTAGCGCGAACTCTCAGGTCAAGCCCCTTGCCTATTACGTATGTTGCGTGTCTCCAGTGGACTTTTTAGACGCTTGTCCTTTAGGACCGCATATCGCATTAATCAGTTTCCTGATGCCACAGCTTTCCACGCCGCCTCTACAATCCAATATTATATCGAATATATCCGAATGTCAACCTAAAAATCGTATACCGTGAATTCCTTATCGAACTCTTTTAGCACAGATTTGGTATCTCCCCACGGTACTTTAAATAGATTTGAGTTTATCTTACACATATGCATAGGT